AAATTAGATCGGGACCTGTCGGCGGGTTTTTTCATTTAGGAGTTTTGAAAATGATCCAACATACCCGCGGTAATGCAATCTCTCTGTTCCTCAAGGATAACGACCCCTGTGCCTTTGCCCATGGGGCTAACTGTCTGTGCCGTATGGAGCGGCAAACTGGTATCGCATATGAAGTGAAGATGCGACTGCCAGATCTGTGGGAAGCCGATCAGGCTACTGAACCTGGTGACCGTAACAAGCTCGGCACTGCATCCTTCAAGATGTGGGAAGGTTACGATGGAGTTGTCGATCATATAGCCTACAACCTATACACGCAGTACTCCAACTTGGACGAGTCCGACATGTTCGACTACGACGCCCTTCGCTTGTGCTTCCAGCGTCTGCAGGATCACATGCTTCGGTTTGACATCCCCAAGGTGTACATCCCGAAGATTGGAGCCGGCCTCGCTAAGGGTGATTGGTCTAAAATCCTTACGATAATCGAAGAAGAGACTCCCGACATCACTGTCGTTGTAGTCGAATATGACCCGGGGGCATGACCCCCATTTTTTAGGTGGCTCTATGAAGAAACAATCATCCGTCCTAGCAGTTGCAGCTGGGGCACACATTGCCCAGAACGTACTGGGCTCCCGACTGGTTAAGTCAGTCGGGTTCAAACAGAATACGGCGAAGAGTTTCCTGTCAGGTGCTACAGCCCGCGTAGGACGCTCTGGGACGCTCGCAGAGACCGCCAAATCGATGGGCTATGGCGTAGCAGCCCCAGAGGCTGTGATCGCTCAGAATCGTGCCTACGAGGCTGGACAGAAGGTCTACCGGAAGCTCCGTACCAACGGGGTGGATGTGAACAAGATGTCCAAACGTGATCTGGCTCTGGCACGTATGGAGCTTCGTGGTAAGCACTCCACTGTGGACTACCATCTGAAGAAGAAAGGTGTAAACAACCCGTTGATCAACACGCTTCGCTCCCAGGTAAGTCCAGGTATTCGCCAGAACATTACCAGAGAGAACACGCACTCCAGCCATCTCAAGGAAGTACTGAACAAACCTATGGGTAACAAGCTGCCTCACAGTGGTAAAGCAGTAGCGACAGCCAACGTAGCTGCAGCTGCAGTTGAGCCGGTAGCAGGAGCCTTTAACGGTGCCAAGTACGCCCTTGAGTCTAAAGCTGTTGCCAAGACGCGGTTCGGTAAGTGGGCTGACAAGAAGTTCGTATCTGATCCTCTGAAGAACGCCTACGAGCAAGGGAGGAAGGGTATCGAGCGTAATCCGATTAAGGATGCAGCCCACAAGTATCTGGTTAACGGAGCGGTAGGTGAAGGCATCCAGGGTGCCCACAAGGCCGGCTTGCAGGCTCGAAGTGATGCTCTTGCAGCTTCTGCACGCCAACTCAAGGCACCGAAGAAGGTATAAGTACCACAGTAAGGGAGGCAACACTATGAAACTTATCCTATTTCTATTCATTCTTGGGCTTCTCCTGGGTTACCGGGAGGATCGTAAAGTCAAAAAGCAGCAAAAGGAGTGGCGTAATGCAAAAAAGAAACCTGAGAGTAACGAACAAGAACGTCCACCTAAATAAGCTGTTGGCAGCTGGATTGACGGCAATGATCGTTCACCCTACTGCCCCGACGGCGGAAACGTTCAAGTTCAGTTACCGGAGGTTCCGAGAGAAGACACCAGACTCAGTTACCTGGCACAATGAGGAAGATGACTGCTATGTTAGCATGGTACTTAACCCACTGCCGATCGAGCGGATGCCGGAATACATCTCACGTACAGGTAACTACCTAGGCGATAAAGATCTCATCCACTTCGTGTATGTACTGCAAGAATCCGGAGAGTACATATATGACGGGCAAGTCTTCGATGATGTTCATGAAGACGTTCTCCGTGAGGAGATGAGTAGAAACTACAAGTACAAAAGGGCATTCTTCGCAACTGACATTGCGAATCTGTCTTCTTCTAAAGGTCAATGTGCTCACTTCCTCTGCAAAGAGGTGGGTGAGATGCCTGACACTGCAGAGTTATGCAATGATGTCAGCCAAATGGAGCCTTATGATGTGGTATACATCGGGCATCGTGGCGGCGTTATGGCCTGCACTCTCACTAACTTCTTCCAAATGATCGATCTTAAAGACGTACGCAACATCGTGGCTGATGAGCCTGGTATGACGTACATCGTTGAGAACGGTCGGGAGGTTGTACAAGAAGTAGAAGACGTAGATACACCCGGTATCATGCTCCTCTGGAATGACACGTTCTTCAATAAGGAAGACACTTGGCATCTGGAAGAGAGTATCGGTAACGAAATCTATTCATAATTTGGGGGAATATATGAAGCGTAATGTTTTGGTAGAGATGGCGACTAAAAATCCCGGCTGCGATATCATCTTGGTATTGACCGGTACGGATATACCCACTCCTACGCTCATCAAGGCAGCTGAAGCAGTACTGGAATCCAAAGTCCGGTCAACCTATAACGCAGGCCCTGACTCTGGTATCCGGCTCATGGCAGTGGATAAGTGCGATGGACTTGAGAGCGTTCGCAATCGCAACTTCGAATTCACCCGCACCACCAAAGGCTGGCCTCATATCCGCGTTCCTGCTGACTACATCTTGATGTATCTGTTCGACGTGAAGGATATGATCACCTTCGAGACTATGTGCAGCGACAACGTAGTCGAGATCGTGGACATGGAAACTACCAGCCCTGACACAAAGATCATCATGTCCGGAGTGAACATGTTGCCTATATGCAGGGGTAATATGCAGGTACACAAAGTACCTGTCGAGCCAGCTAAGGATGACAACATACCGGAGCCTCTCAAGCTTCTGTGCCGTATGGCTGTCAAATCGCTGTTCGCCATGACCAACGTCCATAACGTGCCGGCCGGGTTCTTTGAGAACCTAGCAGAATCGTTCATGCTTGGACCGCATAACGGACGCATGGACCGTTATGACATGACATTCCGGAGTAATGAGGGTAGTTCCTCTGAGGACTTCAAAGATCTGACAATCGAGCAAGTGTTCGCACTCTACGAGTTACGCAACACGACAACGATCCAGTAGATCTAATAAAAAGAGGGACTTATGTCTCTCTTTTTAGTTGCAAACCCCCAGACCCTTTGTTAGGATGAATTGACCCTGGAGTAGCTCAGCAGGTAGAGCGAACGACCGATAATCGTTAGGTCACTGGTTCGAACCCAGTCTCTAGGACCAAATTGCATGTATAGCTCAGTAGGTAGAGCGAGACGTTGCCAACGTCTAGGCCGTCGGTTCGAGACCGTCTACATGCTCCAAGCATGATTAGCATAATGGTAGTGCGACTGCCTTCCAAGCAGTTAGGTGACAGTTCGAGTCTGTTATCATGCTCCAATTTCTGCCCGGCCGGGGGTTTCGCCTCCTTTACCTCGGTTGGGCTTCTACATCACTGGGGGATGCTCACGCTAGCGGATTCCAAATCCGTCGACGTTAAATATGCGTGTGGTCGTCGTTGGGTTCGATTCCTACATCCTCTGCCACTTTCCTTATCCCTCTCTTTTAGCTATGATCTCCTTAACCAAAAGGAGAATCCGCATGCAAATCCAACAAGTATTCGTTGCAAACACTATCGTCAAGGAAAGCGACGAGATCGTCGATTTCACCGCTATGACTCCCGTACTGACGTACCTGGAGAAAGTCATTCCAGATGACGGCCTGATGTCGTGCGTTGTCGACTATGACGATGAAGATATCAAGTACACCGGCGTAGACGTCAATCTCGGCAGAATGAACGGGAAGTTGGTCTTCACTGTATCCAAGGACCGTATCCTCTTGCCTCAACACGAAATCTCCTTCGTACCCTATCTGACCGAGGAAGGGGTCCCGCAGCTCATGATTTCAGTTCCGCCTGGCCGCATCGAGAAGATCGGCATGGAGGCCCTTGAGAAATACTACAATGACCACCTCGAGTTCGTACAGGTGATGCTGGGTCATTTCGCCTTGTTTGCGGACTTAAACTCTAAGAACGAACTAAAGGAGTTCATCGAGACTACACGGACATACCATTGAGGTGAGAGATGAGTGATCTACTAGAACTAGCGAAAGGTCTGCACAAGCAGGCCAAAGAAGAAAAGAGCGGTAAAGGTGCAGGTTGGGCAGCAGGCCTGGGTACCTATATTGCAGGTGCCAAGATGAGCAACAAGGGGAACCGCAAGCTTGTGGCTACCGGTGGTAAGAGCAAGGCCGCCCGCATACTGAGTGGTATCGGAGCTGCTACTGAATTCGGAGCTATCCCGCTCGGTATCCAAGTTAAGCGTAACATCGAGAAGAAGGCTGTTGAGAAAAAGAAGAAAGAGCAACCTAGCATGCTACGCCCAGGTGTAGTTGCAGGTATCGCTACTGCTTCTGGTGCCACAGCAGCCAGAGCTACAGGCTCAGCCATGATGCATCGTGCTGCTAAGTCTACGGTGGCAAACTCTTACCGCCCTACTGATGTAGATCGTAAGAATGTCAAAGGCTTCTATGAAAACGGTAAGTACGTAACCGGTAAAACCCCAGGGCTTCAAGCAGGTCGCGTCAAAGATATTGCCTCAAAGTCTAACAAACTTATGTCCAAAGGGATGAAAGTCAGTAAGTACGGTACGGCCGCTCTTATTGCATCTCCAGTTGTTGGTGCATTAGTCGGCAAGGCTCATCGCATGATGACCGAGAAGAAGGATAAGTAAGGAGATTCTATGTCCCTAGTCGATATCGCTCTTGGCCTGCACAAGCAGGCCGAAGAGAAGAAAAAGAAGGAGCGTCATGAAGGGTTGACTGCTGGCGGGGCTATTTTGGCCTCCAGCGGTGCCCAGCAACGTCTGATGGGTTACGAAACCGTTCACCATGGTACTCCTAAGCATGAGAACGTCATGTCTATCAAGAAGCATGGCATTAAAAAGTCCCATGCTGGTACCGGTGCTGGTGCTGCTGACATGGCCGTTGGTCACGTAGATAGAGATAATCTCAAAGGTCGTGTCTTCACTACTACCAACAAAGGCTATGCAAGTCACTACACTAAAGGCAATCTCTTTGAAGGCCCAGATATTCGCAAAGTGGTAACTGCTCACGTCCCTTATCGTGCCAAATCTCGTCTACACACCGACAAGATCATGCATGAAGCAGCTAACGGTGTCGGCGTAGGTAAGAACATGGGTCAAGCTGAACGGGCTAATGCTAAGCGTCTGCTGAAACAGACTCGTGTGTATAAGCACGGCATCAAGACTCGCTTCATCGAAGGCGGTAAAGATTACGCCGGTAAGAAGCAGTTCCTGAACGCCGGGCATATGCGTCGTTATCTGTCCCAAGCAGGTGGTAAGGCACGTTTCGCTACTGGTGTAGCCCAATCAGCTGTCTCAGCCGGTCTCGGTGCTCTGACTCTGCGTAACGCTGCCAAGACACTTAAAGAGAAGAAGGAAGCTAAATGAACGCTCTACTAAAGATTGCCTCTAAAAAGAGGGATGATGATAAGGTGAATAAGAAGGCCGTCGTAGCAGGCGGCCTCTTGGTCCATATGAATGCTGGCAAGGTTGCCCCGCGTGTTATCGGCTACCACAAGATGTATCACGGCACAGGTGCTCATAACGTTGAGAGCATCAAAAAGACTGGCTTAGATCCTAAGTACGGTGGCAAGACTGGCGGTGCAGCTGATCTACATGGCCTGGATTCGTTCAAGAAGAACAGTTCTGGGAAAGTCCACATGTCTCCTCATAAAATATCTGCTCGGATGATGGCTAACTTCGTTGATCTCAAGAAGGCCAATCCTAACATGGACAACACGCATGTCATGAAGGGGGCCATGAAGGGAGCTATGACCGGGAAAGGTAACGTCTTCACTATTCACTTGTCTGAAGGGCAACACCGACGTCTGAAGAATGATCCCGATATGGGAGGTGCCAAGACTTTCCACCAGAAGATCCGCAAGGAACAGCTTCAAGGCGGCGTCAAGGGCATGGCTTCCGTAGTCAACAAAGGTACCTTGAAGCGTCACTTCACGACCAAGCACGGTTTAAAGCGTGTGGCTCACGGTCTGGGTAACGCAGGTGCTGCCGCTTTGGGCGCCAAGATGCTCTACGATCAAGCAAAAAAGCTGAAGTCCAAGAAGGATTGATGGTATAAGTAATGTGTCAAAGGAGATACATTATGAACGACCAACCTAAAACCCCTGCTACTACTTCAGAGTCAACTGCTAGCCAAGCTATAGAAGCCTATCGTAAAGAACACCCCATCCGCTACTATGTAGGTGGTTTCATTGGCAGCATCGTTGCCGTATTCAGAAAGAGACCTTGATGGTCTCTTTTTTAGTTGGTATGATGCTGATGTCTAATTAACCAAGGAGACATCAATGGAAAACCAACATCGCAAGATCACCGGGTATCGGGAGCTGTCCGAAGCTGAAGTTGCTCTGATGAACAAGCTCAAGGAGCACGGTAACGAGATAGGCTTCATCCTTGATCAGATGGCTACCGACGCCTCTCTCGATCAACGCTGTGTGGCAATCGCTAAGACCCAGATCCAGACTGGCATGATGTTTGCCATCCGGGCTGTTGCTCAACCTACTACCTTCTGCTAAGGAGTCATCATGGTCATCATCACTGTAATTCCAAAATCCGTTCCCATGGACCTACTTCGTTATGATGGCCATAATGAAGCAGAACTCCAGGAGTTCACCGGGCTGGAGACAGCAAAGGCTCAATCTCAAAACGGCTCGCCCGTTGCCTTCATGTTCCATGCCGCAGGTCCTCGTCTGGCCCAAGTCGGTGAGTACGTCAACAAGTTTGGCATGACGTACACCGAGACCACCCTTCGTAGCGGCTACCAGATCGTCGATACGGAAGACGTGTAAAATATCTCTGTGATATAGGAGATTTACCATGGATAATGTAGAAAATCTGGTTAAAGTTGCGAGAGAGCTGAAGTCGAATGAGCGAAAGGGTACTGTAGGTACTTCTGCGTATAATGGTGCTAAATACGGTGCTCGAGCAGGGGCTGTGTTAGGGGCTATTGGCGGTCTGCATTCGATGCGAAACCCTCTAGGCGCTATGATCGGAGGTGTAGGTGGTACGATTGCGGGAGGTGTAGCAGGCGGCGTAGCTGGTGTTAACTACGGTGCGGCACGTGCTCTCTATCGTGACGCTAAAGATCTCAAATCGGTTCACCCTAACAGGCTGAAAGACTGATAAAAGTAGTTGACGTGCCTCCACTCGTTTTGATAGAGTGTTCGTACGGTTAAACCTACCCTGTGATCGGTTCGCTGAAAGCAGGGTTTTCCCCGGATCAGAAGCACATGAGGCATGTGCGGACGCCTGTTAAGCGTATGGTAGAGGGTTCGAATCCCTCCTGGTCCGCCAATTTCTATGCTCCATCAAGGTTTGCTTTGCAGGGAAGGATCCCTTCGAAGCGATATGGGTACGGTAGTGAGCTTGTTCGAACATCTCGAGTAAGTAGTGCTAGCGAGGTACCGAGACTGCGGGTTCGATTCCTGTGTGGGGCGGTTCAATTTGCTGGTTTAGCTCATCTGGTAGAGCGGCTCTCTTGTAAAGAGCGGGTGGCGGGTTCGAGTCCTGCAACCAGCACCAAGATTTCAATGCGTCCCTAACTCAATGGTTAGAGTGCCTGCCTCTTAAGCAGAACGTTCTGGGTTCGAGTCCCAGGGGACGTACCAAATACGGAAGAGTGGCGAAATGGTAGCCGCGTCAGCTTGGAAAGCTGTTGTCCTTTACGGGGCATGAGGGTTCGAGTCCCTCTTCTTCCTCCACTTCAGAAACCCGCTTCGGCGGGTTTTCCTTTTTGTGGCCCTTTGGGGGTATAAGTACTCCGTAGGAAGGCCTACATACTAACAAAAAGGGAAATCCCATGAACAAAAATACTATCAAGTTGATCTCCTCCTTCTCATTGAGCATGGTGTCCGGGGAAGACATCCCGTTCGTTCGCATGAAAGAGATCTCCATCGAAGACCTGCAAGATGATCTTGCGTGGTGCGACCTCGTGTCCCATGTAAGCGTTCCAGAATTAGCTACCATTCTGACTCACTACATCGGCCGCCCCATCGAGGTCAACCGCTCCGCCGTGCGTCTCAAGGGCAACCGCCTGATTGTCGCCAAGGTATATGGCGGCCGACTGGAAGCCGGTATGACTCAGCTGCCTGGTGGGATGATTCTCCGCTTGGTCGAGGTGTATCTCAACAAGCCTAACCTGGTGCGATTCCCTGCTGCACAGGCCTCTGAGATGCCAGCATGGCCGGTCGAACACATTCACCCTGAAGAGCCGACCACCATAGGCATCGACTGGGAGAATGGAGAGATCACCATCATGACGGTCTCAAAGACCCTCAACGGTGACTTTGCGGCCTTTGTACAATCCCGTACCGGTCATGAGAATGACTGCTACATCGTGGACTGCGGTGAGCAGACCTGGCAATCCGTGATCAACAAGGAGATGGAGGCATGAAGCAAGTACTAGCGTTCCGTCTGGAAGCCGGCGAGACTCTATGTGGACTGCTGGAAGATTGCCGCAATATGGGGATCCACCTGAAGGCTCATACTGAGCTGCCTGGCGGATTGCATCTCTTTGAAGACCGGGAGCCTGCAGTGATCCAGCTGTCGGCCTGCGAGATCACTATGGAAGATCGCATGGCGTGGGACTTCTCGGCCCGTAATCGAGATAGCCGTCGACCCTTCTACCGGATGCGGGGAACCGTTGATCCTCTGGTTGATATCTTCCCATTCCCGCCGATCATGAAGTTCTATGTCGAAGGGGTTGAAGTAGAGGTGTCAGTCAACTTCATCAACAGCAAAGGTGGTGGAGACAGTCTGCAGATGCACCATAAAGGCGAGTTGATAGCCTCTACTGGTGCCACTATGGGCAAGTGGGTGCTGAGAATAGGTGGGTTCCAGGAGTACAACTCCAATCCCACCCTGGTCAAAGCAGCTATGACTGCCATCAAGTTCTTGGATGAGAAACTCTACGATGATGTAGAGGATGCAGCATAAAGAGAGGGCCTCGTGCCCTCTTTTAGTTGACCTGCATGTCTCGTTTAGGTATAGTTCTGTTCACGGGTCGCTAGCTCAATGGTAGCAGCAAGGTGCTTTTAACGCCGAGGTTCTGGGTTCGAGTCCCAGGCGTCCCACCAAATTATGGAAGAGTCATCCGAAATTGGTATCGGTCCAGTCTTGAAAACTGGTCATCGGGCTAGTACCCCGTTGTGTGAGTTCGAGTCTCACGTCTTCCGCCACTTTAGGCTAGGTCTGCTGGAGAAACGATAAGATACTCCTGTCTATAAAGGTTCCTAGTCGCCACTTGGAGATGCAATATGTCCAACGTCACCATCCGTACCTTCACCCCTTACATCAACAAACTCCGAAAGGAAGCAGAAGACCTTCGCAATGACACCCTGGTGAGCATGGCCGAAGGTATTCGTAACGAGATCATGGCCAAGCGCCTTGATGAAATCGCCAACGACATAGAGAATCTTGCTGATGCTACACAGTACTCATAAGACCTACTGGTTGGGCCTCTATGGAGGCCTTCTTCGCGTAGGAGCTGTAGAACTACGCCTCAACGGCAATGCTATCGGCCAAGATGATTGTCCTATGGCAGACTTCCTGGATGAGATAGGCAAGAAAATCCAGTTCATCCAGGACACTGACGTCGAACTGCTGTGCTACATATGGGAGCTGCAGAAGGAATACAAGAAGTTGAGGCTTCACCGCTTCTCCATGCTTCCTGACCAATCCTTTGAGCTCAAGCAGGCAGAACGACTCAGAGGCATCATCGAGATGCTCAAGAAAATCAGACGAGGAGATATGGCATGCTTCCTTTTGGATCAAAAAGAACCTACGGGGATTGCATCGTTACGAGATACCGTAACGGGGGCAAAGTCCACATTCGGCTAGGAGCTGTTAACAAAGCTGTTGGCCGCCGCCTGTCCAAATCGGACAGAATCATCCACCAACTCGAGGATATCCCTCATGATGCCTTACGGATCTAAACGTACCCTCTATGGGCTGCACAATCGCAGCGTCAAACGTGGCCGTTTCTATGGAACAGTTGAGAAGAAACACCCTCGCCAAGAGGGTAAGAAGCAGATCAAGGAGCAGCTGGAATGATCACCGGGGTAAGTCTCTTACTCCCATGGGGTGAACAGATCGACCTGCCAGCTCCCCATAGACATCACGATCTTCTTCACGAGTACTTCGTGAACAACGGGCAGAAAGTACCGCCAGGTACTGCCCAGGGTTTTCACGATGAGAAGTATCGCTTCTACACTCGGGAGAAGGCTCGGGAGTATGCCCTTAAGTGCGGGCAGGTCACCACTACGCAGCATTCTAAGAAGCTCTTCTCGGAGGACTTGTGGTAAAGTGGTTCGTGCGGCTTGACCCGCCTGAGATGAGAGTACAGAACTACCCATGGGGAGTCTGGCTAAATGGATTCCGCGATAGTACCCATGAATCTAAGTGGCTTGCTGAGCAAAGGAGAGACGAGTTGAACAGACGTGAGAAGATGATCGCCAAGGCTGACCTGATTGTAGGTGCCACCTACAGAGGTCACTGCCGCAACGCCGAAAAGGCTATGTGGAACGGCAAGAAGTTCGAGTACATCCGCCATAAGTTCTCCTTCGAGTACTTGGAGACTATCTGCCATCCGGATGATGATCAGGAGTTCGACGTGTTCTATCCGTACGAGCTCCTTGAGGAGGTCCCTATGCTTACCAACTGATAACCATAGGAGACTAGCATGTCTAGAACTACCCGTAGAACCAAAGGCTACCAAATCGCTGCTGAATACGATACTCGCAATATGTTCCATCGGGACATTCAATGGAGCCGCTACCATGAGGGCACCAAGCGTTATATCAAGCAGCACGGAGTAAGAAGTACGTTCCGTCAGGAGTTGCACAACGCTATTCGTGATGGTAGATTTGAGGACTTCTATCCTACTGCGGGATTGGCCCAATACCTCAAAGCGTGGAGCTGGGGGATTTAACTAAGGAGGTGACATATGACTCTTCATTGACAACCATAGGAGAAAGTCAAATGTCGAGAACATATCGTCGTAAAAGCGGACAGCAGTGCAGCCTGATCGGTGTTCCGGGATGGATCGATGAGACCATCGAAGAGTACAACTCCCCGTGGCTCAAGAAGTTCCACTGGGATCGCAACAAGTATACGTGCCACAACAAGATCAAAGGCTATCTGCGTTGGACTGGTAACCGTAGCTCCTTCCGTCAGGAACTGCGTGAAGCCCTGAAGACCGAGCGTGTAGAGGATTTCTATCCGCACAAGTCCATGAACAAGTTCAAGCAGGCCAGCTGGGTCCTCTAACCTAAGCCCTCTTCGGAGGGCTTTATCGTAACTAAAGGAGAAGGTAATGGAACTTACACTTAGCTTTAACGGAATCACCAAGACTCTGACTCCGATTGACGTCGATGGGCGTACTATGTACGACCTGAACGAGATCTGGCGTGAGTGGAATCTCTCCGTAACTGAACGCCCTGCCCAGTGGCGGAGCAAGGATCGGGCTGAGTTTTCCCGGACTGCAGATTTGCAGTCCAGAAGAAACGGACAACGAGAGCAAACTTTAGCTACCCAGCTGGCGGTCTATGCGTACGCCATGTGGGTATCTGTTGAGTTCTACCGTGCTGTAGTGGAGTGTTTCACGGCAGTCGCTAACGGACAACTGGAACAGGCTCAAGCTATCACCGCCAGGGTCACCAAAGCAGAAGCATATGAAGTCCTCGAGACCAGTAAGCGTCCGCTTAACAAGATCCGCAGCTGGTTCGATCGTTTCGACGGCGACGTAGCTGAAGGTGTAACTGAGATCCTGGATGCCATCTCTGGCTGCCAGACCGTCACTCGTAGTCAACGCGAACGCTTCACCGCCTCTCTGACCGCTGCTGTTAATGAGTGGGAAGAAGGCCAAATCCATGGCGGTGTCCGTGGGGTTCGCCTCTCCGGCGTCATGCTGGAAGCTGAAACCGCCCGCTTGAACATCGTCAAGCGTGAACGCTACTGGGCCCGTCGGGCCGCCAGTGCTGCTAAGTAATAAGAGCCCTCTTCGGAGGGCTTTTCTATTGACATAAACTACAGTAGATAACTGTAGGAGTATGTGTAATGGTAGACTTCCTCATTCTTTTAGCTATCGTTGTAGCTGTTCTGCTGACGATCATGAAGGTCTTCCCGTCGCACACCGGAGCATCCAGATACGCTCGCAACATCCTTATCGGGCTGGATCAGCTCATCAACGCCATTCTGTTCGGCGATCCTGATGAGACTCTATCTTCCCGTATCGGTAAGGCTGCCGAGCATGGGCACTGGTTTGCGATCATGATGAGCCGATTCCTCGACTTGTTCGAGAAGGATCACTGTAAGAAGAGTATGGAGTATGATGAGGGTAAACGGAACCTATTCAAGGACTGACATCGAAGAGGTGGCCAGAAGACTTGGATGGTGGGACGTCGACTACATCGACCGATTGCTTCAAGGACAGGCTTTTGATCCTGATGACATGCAGTTCGTTCTCAGAGAGCTAGAGAAAGTAAGACCAACAGGGGGCCATTAGGCCCTCTTTTTCTTGGTATAAGAAATACAGGAAGGTCTTACTCAGGAGAAGTTATGAAAGACGAATACCTTGATGTCATCAAGTACTTCAAGCAGGAGGAGAAGAACGAGGCACGCAAAGGTCTCTACGACGATGTCACCAACCACATTCTCCACGGGACTGATATAGAGACCTTGGCGTTCGACAAAACGTTGACTCCATCAGTCCGTAACCTGGCACAACAGATGATTCGCAGTGCATCTTGCTTGGACATCAAGCCTCGAGAGGAGAATATAAACCGCCTCTGGTTGTCCACCATCAGAGGGTTAGTATACGACGACTACTACAACGCCTGTCGCAAGTTCATAGAGACTGGTGATGGGGAACTCTACATCGAAGAACATTGCCGATCATTCCGGCTGTTCTGGCATGCAACCATATTCTCCAACGTATGGAGGCCTAATGATAGGTGATGACGAAAGTTGGGGCTCTAGCTCCTACCAAGAAGACGAAGATGGGTTCGAGATAGTCGATCCTGAAGAGACACGTCCGGAAGATTCCGGATTCATCCCACCTGAAGAATTGGAAGGTATTGCATGAATTACGAAGAAGACGATCTCCCAGATGACGAAGAAGATGAGATTGACACTAGCCTGCCGTACGACGAAGACGAGTACAGCGATGAAGACCAGTACGACGACGTTGTAAAGCTCATGGAAGGCTAGTCAGTATCTCGAAGAAAGCCTCTGGGCTTTCTTTTAGCTAATCTCAGTGTTACAATGCGAAGCAACTGGAAGAGTGGCAGAATGGTATTGCAGCACCCTGCTAAGGTGTAGGCCCGAAAGGGTCTGTGGGTTCGAACCCCATCTCTTCCTCCAATTTAGAGGCCTTATGGAATTCATCAACCCTACTGTAGAGATTGCGTACATCGATGCCCAGCTGGGCGTGTACCATCAGTACCTGACTGCCAGCGCCGGCAAGCCTGATCCTAAGGGCAAAATCGCTGAGGTCCAGGCTAAGGTAGACGAACTGAATCGTCGTAAGGCTGAACTTCAAGGTTAAAGCCGGTATGGTGGAATGGCATACACAGCGTACTTAAAATGCGTCGCCTTCGGGATTGTGGGTTCGAATCCCACTACCGGTACCAATCATGGTATAAGTATCATGGAGTCGATTAAGGCTTAGTCTGACTCTTCTCAAGTGTATGAGTGTTTTCCCCGGGGTCCTCACGTTTCGAGGACCTTTCTTTTTGTCAACAAATTGGGTAATACCGGTATAACTATGTTGTAGGGAACCTACACTTTCTTTTTCGTTAATCAAATGGAGTAAACATCATGGCACTTTTCGGCCTGTTCCGTAAGAAAGCATCCAAGGCAGCTGTTGAAATGGCTGAGAACATGAAGAAGATGGAGAACCGCGATCTCCTGCAGGCGTTCGTCGGCGGCGGCCTGCTGATCGCTTCTGCCAACGATCAGAAGATCTCCCCGGATGAAGTCGCTACCTTGGAGAAGATGATCAACGCCTCTCCTGCCATGAGCCACTTCGGTTCCGAAATCTCCGCCACCATCGGCCGCGTCATGGCTCAGTTCGATGCCGGCTATGCCTACGGCAAGATGCAAGTCCTGCGTGAAATCGCCGACGTCAAGTCCTCTGAAGAAGAGAAGACTGAAGTCATCGTTGGCATGATCGTCATGGCTGCCAAAGAAGATGGCATCGACGATAAAGAGCTGGCAGTGATCGACGAGATCGCTCGCAGCCTGGGCGTTCAGTACAAGCAGTACCTGCCGTAATCTTTACCTATCAGGTAGAGATTCTAAAAGGGGGCCAATGGCCCTCTTTTTAGTGGAGGATATATGTCCCCTGAAGTCATAACTCCTTGGGTTCTGTTTGTAGTAACCTTGCCTGGCCTAGTGGTGCTCATAATCCTGTTCATTGCGGCTTTTCGGGCTAATACTGTCCTAAAGAGAGTCATCACAATGCAGGAATATGAGATAGGTATGGTTCGCAAAGAACTCAATGAAGCCACTGCCTTGGCGGAAACTCGCCGAGTCATCCTGATTGAAAAAGACCGGAGATTGAAAGAATGCCCACATTGTTCTGGATCGCAATCGTAGCCCTGTTGGGTATCGCCTATCTAGTGCGTGTATACCGTATGGGCGAGCTGCAGAAGGAAATGAAGCAGATGGCTGCTATCAACAAGCAGCTTGAAGATCGCAACTACATGCTTGAGATGCAGGTGTCACACCTGAACCTCAGTATGAAAGACCAAAAGAGCACCCTGACCAAGCTCAAAGAGATGGTCGATAGACTGAGCCCTAAGCCGAAGGAGGAGAAACCTGTTGATAACCAAGGCTTTAAAGGCCCTAAGAGCAAAACTGCTCCAGTTACGCAAACGCCCACCCACCAAGCGACCAGTTCGTCACACCGGCAGGATCGGGTAGACAACAGCATCTACGTGGCAGACCCTATGTCTCCACTCAACCCGTTGAGCCCGATGTATCAGAACCAACCAACTATGCGGGACGATACCTCGGTGCACAGCAGTCATCGTCATGATGACACTCCATCACACCGTTCTTCGGTGTGTTCCGATGATTCCTCAACAAGGAGCAGTGGATATGATTCCTCGCCAAGCTATGACTCCGGCAGCAGTTCTGATTCTGGCTCTTCTGGCGGCGGTTGCGATTAACCCCGTAGTGCTGATGCTGTCCGTTCTCACGGATGCACTTTGCTCGGTGTTCGTCGTGTACGCCCTCTTTCAGCTCAATAAGAGCTGCAAAGAGACTCACTTCACCGGATACGTGGTTATCCTGTCCTTTCTGACCATGATGACCTTTGTGTCTACACCGTTCTATCTGATGTCTGCAATGCTCGATGGATTCATGGCGATTGCCATTCTGATCGCCCTGATCCCTATCCTGCAGGACATCCGCAAAGCTTAACCAAAGGCCCCTAGTGGGCCTTTATTTTTTAGGAGCATTTATGGACTTCATTAAGAAGCATCCGCGGACCTACCACCATCCCCTCTCTCCCGGCAAGGGTGCGGATGACAAGACCGCCTATAACGTTGACAGCGACTTCCATGGGTTGGAAGTGGTTGTGCTCGAGAAGATGGATGGCGAGAATACCAACATCTATCGGCACGCCTGGCACGCCCGCTCTCTGGATACTCCGACAACTTCCTGGCGAGAGCTCGTAGCACGTCGTCAGAGTGCGATAGGAGGCTTCCTGGAGCCACGGGAGTGCATCCACTGTGAGAACGTATTGGCTCGCCACTCGATCGCTTACGATGCGTTACAGAGCGATCTGTATGCATTCAGAGTTCGCATGGGCGACTACATGTTGTCCTGGGATGATACTGTTGAGCGGATCAATGAGCTCAATGCAATGGTAATGGATTGGGAGATGCCCGAGTTCTTCATTGCCATCCCGAAGGTTCTCTACCGCGGCCCATATAGCCCTGATCTGGTGCATAAGATCCAGTTCAACCCGAACACCTCGGAGGGCTGGGTGATGAGTAACGCACATGCATTCCCTATCGGCATGTACTCGTGCAACGTCATCAAGTACGTTCGTGAAGGGCATGTACAAACTGACGAACATTGGACCAATCAGGAGATAGTACGCAATGGAATCCAGTACCCAAGCATTCCCTCGTAAGGTAATAGTCAACCCGTTGACCTCGCAGATCTTGAAGTCTCACAAAGAGACTTCCTTCGATAACTACTTCGACTGGCGGTATCGGACACAAGAGAAGGAAAAGCTTCTGGAGATTCGGGCCATAGAGTTCCCTAAGGATGAATCCTACTTCTTGGCCGGCCCAGTGTGGTTTCAGGGCAAGACTTACGGTATGGCGTACTTCCAACATCAGGAGGATTGTAAGCCTATCGCTCAGTTAGAAGCTGAAATGATTGAGGAGTACGAGCACATCCGTAGCCTAACGTATATGCCTCACGAGTATAAGGAGCAGTTCTACAAGTATCTGGATCCGCATGCTGACCGGGCTAACAATTGTGCCACGGAGATGTTCTATGATCCAGTGACTAAGACCTTCTTGTCGGCGTTAGATCTTCGCTTCGACGGAGCCAGGGAGATTGATAGCAAGATTATCACTAGGGCCAAGAAGCACTCTAGAGCAGAGGCGAGGAAGAGTAAGAAGATGGGAACCTTCTGTGGTGCCTTTTGGACTACTCAGATTGCCGAAGATCGAATCCGCGATTACATCGGCAAGAAGGCAGTAGAGGCAACTCTTGAAAAGCAACGAGAGGTAGCTCTCCAGATCAACGAGGAGAACCGTAAGGTGGCGTTCTGTAAAGAGCGGCCATATCTGCTGTACCTCCTCGGTACGGATGATGCGTCTTACACCAAGACCTTCGCGACCGAAGACGAGATGTACAAGTTTGCTGACCGCATCAAAGGGGCCAGCAGTGAGTTCGTAACCAGTCAGATGACTTTCACTAACTAAGGATCAGTTATGAAATACGAAGTGCACGTAACCGTAGATGCAGAAGGAATCTCCATCGAGGATTTCCGAGAGGCCTGCTGGAGACTCAAAGTCAAACCTATCGAGATCATCCTCAAGGAAGGGACTGAGATGAAGGACTTGATGACCTCAGGGACTCGGGATTTCGACGATGACAAGAAAGCCTTCGATTGGGCCAAGGAACAAGAGGAGTTCCTCAATGCTAACGGATTCAAAGTCCTGCGGGTCAAGATCGAAACCCAACCGGAACATCCGCTGGCCCCGAAGACTCGCAAGGATGAGATGCCGGAGGGCAGCTACTTCGAGACACACATCCAGATGACGCTGGTACGTCCGGAGTTCATGGACATCCTCGAGGAGTTCATCCGTCGCAACAAGGTGCACCTGAGCCGCAATGCCTTCAAGCAACAGAAGGATGGCAAGATGGTGTACATGCTGACCTACCGTAGCACCGACTGCTATGGCAAGTTCTACAGCACCAAGTCGAAGTTCATTCTGGATTTCCTGGAGCACTTCGAAGATGTAGCGGTACTGCGGCCGGCCAACGTCGAGTTCATTCTGTTTGACTCCAAGCAGTCTCATGATGACCGTTGGCTCCAGGTATAAGTACTTTGGAGTCAATAAACCAACAACAAGGATAACCTTATGTCTATTGGGACAACCCCTATTCATATGGAAGACATCGAGCTTTCTAACGCCATAATCCTCCTGGCGACCTATTCGCTGTATGGGCTACCGCATGATCAGTTCACGGACTTCATCACCACCCCGTACGAGGATCTGGCAACACAGCGTCACTTGGTGGCCAACCTGATCACCGAGTTTCACTTAACTCAGCTGTTCTCCGATGGCAAACTGAAGACGGATCCCAAGGACTTTGGTCGTTACGTCCTAGAATCAGCCTATCTGACCATCCGTGAGAAAATGCAAACAAGCAAACTCAAGGAGGTCATATGCCCATCTTCTCAGGGATCCTCTTGATAGGTCTGATTATCGTGTTGGTCAAATTCACAGGATACGCATGGAGAACAAGGAATGACGATAAACATAAGCATTGGTGAGCGGAAGTTCGAGTACAAGACTGACTTCCTGCTGAGCGGCGAGGGTTCGGAGTCCCTCAAGGCTAAACTGAATCTTCGTCGTGAAGGTCGCGGTGAAGGAATCTGGATGTTCATTCACCCGGAAGACAAGGAGGCGTATGAAAAAGATACTCGTGATGGGGACTTTGTCCGTCTGGGTATCTTGATCAACGCAGCCTTATGCGGGATGCCCTGGGGCTCCTATGTGCCGTACAAGTTGAACGGTGATGAGCGTCCGTCGGCCATCTTCGAGAAGGTGATCGACGTCAACCAAGATCCGCAGTTCCACCCGGAAATGTGGCGTCGCATCCTCGAAGGTGCTCCATCTCAACTGATCGAAGCCTTCAACCACTGCATGGACAGCAACCGTCCAGACTATGGTAAAGACTGGATCGAATGGGCTCAAAGCATACACGATGACGAGAAGTCTCAATCTCACCCTGAACTCATGGCCAAAATCAAGGAGACCATTGACCAATGTTCCACCGCCTTAAACGTGCAGCAGAAGGTATAACCTTCCGGGCTGAAGCGGAGAAGATCCGCATACAGATCACGAATGCAAGTCTGTCAGACTCTCAGAAGCGGGAACTTAACCGCATTCTGGACGAGAAACTGGCACGCTGCACTCGTTGAAAACAAGGGGGTTATCCCCCTTGTTTTTTACCCACAGATGCCCTAATATGGAGACTTCGGAAATCAAGGAGATAACATTATGTGGGAAGTATTCCAACATTATCTGCAAGAAGCTCTTTGTTGGTGCGGATTCCATAACTGGTCCAACACCGATTCTTTCCACCAGGTCTGTACGCACTGTGGCGAGATCAGAGAGAAACCGCTGGAGTGAGTGAAAGGTTAAGCTGCCGGATTGCAAACTCGGATTTTGTGGGTTCGAATCCCACCTCCAGCTCCAAAGAAAACTGTTCCCTTAGCTCAATTGGACAGAGTACCGGGCTACGAACTCGGGGGTTATAGGTTCGACTCCTATAGGGAACGCCAATTTAAGAGGCCGTCATGAAGAACGTAATGTTGTATCTTCTAGGCGGAACCGCAATGATTATCGCAATAGACATCATCTTCCGCCTGTAGGGCCCGTGACTAACCTCTCGGGCCTTTCTCATTTCTGCATACCCACTCTGGTATAAGAACTATGGAGTCTGAAAAGGTCCAAAACTAAAAAAATACATACCAGTACAAGGATAACGGAAATGCGTGCTGCTAACTTTGAGATGTCTAGTGTCGGTCACATACATGTGATGCGTGTGTTCCCTCAGGGAGCTGAAGTGGAATACGTTACTCTGCTGCTCAAACCTGTGGTTGACAAGAGGAATCGGTTGCAAGGATTCTTCGAAGCAATCCTGGATATCGAGGGTCTCGATGGGATGTTCCCTAGAGTAGAGGTAGAGAACACTATGATGTTAAAAAGGGTCTTATCAGGCCTTGCAGATCGCAAAGAGATCATTGGAACTCTGCGTAAGCTGGGTATCGAAGATCCCGAAGTGATCTACAACCGCCTGCTTGAGTTGAACCTTGTGAAAGGTGCAGTACCCGTAGTCAAACCCCGCGGTCGCTACAAGGATGTAGTGGTTGAGCTGTGGGGTGATGAGACTGAAGAGCACGGTGTATACACCATCTCTTTGGAACGTCAAAAGGGTGAATACGTGATGATCGAGCGTGAAAACAATCGTGAAATCAGTCGTCGTCCGCAGCCAGGTATTACCATCGGTCGTACTGAACTGCGTGACACAGTCGCCTTGATCGAGAAGCTTGAAGGCTGCCGCCTGAAGCTCTTCGTTCAGAACTAATCTAAGGGGTCTTCGGACCCCTTTTCTTACCTAGGAGACCAAATGTTTTACACAGCAATCGCTGCAGTTAGTACAGAAGGGGCTATCGGGGCAGGCCTCGATTTGGCAGTCAAGAGCCGTGCCGATATGATTCACTTCGCAAATACCACAAAGGATGGCGTTGTGATTATGGGCTACAACACGGCTAAGAGCCTTAAGACGCCTCTGCCAGGCAGATCTAACTATGTGATTGGGTTCACGAGATCTATCAGAAGTAATCATACCTCCGATCTGGATCCTGGATTTACCCAGATATTCACCCACCCAGACTCTCTTGAGAGCATCCTCCATATGATCGCAGCTAGTCATCCAGACCAATTGCTGTTCATCATCGGAGGAGCCAAGATGTACGAGGCGTGTGCACCCTACTGTAGTCGCCTGTATCTGACGGAAATCCCCAAGTCTAACCCGGATGCCGACGTGTTTTTCCCCAAAGAGGCGTTTTCAGGGTATAAAGAAGTTGGGAGACAAGATTTACAAGACGGTTCGGTGATCGTCGATTATGTAAATCCCCATTGCCTTTACGGTATCAGTGTAGTATAAAGTAGTTAACTACCTGGAGGCACCGAATGATCCTGATCCTAGAAGTCCTAGCTAACCTGTTCGCATGCGTTTGCGGGTTCTTCCTCGACTCCGAATCGAGCTGGGATGTGGACTTTGATGCCAAACACCGTCAATCATTTAGCTCCAACCAGGTTCGACGCCCTAAACATAAGACTCCTCGCCGCCTCATCCGGGGCAGATCGGGGTTTACTTAGTGTAGGTGGTACGAGACCTGACGGTGACTAATTTCTTAAATGGCCCTCTTCGGAGGGCTTTTCTATTGGAGGAAGTATGAGATCAGGTACCGCTGCACTCTTCATGAGTGCATCCTCGTCTGACAGTGTGTTCGAGGCCCTCTGTGCGGCTTACGCCATTCACTACGGGTCAGTCTCGTTGTATGACCTGACAGAGCAGATCCGTGAGTTCTGGGGTGGCACTGGCCGCTACCATACTCGCATCGACAACTATCGCTGTCTCGCCAAGACCGGCCACCGCATTCGCGGGACCACCCAATACATCATCGATAATCAATGGGCCTTGAACAACCCTGTTCAAATGGACCGCTATCGTGCCATCGCAAGGGAGCTTTTCGAATGATCGACCGTCCAACTACTATGATCCACCTGCTCAGCATGAGCCATCTGCATCGTGACCGCCTCTGGATTGCCGCTATGGCTCGCCAGACTCTCACGCAGGTAACCTCTAACCTCTGCCGTAGCATGGCGGAGCTGGGGTATGACATGTCCCTGCCTAACGGATACAACCAGCGTTTCTACAGCCTCAGTCATGCGTCTCGTCGTCAGTCGGTCAGTATGACTTGGGCTCTGGATCCTACCCGCATGGGTCAGCATCAGAACTTGTCCTGGCGGCATTTCTTTGGCCTGATCCGCGGTATGGGTAACAGCTACGGTGCAAGCCTGTTGTGCACCCGTAACGGTAGTGCATCTTCGATCAGCTGGTCTGAAGACCCCAGCTCCAATCTGGCAGACTACTACATCACAGAAGGTCCGACAGTTCCTCCTCTGGATCTGCGTGCTGCGTACGACACTAACGTGTTCCCGAAGGTTATGGAGGTGCTGTGCATCTTCGGTTCGGTCTGTCTGGCCCAAGTTGCCATGTATGGTAATGAAGCCCGGGCCATTCCGGACTTGTCCCCGCTGCTGGATCAGCTTATCCCACTGCTGTCAGATGAAGACAAGGTCATCTTGACCAACTTCTTGACGCACAACTCAGCGGTTCGCCTGCTGTGCCGCAGCCACATTGCCATCATGGAGGGGCGAAATGTACCTGGATCCACTACTGAAGCCGCTGTCGGAGATGCAGACGCACAAACTGCTGAAGCTACCTGTGCCGCTCAAGACGTACCAGGAACTCCTGCTGCTGATCAAGGCTGATATCAAGCGAGATTACCCGGGTCTGACCATCCTTCAAGTATTGGAGATGGACACACCTACGGAATCTTGATAGGGTTGTAACAGTCGATACCGGGAGGTGCCCATGGCGGACTTCGTATATGTGGTCAAGGCTGTTACCAAGAACCTTGAAGAGGATGTAATCGGACTGACTCGTAGGGGATGCCCAACTGCGGCTCCTGGCTCTCACCACATCTGGGATGATGAGGATGAAGCCTACGACTTTATGTTGAAAGCTGAAAGGTGCTTCAGTAAAGCCGTCTACCCGATCATGTACGTGCAACCTATCCGAGTATGACGAGGGCTCCTTCGGGAGCCCTACTTCTTGCTCTTCCGTCTCCTTTTAGCTATCATTCAGTTATGCCCCAGTAGTTCAGTGGATAGAGCAACCGCCTTCTAAGCGGTGAGTCGTAGGTTCGAATCCTACCTGGGGTGCCACTCTCCTTTTCAATTTTCAGCATATAGCTCCGGTATAAGTACTACGTAGAGGAGGATATACCCTCCACTTTCTATTACTCACCACCAGGAGACTATCATGTCTACACTTCCGGATACCTCGAACATGGTCATGATGACCGTGAATGATCTCATTGCCTTGCAAGAGAAAGCTGAAGACAAGCCGAAAGAATACTCCGTCGGAGATGCCATCGGCGGCATCCTCGGGGTTGCTCTGATCGGCGGAGGTCTGTACCTCGCCTGCTCTGGTCTGAACTCCAGCATGAGCAAAGACCGCCAGTACACCAAAGACATGGAACACGAAGTTAATGATCTTCGTACCCGTCTGGAAGCCCTCAAACAAGCCACAGGTAAATAATCATGGAACTGAAACTCGAGAATGACTTCCTGGCGTTGGTAAATGCTGACCGCTATCAGGAACTGAAAGAACAAGCCGCTGCCAATGAGAACGCCTCTCAGAGCGTGCTGGAAACTACCCTGCAGGTTGCCACTGGTGCGATCATCGTGGGTGCCATCGGGTACATGGGTTATGCAGTGCATGACTCCATCAAGCAATCCGAGAAGCGTTCTGAACTGCGTCGTGAAAAGAACGACCTGGCAGACCGTCTGGCAGAACTCAAGCGGAAAACCGAGAAGGAATAAGTCATGGAACTGGCTACTGGTAAGGTGATGATCTCCCAAGATCATCTGGAGATGATGCGGTTCGATGCGAGCCGCTCTGAGCGTAGTACTACTGCGGCGGTCGTATCGACTGCCGTTATGGTTGGGGCAGCGGTGGCGGTGGGTTATGTTGTCTATTCAGATGTCAAAGACGGTCGAGATCACAGGGCCCGGATGGAAAAAATGCACAACGAGCACGACGACCTCAAACGCCGAATCGCTGAGCTTACAAAGAAGAAGGACGCATAAGATGGAAACTTTCGAGTACACAGGTCCCATGCGTATCATGGACAAGAGTGATCTGGAATCCATGATCACCAAGATCGACAAGATCGAAGCCTCTATGGAGCCGGGTGCAGTTGAAGTGGCCCTCAAAGGTCTGTCTGCTGCAGTAATCGTTGGTGCCGGTCTGTACTTCATGTCGAAGTCTAGCTCGGACTCAACCCCGGTTCGGGCCGCTCGTGAAGCCACTATCGCTCGTGAGAACGAGAACCTGGCTACCCGTCTGGCTGAACTCAAGCGTAAGACAGGTAAGGAGTAGGCCATGCTGGGACCAGCCCTGCTGTTCGGCCTGATAATGCAGGTCAAGAAAGATCGGGCTAACGCGGCTGCCGAAGAGATCCTCAGGAACATGGAGCCTATCTATGTTCCTGAAGGAGAAGCTCCGCTGAACGAGAAAGCCCTTGAGCGGATCCAGAATCTGCTCGATAAAGTTGACACTGTGGCCCAAGGTGTGGAGAATGCCTCGGTCACAGTGAAATCTATGAAGGAAGGGCAATAAGCTCTTCTTTTAGTCAACTTTTAGCCATTAGGGGGTATAACCATTATGGGAGAACCTAGCTTTATCAAAAAGGTTGTCCGGGATCCTATGTTCCGCCACAAGGTTGAGAAGCCTGGCAAGGGCAAAGGTTCTTATCAACGTAAGCCAAAAGGAAGTAAGAATGACCCTGTACGCGAAGATTAAGGCTGATTGCCTTGTGCTCCGTAAGGAACAACAGAAGGAAGAAGCAGGCGTTCTGCTTGTTGTTTTAGGTGATGCCGAGACTCGGGCTAAGCAGCTCAGTCCTGCTATGCTGGAAGCTGACGGCTCTCTTCCGGATCACGAAGTTCTGAAGATCATCAAGAAGAACATCGATGATGCCATCACCACCCTCAACGCCAAGAAGGACAACCAGAAAGCCCAGCTGACTCGTGCCCTTCTCGAGCCCTATATGCCAACCATGCTGACTGCCGAAGAGCTCCAGGACATCCTGACCTCTGCGGTAGAAGTAGAGAGCCTCGGCTCTGCAATGAAATTCCTCAAAGAGAACTATGCCGGTAAGTATGACGGCAAGATCGCTTCTGAAGTTGCCCGTAACATGTTCGCCTAAGGAGGCAAAATGAACATTAATCTCAAGAAACTGCTCGGTATTGGTGCAGCTGGTCTGCTCGGTGCTGTCATCCTCGTCTACGGTCTGTTCGGCTGGATCTACGTAGCTGGCGGTGAGTATGCCCGAATTCAGAAGCCTGATGGCTCCTATGAATGGCACGTCACCAACGGCTTCAAGGTGAAGACTCCGTTCCTGGATCGCTACGAGATCTTCAACCAGTACAACACCATCGACATGACCGATGGCGAGAACCCTACTGCAACGATCGATCTGCCGTTGCACAAGGTTAACTTCAACGATACCTACACCATGGATATCGGCGTAACTGCCCGCTACTCCTTGATGCCGGATCCGGAGAAGCTGGAAATCATGTACCAGGCGAACAAGACCAACAAGGCCTTGGTTGCCAGCACCATGGTGCCGAACCTGCGTAACCTGTTGAGCCAGACTGCCAACCAGTTCCGCGGTGAGGACTACCTCCAGGGTGGTCAGAACGAGTTCCAAGCTCGTCTTTACTTCCAAGCTGAGAATGGCCTGTACGTTACCGAGCGTGTTAAGCGTGAAGTGGACGTTGAATCTGGCTACTCTGCCGACGTGAACGCTTCTGCTAACGCCGAAGGTACCAAGCAGACCAAGGCTATGGCCTGGGTTGTGGACATCGTTCGCGATGATCAAGGTAAGCCGATCACTCAAGAGAGCCAGCTGGCCAAGTTCGGCGTCATGCTGGATCTGATTGAGATCAACAAGTTCATTCCGGATCCCGATCTGGAAGCCTTCATGACTCAAAAGCGTGCCAAGATCCGTGAACGTGCCGGTATCGTTGAAGACCAGCGTAACGCTCGTGAAGCTCAAGTAACTGCCCGCCTGATGGGTGAGAAAGAGCGTATCGAAGAGCGTAACAAGGCTCTGAAAGCTAAAGACCGTGCCGTTATTACCGAATCCCAGCAGGTAGCAGTTGAACAAGAACGTGCCAAGCTGGAAATCGTTAAGAAGGACAAGGAACTGAAGATCGCTCAGGCGAACGAAGGTATCCAAAAGGCCAACTACGAGGCTGCCAAGTATGAAGCTCTGGCTATCAAAGAGACCGGCTTGGCCGAAGCTCAGGTAGAAGACGCCAAGTATAAGGCTAAAGATCGTCAGCTCTACATGAAAGAGCTGGAGCTGGAAAACAACAAGCACCTGTACAATGCTCTGCCGGCCCTCAAGGTCCAGATGCCTCAGTACGTGCAGATGGGTGGCCAGAGTGGCATGAACAGCAACCTGGAAGCTATGTCCTCTCTCAAGCTGATGGAAGGCTTGGGTATGAGTACTCCAGCGACTCCTGCCAAGTAAGGCAGACTAAAGGCCCTCTCCGGAGGGCCTTTTCTTTTACCTAAGGAGTAGGTATGGAGATTTTCTTAGAGGTAATCGCTCTGATGGGACTCTTGTCTGTTGCGATAATCGCCTACATAGTCGGCTTAGTGGTCGCAATGGTGACGGAGGAGCTGCTATTGGGAGGAGCTGCGTTCGTCGGAGTAGTTGTTGTTGCGTATTACTTCTGGCAATACCTCTCAACAACGGTGGCATCTTAACGGTATAAGTAAGTTAGAGATGTGATAGCTGTAGATCCTGTACGACAGATTTGGGCCACTTGGCCGCCCGGCTTACGCAAATTCCCCGGGTTTTTTTACTATCGCTGAGCGATTCGGGTATAAGTACTATGTGCCAGAGGAAGCGTATAACTCTGACACTCTCGACCGCAAGAATCAGACTCCGTCTACTCTGCAGATGCCCGCCAAGCGTCAATGCAGAATCCCATCGCTAGCGGTCGAGAGTTTCAAAAGGAATGAAAAACGTGAAGAACTCGCAAATAAGGAGTCGGAATCGTGCAGGTCGCAAATCTAGGAACTATCACCGGTGAAACTGCAGTATTAACCGGGTGTCTGAACCTAGAAGGCGACTTCGCCATACAGGCTGAGGATGGTGCATTCCTCAACTTCTTTCCAGTGCACTACCCGGACGGGTATGTACGTAAGAACTGGTCCGTAGAATTTCGCACCGACGGCTGGTATTTACATACATCATGTTCGGTTTTGAATGGCAAGGTTGAGTGTCCATTTAAAGCACAGCTCTGTATGGAGTTGGTTCGAGGCTCATTGGAATGGACAAAGGGTCTAAGGTTAATCTCAAGGATTTGCCGAGGGGATATCAGTAAGATCACAACTACTATGAGGATGCTTCAAAATGCAGGCTTAATCACGGGTACTAATCGGGAAGAATAACAACACCACTCATGGGGGCTCGCACAGGCCCCCATATCAATCCAAAGGAGACAGTATGTCTAAAGCACTAGACCCGATTTCTTTAGCTATCGCGAAAGCCTCGTGGTGGCATGGCGAACAGAAACGCAAGTACACCAACGATGACTACATCGTTCACCCTATTGAAGTCATGAACTTCCTAGCCTTGTTTACTCAGGACGAGGCAGTCATGGTGGCAGCCATCCTGCACGACGTAGTAGAAGATACCCCCGCCACCGTTCAGGAAGTCGAAGCTATCTTCGGTGAGGACGTAGCCAAACTGGTATTCGGCATGTCGGAACCTGAAGTACCGGCAGGTACCAACCGCGGGGAGCGGAAGGAAATCTACCGCCTACATCTGGAGAAGCAATGCTGGCGGACCAAGATGATCAAGTTTGGGGATATCTACTCGAACACCAAAGATATCGCTATGCACGATCCTGACTTTGCTGTAGTCTACTTGGCCGAAATCCAGCGTACTATCAACTCGATCGATGATAACCGTATCCCGCTCCTGCTCCGCCAAATGGTCAAAGAGCAGGTCAAGCTGGCTAAGCTGTACGTTGATCAGTTCCAGGCCAACAAGAAGTTGGTCAAGAAGCTGAGCAATATCAGAACTATTACCGAAACCATCAAAGGAGAACTGCTATGAAGAACTATCTGAACAACGCTCTTGGTCGTGCCCACCTGGCTAACGTAGAAGGCGTGGACGTCAAACTTCCCGGCCAAGTACGTACTCACGGCGGTGGTTTCGCCTTCGAGATCACTCCTGAAGTGCTGCTCGAACGCTTCCTGATCCTGGGTACCACTACCTCTCAGTACGTCGGTCCAGACAAGCTGGCAGTAGACGCTCTCGGCCGTCTGATGCCGCACATCGCTCTGAACCCGGTGACCGTGGCTCGTACCGCGGTAGAAGCCGTGGAGCAGAACCGTGTGCTGTCAAAGGTACCTGCTCTTTTCGTTTACGCTACAGCTCACACTGTGGCCACCTCTGGTGAACACCGTCGTGCCATCGCTCTGATGCTGCCTCGTATCGTCAACACCTTCTCCGACCTTCAGACCCTACTGGGTTTCGTAGCGAACACTCATAACAAGGGTATCGCTACCAGCTTGGTCAAGGCATGCCGTCGCTACCTGTACAACATGCCGATCGACAAGATGATCAACCAGGCTCTGAAGTACCGTAAGCGTGCCGGCTGGGCAGTTCTGGACATGCTGCGTGTCATCCACCCTGTGCCGAAGGATAACGACCAGAACTTCCTGTACGGTTACATCGTGGAGAACGATGAAGCCCGTGCAGAAGCTTGCCGTCGCTTCCCGATGGTAGCAGCCTTCGAAGCTGCCAAGGTGCTGGATGATCACAACCTGATCGTCAAGCTGATCAAGGACAACGGTCTGACTTGGGAGCACGTACCTACCGAGCACCTGAACAACAAGTGGGTTTGGAAGGCTCTGCTGCCCAACCTGCCGATGACCGCTCTGATCCGTAACCTGCCGAAGATCTCTTCTGTAGGTGCGATCGATGACACCTTGTCTCTGGACATCGTGCTGGACAAGCTGAAGCCGGAGATCGTGGCAAAGGCTAAGGTTCACCCCTTCCGTCTTTACCTGGCATGGTACGGCTATGGCCAAGGCGGCAACCGCAACATGTCCTGGACTCCTAATCAGCGTATCCTCGCTGCTCTGGAGACCTGCCTGTATGCGGCATTCGCCAACGTAGAGGTGAAGGGTAAGGTGTGCATCGGCTCTGACATCTCAGGCTCTATGTGGTGGGATGACTCTCGCATCAACCGTACTGGTCCGTATGCAGGCGATGCAGCCGGCATGCTGGCAGCCACCTTCAAGGCAGCTAATCCGGAAACTGACGTGTTCTACTTCTCCGGCCAGCTGGTCAAGGCGGCGTTCGACCCGATGTCTTTGAAGTCGGTCAACATCGACATGCACAAGCATCACATGGGTAGCACCAACCCAGGTTTGCTGATCTCCAAGGCCATCAAGGATAAGGTCAGATACGATGCCTTCATCGTCCTGACTGATAATGACGTGAACAGTGGTCGTCACTCCCAGCAACTGCTGGAGACCTACCGTGCCACCGTCAATCCGAAGGCCAAGCTGATCGTCGTCGGTATGACTGCGAACAACTTCTCCATCTCCAGCCCGGATGACGTCCTGTCTATGGACATCGCCGGTATGGACGCAGGGATCATGACTGCGATCGAGAAGTTCATCGCAATGTAATTCAACATTTGGGGTATTACGGGTATAAATATTATGTGGTGAGGTATCTTACTCTTAAGTAGAGAGGAGGTAACCTCCTCACTCCGTAGTACCCCTCCGGGGCGGATCCTGGCGGATCCAACTCGGCGTTATGCTCACCAAGCGACGTACAGTATGTTCGACAAGTGTTGAACTGCAAGAGGTAACCTCTTGACTCGTTCTTCCAGGCGCCGCTCCGGGCTTCGCCCTACGCTCTGCCTGGAGTATCTATAGATTGGATCTAGCATCCGCGAGTGTACGTTAGTACCAACCACCAGAGGTAACTTTGGGAATACCAAGCGAGGAGGCTACCTCCTCATTCTGTTAAACCCGCAGTCGGCGTACAGTCCCAATCACTGTACCGCCTTCGCATGCTCTGGTTGATGCTGTGGCATCACGAGTAGTCTGTAGTATATGGACTTAGTTCCGTGGGGAGGTAACCTCCCTACTCCATTACTTCGCGTATTTGCACAGAAGTGCAAAGTACGCATGTACAGACCATAACCAAAAGAGAGTCCAACTCTCTTTTTTACTTGGAGATTAGCCATGGACCTATTCCTCGGGGTTGACCCGGGTTGGAAGAACCTCGGATGGTGCGTCTCGACAATCGATGGGGAACCTCAATTGTTCGGGACAATGAACCCTTCCGAGTATGAGTTGGGCACGGTGCCTAAGCTCATCTTAGATAGTCTCGGCAGCAAGGCGAAAAACCTGAAAGGTATTGCCATGGAGCGGTACGTCTTTTATGATGGCCGCTACAACGCTGACAGTGAGCACATCCTCATGGTTACGGGACAGTTCCAGTACATGGCTGCCTCGTTGGGGATGGAGATCAAGATGTTCCGAGCTATTGACTGGAAGACTACGCTAGCCAAGGTCTTGTTCAAGTCCAATGGCTGGCAGAATCCTTCTGATTCGTTCGACAAAGTGTTCTCAATTGCAGCTGCTAAAGAGGCAACTGGAATGGAATTCAAAGTCGACCACGTGGCGGACGCAGGGTGCCTCGCATACCTCGCAGGACGCTACCAGAAGGCGTTGACGGCTGCTGCCCTAGGCAGTGGTCTAGGTAAGACTAAATGCTCTCAGAAACGCTCCTAGAGCGTTATACGACACACAAGGAGAATACCATGCATCTTAACGAAGTTTTGAAAGAGTTCGCCCCGGCAATGGCAGCTATCGAGAAGACTACTGTAGTGGAGACCTTCTTCGCTCAGCTGGTATCTCTCGAGGGAGCCATCTCTGAAGTGTACAGTGTCCAAGGCCGCCTGGAAGAGTACTCCCGTGACCAAGTGGAGTTCTCCATCCGTTGTAGCTGTGGCTCCGATGAGCTGCTGGAAACTGAAGAGCTCAAGCAGTACTACCGCTTGAAGAAGGCCAGTTTCAGTGCCATGGGCTTCATGTACAACCAGCGTGTCAACGACGATCTGGTCGATCTGGCCTGGGAAGCATTCCAAATTGCTACCCCTCAGGCTGATCGTGCCATGTTCGACCGTGTACGTGCAGGCGACGTCGAGGCCTTGAAGGCTCTGCAAGAGCTACATAAGGCCCAGTAATCGACACATTTCGGCCCCATGTGTCTGGTCATTTTGAGTCCAATCGACACATAAAATGACGATTTCATGGGGTTTTTAGCGTGTATGTGTCGGTTGTGTCGCCTGTTCCACCCCAAAATACATACCTACTTCTACGAAAAGGCACCAATGTGTCTTATCCTATATATCTCTCTATCTCTCGTAAGGAAAATATAAATAAATAAATAGAGAGGGGTGGTTGGGATATTTCAGATATGGGATGTTTTTAGAGGGTGGAACACCGACACATCGCACACATGAATCTGAAGACTGCTTTGCTTACGAGGATGTTCCAGGCACACCATGTGCACACAGACTCATACTTGACCGCCACATGCCCAAGGAGGCATTCAATGTCGTATATCGAAACCTACAGTGGAGACAAGTTCTTCGCCATCGCCGAAGACCTGGAAGGTATCAACATCGATGATATCGCCAAGGCCTTGTCTCACACTAACCGCTACAACGGTCATACTGAGCTGCCCTACTCGGTAGCTGAGCATAGCATCCACGTAGCCAGTCTGCTGCCGCCAGAGCTGCAGATGATGGGTCTGCTGCATGACGCTTCTGAAGCGTACATTGCAGACATCCCGTCTCCGTTCAAGCCGCTTATCCGTGGCTACGAGGAACTGGAAGATCACATCATGAAACGGGTATGGCGGAAGTTCGGCATTCCGCTTGAACTCGTAGAAGAGCGTTACGCGGAAGTGAAACATGCTGACCTACTGATGCTGTGTGCCGAGGCACGGAACATCAAGAAGTCGAAGGGTGAGCTGTTTAGCGACGTGTTCGAACCGTACTTCGAAAAGGCAGAACAGGATGAACGACTGAAGGATATGCCGTATCATATCTCTCCCGCAATAGCCTGTGGTCTGTTCAAGAAGATCTTCCGCATGATCAGCGAGGGGAAATTCCTGGAAGGCCCGTTCCTCCGTCACGAGGACATGGTTAAATTTCTGATGGTAAGAGGATAAAGATGACTCAACGTGTAACCAAACGTGATGGCTCTCTGGAGCCGGTTGATCTGGCAAAGATCAGCAAAGTACTGACCTGGGCTGCTGAAGGCCTGGACGATGTATCCGTATCCCAGGTAGAGATGTCCTCTCACCTGCAGCTGGTAGATGGCATGTCCACCAAGGATATCCATGCAGTGCTGGTTAAGTCAGCTGCCAACCTGATCTCCGTGGACACCCCGGACTATCAGTACATGGCTGCTCGTCTGAACCTGTACAGCCTCCGCAAGGAAGCCTACGGCGGCTACAAGCCTCCTCACCTGGCCGACCACATCCTCAAGATGGTAGAGGCTGGCAAGTATGACCGGACCATCCTGGTCGACTACAACCCGCAAGAGCTCGAAGAGCTGGCCCAGTACATCGATCATGATCGTGACTGGCTGTACGCCTACGCTGCTACCAAGCAGCTGGAAGGCAAGTACCTCGTGAAGGATCGTCACACCGGTCAAATCCACGAGAGCCCGCAGATGATGAACATGCTGATCAGTATGTGCCTGTTCCAGCGTTACGTGTCTATCGACCGTGCTCGCCGAATGGACTACGTGAAGCGTTTCTATGATGCTCTGTCTACCTTCAAGATCTCTCTGCCGACCCCGATCATGAGCGGCGTCCGTACTCCGACCCGTCAGTTCAGCTCCTGCGTAGTAATCACTACCGGTGACAGTCTGGATTCCATCAACGAGACCTCTGCTTCCATCGTGAAGTATGTATCTCAGCGTGCTGGTATCGGCCTGTCGGTTGCATCTATCCGTGCCCTCGGTAGCGCAATTCGTGGGGGTGAAGCCAAACACACCGGTCTGATTCCGTTCATCAAGAAGTTCCAGTCCGACGTCAAGTGCTGCTCCCAAGGCGGAGTACGTGGCGGTGCAGCTACTGTGTTCTTCCCCTGGTGGCACTACGAGTCTCCGGAGCTGATGGTTCTGAAGAACAACCGTGGTACCGAAGATAACCGTGCTCGTCACCTCGACTACGGTATCGAAGTCAACGGCTTCATGTATCGCCGCTTGCAGGCCCGTAAGGACATCTCCCTGTTCTCTCCGTCTGACGTACCGAACCTGCTGGAAGCGTTCTACGCTGACCAAGGTGAGTTCGAGCGTCTGTACGAGATCTACGAGTCTGACCTGAGCATCCCGCGTCGCACCATGTCTGCAGTCGACTTCTGTACCTCTATCGCCTCTGAGCGTGCGAGTACTGGCCGTCTGTATGTGGCACACATGGACCATATGAACACCAACAGCCCGTTCGATCCGAATGTGGCACCTGTTCGTCAATCCAACCTGTGCCTGGAAATCGCTCTGCCGACCAAGCCTGTCGGTATGGAAGAAGAGACTGGTGAGAAAGGTGAGATCGCCCTGTGTACTCTGGGTGCGTTCAACCTGGGTGCCATTACCGAGGAAGAACTGCCGGAGCTGTCTGACCTGCTGGTCCGCGGTCTGGATACCATCCTGGATTATCAGGATTATCCCCGCAAAGAAGCCAAGTACGCAACCATGCTGCGTCGCCCTCTGGGTATTGGCGTCATCAACTACGCCTATGACCTGGCCCGCCGCGGCCTGCGTTACACAGACCCCAAAGCTCTGGAGTACACGCACCGCCTGTTCGAAGCCATCCAGTACAACCTGCTGTCCGCATCGGTTGACCTGGCAGTGGAGTTCGGTGCATGCCCGGCGTTCCACGAGACCACCTATGCTCAAGGCGTCCTGCCGATCGACCGCTACAAGAAGTCTGTCGATAAGCTGACTGCTCCGGTCTACTACTACGACTGGGAGAGCCTGCGTGAGCGTATCGTGAAGCACGGTCTGCGTAACTCTACTCTGACCGCTCTGATGCCTTCCGAGACCTCCAGCCAGATCTCCAACGCCACCAACGGTATCGAGCCGCCACGTGGTCTGGTGTCTGTGAAGCAGTCCAAGGACGGCGTCATGCGTCAGGTGGTACCGGACATCAAGCGTCTGCGTCGTGCCTACGAGACTCTGTGGGAGCAGCCAAGCTGTGTGCCGTACCTGCAGCTGGTAGGTGTAATGCAGAAGTTCGTCGACCAGGCTATCTCTGCCAACACCAACTACGACCCGGTTCGTTTCCCGGAAGGTAAGGTGTCTGCAGCGACTGTTCTGCGTGACATGATGACTGCTTACAGCTATGGTGTGAAGACTCTGTACTATCACAACACTCGTGATGGTGCCGACGATAACATGGCTGAAGTTCTGCTGGCGGAGTCCGATGACTGTGCCGGTGGTGGTTGCAAGATCTAACTAACAGGGCCCTACGGGGCCCTTTCATTTGGAGAAAGGATATGAAGAAGACTATTCTGGTTGCCATGATGGCTATCTCTCTGACCGGTTGCGTAGACTCTCTGCGTGATCTGGATAATAACACCCGTATGACCAACGCTGAGCAGGGCTATATCATTGCTACTGGTAAGGCCGCGGATGCCCGGGATGCCATCACTAACGGCTATGAGTCAGGTACTGGTGCTGGCGAAGACTTCCGCCGTATCTGGTGGGATCTGGCCTCCGCCGCTAACTCTAAGCGTAAGAACTTGCGGAACGAGGATGAGGTAAACATCAAGCCTTTCTGCGACATCCTAGAGGAAGTTCGCATGGCTGACTACCGTGTCACCACGCAGTTCCCTAAGGCTCGCACTCTGCAGAGTGTCTACCAGGAGATCACTGGTAAGACTCTGGATGAGTCATGCGGCGTAGTACCTGCGGCCATCCCTGTGGCACGTACTGTTCAGACTGACCGTACCGGCAACGGTGAACCTGAGTTGGCCCCTGAGACCTATGGTCTGATGATCGACGCTGCTAAGTCCTGCGAGCGTGCACGTATCTCCCTGATGTCCTATCCGTCAGGCTACGTGTTCACCAAGAAGGACTACAACAAGATCATGAACCTGGTGAACGACTGCAAGCGATTCGAACTGGAGAGTTCAATCAACAGTAAGTGATCATGGTATAAGTACTGTGTAGGAGTCTGACCTACGAAATCAAATAACTATACAGGAATACTGTCATGCAAACTCAAGTTGTACAAATCGCTGCTAGTAAGCTGGTCCACATGTCAATCGAAGAGATCGAAGAGATCAATGCCATGGAAGGTGTCGAAAGCATGAGCCAGCTGGTTCGCAAAGTAGAGGCTGAGCAGTATAAGCTCGATGCGTAATCCAGTAGACCGGGGTCAACATTGATCCCGGTCAAATCTTCCTTTTCTTTTTTCCCTATACTTACTCCCGATTTTCCGGAGAATCCATATGTCCATGATCAGACTAACCCCCGACCAACTCAAGCAGATGGTCCAGAACTCTATTGACTATCGTCAAGCCCAGAACGCCGCCACCGGCTCCAAACTGGATGCCAACGCCAACGTATCAGTCAAGAACGTAGCGACCGAAGAAGTGGAGCTCGTCAAAGACTTCCTCCTGCAGCTCAACCGTACTCGCGTAAGTGCTGCTATCCAGGAATTGTACGGCACTCGCGACGCCCAACAGTACCTGGAAGACCTTGGTGATCACTTCATCTATACCCACGATGAAACCTCTATCAAACCCTACTGCACCTCGATCTCCATGTATCCGTTCGTACTGAATGGTCTCAAGGGTCTGGGTGGAGATACCACTGCTCCTAAGCATCTGCGTACCTTCGTAGGTGGCTTCATCAACCTCCTGCATGCCATTGCCAGCCAGTTCGCTGGTGCCGTGGCCACTGTAGAATTCCTTACCTACTTCGATCACTTTGCTCGTATGGAGTATGGCCAGGGCTACTCGAATGCCTTCGACCCCAAGAGCCTCAACTATGACTCTATTCAGGCTCAAGAGATCCGCAAGGACATCTACGAGCACTTTGCCCACGTGATCTACACCATCAACCAGCCGGCTGCGAACCGCGGCTATCAGGCCATCTTCTGGAACATCACAGTATTCGACCAAGGCTACTTCGAGAGCATGTTCGAAGGCTTTGTGTTCCCCGATCTGGACCGTCCGAACTGGGCATCTACCTCTGTGCTCCAGCGTGAATTCCTGCGTTGGTTCAACAAAGAGCGTGAGCGTGCAGTCCTGACCTTCCCGGTCGTAACTGCTGCCCTGTTGAATGATGGTACTGACTTCCGTGATCTGGATACTGCAAAGTTCCTGGCCAAGGAGATGTCTGAAGGTAACTCCTTCTTCATCTACACCTCCAAGTCCGCGGATAGCTTGGCCTCTTGCTGCCGTCTGCGTAACGAGGTGACTGACAACGTGTTCTCCCATAGCCTGGGCGCTGGCGGTGTCATGACTGGTTCTCTGAACGTCATCACCATCAACATGAACCGTTTGGCCCAAGCAGGTAGCCGTGAGCTCAACATTCAAGGGTTCCACGCCGCTCTGAAACGTCAGGTCCAGCAGGTACACAAGTACCAGCACGGCCACCTGAAGATCTACCAAGAATACTTGGCCCAAGGGATGCTGACCGCGTACGACGCAGGCTTCATCTCTATGGAGAAGCAGTTCCTGACCGTAGGCCTGAATGGTCTGGTAGAGGCTGCAGAGTTCTTCAACATCCGCCCTGACAACAACCCTCTGTATCGCAAGTTCGTACAAGACACTCTCAAGGTCATCTATGATGAAAACCGTGAGTTCTCCGCACGTACTGGCCTGAAGGTGAACACTGAATTCGTGCCGGCTGAGAGCCTGGGCGTCAAGAACGCCATGTGGGACCAGAAAGACGGTTTGAAGGTCATGCGGGATTGCTACAACAGCTACTTCTATCGCGTGGAAGACGAGAACCTCTCTCCTCTGGATAAGCTGAATCTGTTCGATCAGGATATGACCAAGTACCTGGACGGCGGTTCTGCCCTCCACCTCAACCTGGAAGATCTCCTGGACGAGGAACGCTGGATGGGTATGATGCGTTGTGCCATCGTGGTCGGTGTGCAGTACTTCTGCTTTAACGTGAAGTCCACTATCTGTAACGACTGTGGCTTCATCGACAAGCGTACTCGCCAGTGCTGCGAGAAGTGCGGCTCCCATGACGTCGATGGTGCCACTCGAGTGATTGGCTACTTGAAACGGGTGAGCAACTTCTCGAAAGCTCGACAGGAAGAGCATTCCAGAAGAGTCTATTCCCGGGTATAAGAAACCTAGAGGGGCCCATATCGGGCCCTTTCTTATTGGAGAAGAGTCATGACTGACCTAGCGAGAATGATGAGCAACCTTAACGGGTTGACCTCGGAGAGACGTCTGATTGAGAACCGGATCCTCACTGCTAACAGTGACATCCTTGCTGCTATCAAAGAGAGCGGCTTGACCAGGGTTCAATTAGAGATGATGCCTGAGTTCCGGACGTACGCCGGCTGCGTACTCATCCAGACTGCCTTCCAACCTAAACCACCAAAGGATAACTATGAGCTCGGAGCTTAAGAACTTGATATGCATTGGGGCTGCTAGTTACGAGGCTGCCCGCTCTGCTAACGTGGCCCTTGCCGGGGCCGAAGACGCTATCGAACGACTATTCCACCGAGAGGCTCTTAACGGCCAGATCTACACGCTGCTTGAATGCATGAAGGGTATGACCTACTCGTTCTGCTGCAAGCTGTTGGATAAGATGTTCTACGACTATGGTTCAACGTGGCTGACGGAGGACATAGTAAAGGCTTTGCTGCCAGCATACACCTGGCTGGAACTGGAACCTTCGGCTACATGCCAAGATCCAAAGCCTATCCTGGAAATGCTCTACCGTATAGAGACTGGGTTTGCGGAGTATTTCGCAAGAGATGACCGTCCATATAATGAGAGATACTACCTGATTATTCATGAAGAGGAATTCCTCGGGATAATCAATAAGGCTCAGCGTATTCGCAAACGAGAAAAACGGAAGGTGAAACGTGGCAACAGTGATCTTTAAGCAAGCTGGGGTAGGTGTAGAGACCTACCTCAAAGATGGCATTCCGATGCTGTATGTGGACCAGATCTTCACGATGTGCAAGATGAGTCTGGACCACCTGGTGAAGTTCAATGAACGCTATGAGACTGATAACCTTTGTCCGGCCGAAGGTGACCCAGAAGATCGCGGCTACTATGTAGGGGCCCAGCTGTACGATGTACACGAGTATCTCGTCAGCCTCCGTACCAATCCCTTCCAGAGCCTGCTGCGTACCTTCCAGGCAAGCCTGTTGAAGGTGATTACGGGCTATTGGGCGAACATCGTGTATGACTCAGACTTCGCTCCAGTTCTCACCATACGTGAGCATCGGGAGATCACTCTTGATGATGAAGCTTTCGTGGTCAACGCGGCGTTCAAGATGATTGCACTCCTGCAGGCTCATGCCGAGGAGTTCAACTACATCGATCTCGCCCGCAAGAGCATCTACAAGGCCCGCACTAAGACTGTAGGCCCAAATTTGCTCGTCAACACACTCATGTGGTATATTCCCCGAACGTCTGGGGGTGCTGCCGTGTTGTCTCGCGTGCGGGAAATCATCTGGGCCATACAGAAAACCAATCAAACCGAAGGTTCGCTATTCGCTCTCCAATGGGCAATAGCGGACCTGATGAGCCTCGAGCCAGAGGCATACGAGGATCTGGACCTGCTCGAAGTTGAGCTGTTCACAGGAATCCTCCTAGTACTAAGGGAGTTCACTAATGGCTAACAACAAGATCCACGAGATCCACGCAAGTGCCGATAGCGTTCCGTATTGGAACGAGCGTCACGTTACCCGTAACGCATTGGCCTTGCGGTCTCTGGAGATCGCCGATGCAGTAGTCCTGAACGAGGCGGATTTGACCAAATTGCGTGACGTCGACATGCTTCAAGAGCGTGACCTCAGCGGTATCACCAAGCCTATCTATCTGCAGTTTGACGGTAAGAAGTCCGAAGGTCGCTTCATCATCGGCCTGCTGATGTCCCTGTCGGAAACGGACGAGCGGGTAACTGTAGTTCCCTACTCGAACAACAACGATGAAGGCAAGATGTGGCCGTATGACGTGTACTTTGAGATCACCAAGGTCTGCGAGAAAGAGGCTACGGTGACTACTCACCCGTTCCACCCGGCTGCTCTGCAGGACAAGATGGATGAAGAGGCTAAGGCACACTTCACAGCACTGAGCGGGATCGCCTTAAGCTTCCTGACTTTGCTGGGTACTGGCGCCCTGACTATCGGTCCTGAGAAGGAAGACATGTCCAAACTCAACAAAAGGAGAGGAAAGGATGGTAAACCGCCTGTTAAAGCGGACTGCCAGATCGTATGGAATAACTAAGCGTGTTTTGGCGGTGACAGCTGTAGCCGCCATAACCATGGGCTTTAGCAGCACCCATGAAGTAATAACTAGCTGCGAAGCATACGCTGCCTCTTACGCAGTCGTTCAGAAGAGAGCCCGGATGCATCGAATCGATGAGTCCGGTAAGAGTGAGATCTACACTCGGTTCTGGGAAGAACGAGCAAATGAGAAGAGGAAGATCCGTACCATAAATGGCAAAGTCATCTGGGATACTCCGGTATCTCGGGGGGAAAATCTAATACGGAGCGATTATGGCTATTACGTTAGAGAATATCCTGATGTACCAAGCACGGTATACACCTCGGAAGACGCTTATGGTTGGCATAATCAGATCGATGTTGTGGTCACGGCCTGGACAATGGATGGCCTACAGTATCGACTCAGAGCTGACCAGTACCAGCAGTGTATGGCAAGCCTTCATCGGCCAACTCCTGCCTACGAGTGGTACGGAATTGTACTATCAACAGAAATAATCAAGGAGAATGAAGAGAAATGGCCTATAGCACTTTTGGCGAAAAACGTGTGGACCACACTGTACAACCGATGTTCTTCGGTACTCCGGTTAACGTGGCTCGATACGACCGAGTCAAGTACGACGAGTTCAACGACCTGACGACTCGTCAGCTGGCGTTCTTCTGGCGTCCTGAAGAGATCGACCTGTCCATCGACCGCGTCGACTTCAACCAGCACATGCAGGAGCATGAGCGTCACATCTTCACCTCCAACCTGAAGTATCAGACCCTGCTGGACTCCGTCCAAGGTCGTGCTTTGGTTCTGGCATTGATGAAGATCACTTCGCTGCCTGAGCTGGAGAACTGGATCGAGACTTGGTCTTTCTCCGAGACCATTCACTCTCGCTCCTACAGCCACATCATCCGCAACCTAGTAGCGGATCCCGACGTTATCTTCAACGATATCGTCGAGAACAAGTACATTTCTGAGCGTGCTCGTTCGGTAACGGACCGCTACGACCGCTTCATCAAGATGGTCGATGAGTATTCCCATGCGGAAGACCTCGCGATGTTCGACCTGAAGGTCATGAAGCGTGACCTGTACCTGCTGCTGGTTGACATCAATGCCCTGGAAGCTCTTCGCTTCTATGTGAGCTTTGCGTGCTCCTTCGCCTTCGCTGAGCGTGAGCTCATGGAGGGTAACGCCAAGATCATCAAGCTGATCGCCCGGGACGAGGCCCTCCACAAGGAGGGCACCGTTACCATCCTTCGTCTTTTGCGTACCAGCGAAGACGCAGACTTCCGGGCAATCGCCAATGATCCTGAAGTTCACAAAGAGATCGATCTGATCTACGCATCGATCGTTCAGCAAGAGAGTGAATGGGCCGACTACCTGTTCAAGGACGGGGCTATGATCGGCCTGAACGCAACCATTGTGAAGCAGTACATGCAATGGATTGCGGATATCAACCTGCGTCTTATCGGTCGCCCGGCTATGTTCGGCATCAAGAGCAACCCGCTGCCCTGGATGTCCAACTACACCAACTCCTCTGATGTACAAGTTGCACCTCAGGAGACCGAACTGACCTCTTACCGTACTGCTGACCTTGCAGCAGATACTCATGGAGCTGATCTCGATGTGGAACTCTGAGTTTGAAGAGGCTGAACGTTTCGTTCGCCTCATCTCTATCCCGAAGAAGGCCGTAAGCGGTCCTGTCTTCATCGAAGTTCCGGAGGGTACCACCTTCCGGAATGAAATCCGTTGGCAGAACAATCGTCCTGTCATCATGGCTTCCTGCCCAACCCACCGCAACATGGTCAAGCTGCGTCTGTGCGTCTATCGCATTGCTGACGTACCGGTTGGCCGTGACATCTGTGGTCCGTACTGCCTGGGTACTTTTTACATGAACCTCGGCAAGATGGATACTTACGTGGCGTTCCTCGACGCCAACGTAGCAGAGTAACTTCAAGGGCCCTTCGGGGCCCTTTGAGCATTATCTTGCTCAAAATCCTCTAGACCAAGCCGATTTTGAGCAATAAGTTGCTCATCCACATTCCCTCGTATCCAGGTATAAGTACCTTGGAGGAACACATATATGATCGAAATAGATGAATTGGAGAACCGCTGTGCCAACGGATTGATGGCGGCAGCTGGTTGTCTTCCGATTATGACCTTGGCGTCATATCGGGCTCAAGAGGCTATGGCCCGTCCGAAGTCTTCTGTTAGAGCAGTCTCCTGGGGTTTCATCTCATCGGTAGCCCTCGGGGCTATATGGGCTGCAACTCCTTGGGCTAAAGAAGAGCCTACGGAGAAGGATGAGGCAGAAGTTCTGAAGGCGTATCAACCACGTATCGTGATGTCCATTGCCAACGAGATCGGTGAAGACATCAAAGAGACCGCAGACGACTATGCATACAAGATTGCCGATGAGGCAGGTAAGCGTCGTATGCGTGCAGAACGCTTTGAGAGCGTGCTGTGGGGTGATCGCTTCAAGCGTGAACACATAGAAGCACTGCATGACTCGGAACGCAGGAAGGACCTCAAGGAGCGTCTGATGCGTATCGATCCGGTGTATGGTGAGCGTCTGTTCTCATCGTACGACGAGGCGGCGGCTCGCTACTATGATCTGCCAGAGTGGCGTTGGATGGATAACATCGATGAGAAGGAGAAGGATCGCAGTAGTGGAAGCTACTATCGTAATCCGTACCTCTCGTCAGGCAAGGAGGATACCTCACGGCCTACCTCTAAGTCAGTCTTCTCGTACCGATCTCCTACTCTTGAGAAGAAGATCGATGCATCCAAGAAGGCTGCCGATGAGCGTAAAGCCGCAGCTGCCGTCCCAACCAAACGCTACGACACTTCCCGTTGGGATTCTGACGATGATGACGGTGAGGAGGTAGTGGTGCGGGAAACTCGTCACACTGACGTAGTAGATCGCCTCCTGGCGGGCGGCATAGACACAGACTTCGAGGATGAATCATGAGTTGGTGGGGTAACGGGTACCGTAGCGGGAGTACATATACGACCACTACTTCCAAGACCTCTCGTCGCCGTCCGAAAGATGGCGTCGACTTGGGGATCGAGGTGAATGTACGGCTTAAGCTGTACGAGCGTAGACACCTGAAGGGCCGCGGGGAGTCGGCCCTTGTGCAGTACCTCTTGCAGCATCCTAAGATAGAGGGCCTGCAAGTATCGTTCACCTGCCGCCGGGAGCAACTGCCCGAAGTGCTGGAGGCGATAGCAGAAAACAAGGAAGACATCATCAATATGAATGACTTCCAATTCGAGACATTCGGGGAGATGCTCCATGCAGTTGTGGAGAGTAACCTCGGTGTAAAACTGGATGACGACACAAAGGAAGCTTTGACAGGCAAATCCCACTCCGTACGGCCGGATAAAAGGGAGAAGCCGAAGTCAAGTGACCCTCTGTCACTCATTCGGATGAAAGGGGAGGATTGATCCTCCCCGCTCCTTTTTATATACTTCCGGGTATACACAAAGGAGACGGATATGAACACAATTGTCGTAGGAATTGCAGGATTGGCCGGTGCTGGCAAGGATACCTTCGCAAACTACCTCATCGAAGAGCTGAAGAAGTACCAGGTGAGCGTCGGCACGTATGCCTTCGCAGAGCCGGTTAAGCACGTTGCAGGATATGTTTTCGGTATGACCGAGGAAGAGCTTCACACCCAGGCTGGTAAAGCTGCAGTGGCTATTCATGGCTACGGCTTGACCAACCGTGAGATTCTCCAAAAGGTTGGTACCGAGAGCTTCCGCGACGTGTTTGCCCAGCAGATCTGGATCGACTTCGCTAATCGAGTACTGAGTGAGCGGACCGAGGTCTTTACCATCATCACCGATCTCCGTTTCGAGAACGAACTGAACTTCGTTCAAAGCAACGGCATTTCCATCCGGATCGACGCACCAAAACGGAACAAGATTACAGTGCCTGATCACCCGTCTGAACGCTTCGTGCAGAACATGCCGGTAGATGTCGTTGTTAGCAACGATGGCTCCCTGGCAGACTTGCAAGTAGCAGCGGCCGAGGTGGCACAAGTGCTGATTTTCCCTTTAGCTGAGCAGCTTCAGGGTAACATTGGAGCTAACTATGCTAGCCATTTCAAACCTGCCGTCTGACGGTAGTGATTGGGGTCCTATGGACCCCACCTTTTCTTTTAGCCATGACGTAAATTCCCCACTGCGAAATATCCAGTGCGGCAAGCGAGATCAGTATCCTCTAAACGAATTGGATATGGTCTACTCCCCAGAGAAACCTGAAGATATCCATACGATGCACTTCGTCATCGATGAGATTGAAGAAGAACCTGAAGATACCGAATATGTTTTCATTGATAGTCCAGTTCTTTCGTATATTAGAGCCAACCTTTCCCTACTCCCTAAGTGCATGGTTACGGATCCTCTCGGTGATGTTCACTATGTTTATCAATGCTACTCGTTCACGCGCCCAATCTATTACACGATTTCAGATAACATCGTGTCTATCAGCCGTAATCGCCCTGTTTATCCTTTTGGGTCTACTTGTAGCGATTTCGATGTATCTCTTCTCCTGGATCACCGTCCCCGCCTCGTAGAGGCAACCTACCTCTTAAGCTTCTCCCCTGTCGACACCATGATGATCTTTGGTGGGCGTTATGACGTCGTCGGGAAATTCTTCAAGTACGGTAAGGAATTCTGGGGAGATGTGAAGGAGCATCTGATGGATATCGTTCAGGAGCAGGAACGCCGTCGGATTGCCGAACAAAAGCTCTATAACTACACAGAAATGCTCTTCTCCAAGGTATAAGTATATTGGAGGTGGATAAGATGCCACCGTAACTTCGGAGAGTATGATGTTTCAAGTAAGAATCCCTATGGCAGGTCGATCTGCCAAGGATATGTTGGACTTCGCCCAAAGCAAGGCTAAGGAGCGTAAGGGATGCCTGATTATGGGCACAACGGAAGCTGGTCAGGTGCACGATGATGGTAAGCATCTTGCAAACTATCATTTTGACGCAGACCACATGGTCGTCAACGTACTCCACAAGCCCTTGTTCGTTCCCCAAGGGTTGGTAGAACGGGAATTACACAAGTTATTTGCGGCGAGCTAAGCCCCAGAGGGGCCAAAATTTAAGAAGGGCACGAAGGCCCTTCTTTTAGTCTGCAATCTCGAAGTGAGGCAGGTCGTTGAAGGAGTTATCCTTCAACTCCGTGTTCTGGTTCCAGTCACCACCCCAGCGTAGCTTGATGCCCATAGTGGCAGCGATGCCTACTACGAAGCCTGCGAAGTAACGCATGCGGTTGGTGTCGTTCCAGTCGATAGGGTAAGGCAGAACGTCAGCCGCCAGGGACGGAGTCTTGTTGTGCTTACCTTGCGGATACTTCAGCTTGGACTTACCTTCAGCGAAGGCCTTGTTCTGAGCTGCTTCTCCACGGTGACCCTCGATGACGGTGCAATCAAAGTGCTTGATGACTTCGTTGAACACCTTCTGCAGGCGTGGATCACAAGTTGCTAGCTTCTCCTGCGAAGCTTTACCGAATGCTGGCATTTACTTTCTCCCAGTTTGCTGGGACATCATAGGGATGTCCTTCATGTCAGAAGACTTGGACGAACCGAAGTAGTAGTTCAGGATAGTTGTCCACGCCGTGCCTAGCGAACCTAAAAGGATGTTCAGCACGTTTAGCATTGTACCCTCGACCTTCACGAAGATCAGGGTGAACAGGATACCAAAGAACCCTACTGTAACGGCCCCGGCAAGAGCACGGGGAGTCCAGTCTCGTAGTACGATCTCGCGTTGACGAGCGTCGGAACGATCGGCGAGATACATACCAGTTTCCTTAATGCCAAGCTCCTTCATCTTGACCTTGAAGTCGTTGTCTAGCTCCTTCATCTTGGTCAGAACTGCGGGATCACCCGTCTGAACAAGCTTCTCGAGCTTAGCTTCCAACTGGTCTTGAGTATCGCCTTCTGTGTCTCCTAGGAGACTGTCAGCGAGGAACTTAGTAGCCACGCCAGCAAGAGGACCACCAAGGGCAGTCCCCAGAGCTGGAGCGACAGTTTTAACCATGTCTCTCCATTCAAACACTGAATACCTCTACTACAGGCCCTCTTTGCTCAGTACTTTGATGGACAAGAGCCTTGAAGCTCTTCTTCATCGTCTCCATCGTACGCAGCAGCTGTTCCTTACTGTCGTACGCCACCGACATCTCCGAGTGTCGAACCAGCCGAGAGCCAAAACCGGAAGCGGGTTTGTTCGGATTGTACAGAGGATACTTGCCTAGCTCGTCCAGGTAGCACAGAGTCTGGTACTCTCCTAAGGTGCCATCTTCCTTGCGTTCGTGCAGAAAGATGTCCTTGGACACTTCAGACCCGTCACCTACCCGGGCCTTCAGTGTGTACTTGCCTCTCACGAGCTCATGTGTCAGCTCAAGAGTATTAGGCATATACGATTCTCCAAGAGAACTGCAGGGAGAAGGACTCATTTTTAGGTACGGCTCGGAATGTCTTGATGTTAAACATGTCGCCGGCCTTCTTGAACAAGCCTACTTCACTGATGTTCTGGTCGTTACCTTCATCCTGGGTCAGAGCGAACACTACGAGGATGTAATCCTGAGCGTCAGTATCCTTGGACGCCGTAATAGTGATCTTGTTGTTGTTGATGTTCAGCGGTGCGTACAGGTTGTTACGGGTAGGATCCGGGTTGATCGGACGCTTACCTTCCGGGTCCATGGTACCGCCAGTACCCACCTTGAAGCTCGTCAGGATGTCTGGACGAGCCATTTCGTCATACAGGAAGGATAGGTGGTGACGCTTACTCTTACGAGTGATCACGTTCTTCTCTTCGGTGAAGACGTTCTCGACGGTGCCATCAGCGAACACCTTGTCGATAGTAAGGTAGCCAAAGGCTACCGCATTCTCTACTAAATCCATCATTTCGTTACACCTTCTTGTAAATCTTCAGCGGCTTGTCCAGGTCTCCGTACACACCAGAACGGTTGAGGTACAGGGTATATCCGCCGTCTCTATCCACGTAGGCACCCTTCTCGTTATCTCGAGACATCAGGAAGGATGGCTCCAGATTGATCGTAGAGCGGTTCAGCAGAGCTGGGCGGTATCCGGTGAAGTCAGTAGCATCCGCTCCTCCCGCTGGGTAGCTCAGCTTGTTGTAGTCGAACTCGATTACCAAGTCGATCTCATCAGTACGAGGTACTGGGAAATAGGTCGGGCGAACCTTCACGTTACGCTCGATCACATATACCGCCCAGACGTGGCGGAAGATCTCTGCTACGACGATGTCTACTGTGTCGCCAAATGCCTGACGTGGAGGCACGTACATCTGTAGATTATGGCGAGACAGCAGTGGGTCTAAGCCTAGTTCTGAGATCTGGAAGTCAAACACCTCTTCTAGCATAGGGTGGTTGAAGCCAGTGCCCGGCGTTGAAGCGACTTTGCTACGCATCATTACGTCGTCCCACACTAATTTTAGTGGAACGTTACGCACAACTTTCATTTTGGAGTTGTCCAGGTCGAAGGAGATGTACACCTTCTTGAACTTCTCCAAGATCTCACTGGCAGTAGCCGAGTAGAGAGGGATCAGCTGCTTCTCAAGGAAAGTCTCGCCTTTATCTGCTGGATAGCAGCTCTTAGCTGGTACATTCCACTCCATGTTGTCGAACGACTCATTGATATCCCCACGGCGTCCACGGATGGCGGTGCTGCGAGTTCTGGAGATGACGTTGTCACCACGAGTACGGAACATAGGAGCCATGCGTGCACGATCGATGTCCTCAACAAACTGGAACTCAGGGACCCAGCCACCGATACCAGAACGGACCAGTCCATCCACGTTAACCCCAATGTCATCCGCATCAGAGTCATCGCCAAGACGCTTCTTCACGCCCATCGGAACTTGGTAGCGGTTGTACCAGTTCTTACCGCGGTAGAACTCAGTCTGAGGATTGTTACGGATGAACAGCTCGATAGGCAAGCCTTGCCCCAGGTTGTCTTCGATGGAGACGTCCAGCAGATACGAGAAGTCCTCCTTCAGATCAACGATTTCATCGCCAACCGGAGCTTGCCATACGAAGATCGGGAAGGTGTAGCTAGGTTTCACACGGTCCACGATCTCACGGACGGTCTGGTAAGCATCCAGTGACACACCTGCTTGCTTAAAGAGAACCTGGAAGGTGTGGTTCTTCAGGTGAGAACGCATCAGGCGATCTGTTACGTTACCAGGCACAGCAGGTGGCAGCTCGGTGTTATTCAGCAGCTGCTTAGGGATAAAGCTGTTGATCCACCAATCGCCATCCTTTTGATAGTCACGTACCTCGATCCAAGAGGCCAGCTGCTGGCCGGACTGGATGATGTCTCCTACTTCGATGTCTGGGCGGAAACCATACGGGATGTCGTAGTACTGGGATGCAGTAACTACGATCCAGTGACCATTCACACGGTCTTGGATAACGGATAGCACCTTCTCAGTCTGGCGGGCGTACGGCAGACCAAGAGCCAGGTTCAGACCTTGCTCGATGTACTGGATGTTAGGCCCATGGCCATATAGGAAGTACAAACCCTTCAGGAAATCTTTGTAGCGACCGATCGCCTTCTCTGGCGTCATATCAACTAAGTAGCCATACAGCTTCTCAAGCTGACCTTCATCCACGCAGTAGTCGGTTGCCCAGATGGCGTATTCCTCAACGCCCAGCTTAGTCGGACGCTTAGGGAAAGCCAGTTCGAACAGCGGACGATACAGCAGCAGCTCACCATCGTTGATCTCGAAGTGAACACCACGCTCCAACGTAAGGGTTGGAAGCAGAGGGCGGTTCATCAAGTACTTAACAGTAGTCACACCTTCAGGAAGACGGAAGCGAACCGATAGTCCTGGCTCTGGAGAGTCCTCTTGAGACAGACGGATCAGCTTGATCTGGGAGTTGTAGGTCTCCTGGATAGAATCCAAGGAGATGTTACCTGCAAGCTGCAAGAATCGGCTGTAGACGTCACCAAGTTGGAAGGTAGACGCCTCTAGGATCCCATCGACCAGCTCGGAATCCTCAAAGATGGACACCCAGAAGTCAGACAGACCATACAGGTAAGTAAGGGAACTTTGGTTCCCTTCGTTTACGTTTAGGCCAAGCTTGCTGGCCGGGGAGATGAACATGCTTATCCTCCGTTAACTACGAAGCGGTTAAGCAGGAATTTCTGTGTGGTGGACAGGTTGAAAGTATCGTTGATAGTTCCAGAGGCCACTTCCAGGTTCTTGTTTACTGCTGCGTAGGGAATCTCGATTGGGGTTACGATACCCTTGATCCCTGCGTCATCCAGGATGGCTGTCAGCTCCGATACGTAGAAGATGCCACCACGTTTGATGCCTTCGACATACTCACGAACAGCCTTCTCAGTTGTCACTGCATCGTACACCACAGGGCTGTGAGTACTGATGTTAACATCAAGCTGCACCGGTTCAAACCCGCGGGCCATGTAGTTAGCACAAACGACGCGGTTTAGCTTAGCCTTCAGGTATTCCTCGATGTCGCTGATGCCCACGAAGGACTTCACGATCAAGGATGCAGTGCTGTCTTTGTGCATATCGCCAAAGGAGATCTTCAGTTGCTGACGAGCAGACAGACCAAAGTCCTTCAGAGGGTTTACTGGCACGCCATTGTTGTAGCGAGTACCTTCAGAGATCGTTACGGACATAGGAGCATTAGCAGGCACCAAGTCGTCTACCCCATCTGGATCACCTGTTACTGGCGAGCGAGATACGTGATAGATCGGACCCTGGATGTACACATCGCCGTGTTCATCGGTGATGTACTGCTTGACGGTCTTGGTGATTGGCGTACTGCAATACACATCGACGTGTCCACCAGACTTGTAGGTGATGTGTCCGCCCGGGGCGTCCGGATCGTTGATAGTTACCTGGTCACGGTACATCTCCTTGTCACCATGGCCAACCACGAGAATATCCCGTACATAGTCAAAGACGTCATGTAGACGAGCCTCGACAGATGGGTCGTTGATCAGGTTACGAGTAGAGATAGCCGTCGGAGCACGGGTTACCATCTCAGTGTTCTTCTCACGAGCCACAGCTGCCTTCTCAAGGTATAAAACGGTACCTTTGATGAAGTACGGGGAGAAAATCGTGAAGTAGATCAGGTCGCCTTCCTCAAGGCTGTAGTCTTCTGACGGAGCCTCAGAGATCAGGGACAGGTCGGCATACCACAGATCTTCCGCAGAGTCGTACTGCATGTAAGTAACGCCTGGCACCGGTGTGTTTGTCGGAGGATCTACCGTCAGGGATGCCTGTGGGTAGAACTTACGCTCGTTATCCGTGGAGAAGTACGCTGTAGATGGGATCTGCAGGGACTGTGGACGGTTGCCCGGGAAGGCAAAGTACAGACGAGCACGCACAACGGAGTTCTCACCAGCCTTACGGGTGATGAAGAAGTTGGACAGGATCTTATCAGCCGTCTCTTCTGGCGTATCGTTGGTGATATCCTTGATGGACATCTGTTCGAAGTACACAGCGATTGCCTTGTTAACTAACGCAATAAGCGTAGCACTAGGACGGATCACCATGTCTCGCACACCGGTACCTTGACGGAAGTCTACTTCCGGGAACTTCGATTCCAGATACTGTTGGGCGAACACTTCGGCCTGGAGGACGTCGTCACGAGTCAGCTCCAGTTCATTCATAATTCCGAAAATGTTAGACATCATTTACCTCATGCGTTGAAGACCATACCGGTGCTAGTGAACGGGACGGAGATTGGGGCAGACTTACCGGCCTTCGTGAGAACACGTAGCTGCACGATAGTGTACTCGTCGCCCTGTCTTGCATCCAGTACCTCTACGCTATCCATTTGGGATTCAAGACTGTACTTATTGCTGTTCAGGATGTTCTTCGCTTGATCTACTGCTGACTTCACGCTGACTTCGATGGCAGATTTAGCCTCAGAGGTCGAGTAAGTCCCGACGTTCGAGTACTGCATGAAATCCTGGAAGTCCGTGCCAAGAGAGGTGTTGATGACATCGCTGCCTCTTCTCGTAGTCAGGCACTTCAGGAAGACCTGCACGACCTTCTCAACACCGGTGATTCTCCGAGGGGTTGCCCCTAGCGTGAATTTCAGCTTGGAGTTAGGGAACCCGTCTGGGAAGTCAAACAGCAGTAAGTCATAGCGGTCGTTCTTTCGCAGGTTCACATCGTTACGTAGACGACTTGTCATGGATTACCTCTGTACTAGTTCTCTCCCTTGCAGCAGGTTTTTGCTAACCTGGTGGGAGTATTTCCACTGATCACCTACTCGTCTTGCCTCAGCGGCTGCATCGGCTAGATAGCCTTTACGAGTGGTAAGGCGGAGTTCATATTCGTGCTGGAGGGACTCAACGTCCCGATAGGCTGTCAGCATAGCCCCTTCAGATCGGCTGGCACTCGAGTCGATCCTGGATTGGATCGAACGTACAAGCGTATCTAAAAAAATACCGTTGAGATAATCTTGAGGCTCTCCTAAAGGAGAAGCGGGGTCCCCATGGAACCCCGCGACTGCATCAAGATACTTCTGAACGGCATCGTATAGCTTGCTGACCTCCGATGGAGTGTCTACTGCCATATTACCATTCTCCGTAATCCTTGATGAGCTTCTCTACCTTCTCACGCAGCTTACGAACCGCATAGTTGTATGCGTTGATGTTCATGTTCATACGTGCTGCGGTCTGACCGGCTGGTACATCATTAGCACGATCATTGAAGAGTTCAAGCTCTTCTTTGGTCAGGTGGCTCTTGATGTAGTTTAGCTTGATGGCATCTTGATTGAAACCACTATGCTCCTTGGCATAAGTCGCACCAGATTCACTGAAATCGTTGAAGATCAGTGTGGCGAACTTGCTGGTTTCCTTCTCTGTCCACCCAAGCTTATGGGCCAGCTCTTTGTGGTTTGGCTGACGACCAAGCTCATCTTCCAGCTGGGTACGAGCGTTGTTGTACTGACCATACAGACGCTGCTTGTCTTCCCCCATATCCGCAAAGTTCTGGTGCTGGTAGTTCAGACGCTTGGTCTTCTGCACCCAGTTGTAAGCGTGAGTGGACAGCTTAGTGCCTTTGTCCGGGCTGTACGTGTTGATTGCACGGATGGTCCAGCTAACGGCTTCACCCTTCAGGGCTGACTGCGGCAGGGAACCAGACAGAGCGTTCACTTCCTTCAAGATGATGGGTTTGAGGCTGTTAACCAGATCCCGCAAAGCTCTCTTGTCGCCGGTACTTTTCCAGCGAGTGTAGAGCTCCATATCCCGATCGCCTAGATTGGCGTTCGTTTGTGCCTGAGTTAGAGGCGGCTTGTTATCTTCATCGAACATCTTAAACCTCTTGTGTTAAGTTGAAACTCGTAACGACCATGTACGTGTAGTTCATCAGATAATCTTGCATCAGTCGACTGCAACGACGAAGGACAAAGCAGTCCTTCGCATTAGATGTTTTAGACAGGTAGCCGCCGTTGTAGATTTCCTTAGGGATTGCGTAAGACCATCTACGAACGGTGTTGATGCCGGTACTTTCCAGTTCTCCTTGGGCGTCGGACGAACCGACGACCTTGGAGGTACTATCCACGTCGCTAGGAGACCATTCAGGATACACCATAGTACTTATACCTCGTTATTCAGCATATGGGCCTTGACCCATCCAGATTTGACCTTCTTCAGCACGACGCTGGACAAGTCCATTACTCACCTTGCCGCCAGAGCGGTTGTACAGCTTCATGGCGACCGGGACGTTGGCCCAATCCTTGGTCCGCAAGGCTGTGTTAATGGCTCTGAACTTATCATCGCGAGAGTAGAAGTACTCACCTGCGTTGTAGCTGAATGAAATCAGAGCGGTCCTCTTGTTGTTATCCATCTCATCCCAGTACGGGATATTACGTAAGATGGATACATTGAATCTCACGCGGTATTCCATCAATCTCACAGCTCTAGTCTGGTCAATAGCTGGGTCGCTCATACGAACAGGGGTACCGTCTTCGTAGAAGCGGCAGCCGTACCCGATAGTAGCGTATCCAGACCCATCGTCGTAAGGATGAGGGATGAAGTCTTCCTTCGCAACCAGATACTTAAAGACTTGTGGGGGAATATCACCGCTGGATGGCTCAAAGCCTAGATCGCCCAGCTTGACCGTGTTAGTTGGCTGTCCAGCTGCAATGACGACAGGAGTGATCTTGTCGTAGGTCAGGAACGGACTAGCCTCGATCTCACGGAAGCCTTCTGCGATACCTGTAGGTGATTCTCCACCTTCGGTCTTCTCCAGGGCAGTTAGCTTAGCACCGACCGAGATCAGCTCCCAGCCACCTGTTTGAGCCTTCTCACGGATTTGCTCCAGCTCGGTTCTTGTGTAGTTGTGCACATACTGTACCTCTACCTTGTCACTTACGTGCCACATCGAGATATCCACGAATTTCTGTCCCTCTTCACAATAGTCGCGTTCGACTGTCGGTAAGCTGACGATGTTGCGGGCTACCAGGTTCAAGTTACCAAGAGTGGAGTAGTACAGGTTGTAGGCTGTATCAATCCCATCTTTAGCGGCTTGATCTGTAGAGCCGACGTCCCATACGCCGCCTTTACGTGTGACCGGGGACGCTTCACCTGTGTTCAGGTCTTGAAGCATTACTGGATTTGCCGCACCAACGCCAAGTACCTCGCCGTAGAAACGGCAGGCAATCTTATAGGCGGTCATGTTGGAGAAGATGCGAGGATCTTCGTCCAGACCCAGGACTTGGGCAAGCCATGGATCAACAGCAGGGATGAAGCAGGAGGCCAGCTCCGTGTAAGTCATGGCAGAAGCCATGCCGACAGTGGTGCTAGAGTATCCGGCAGCATCGATGCTGTGGGTTACGCTTGAGCAGAAACCGTGATAGCTATCACGTTGCGGTGACGGATCGATTACATCCATCGGGTAACCCGCGATGATATACGGGTTGAATACGCAGTTTACCTGGCCGGTACGAGATTGGGCATGCGACATGGCATACTCCTTATCCGCAATAGCAAACCCCATACGTTGGTTGTCAGATAGACCAGATTCAGTACCCCAAGGGTTCATGCTAGCTTGTCCTTTCGGATAGGCTTTAGCATAGGCCTTTCCGTAGCTGGCAATTTCTTCCTGCTTCTCAGTTGGTAGCTTCTTAACAGAGAATCCAGCTGCTGCCTTGTCCCACTCAAACACTGTCGTAGTAGGGATTTTGACTGGAATCCCCTCCTCGCTAGTAGAAGCAGCCGGCTTATCGGACTCTGCCGGAGTATTCAGCTGCTTATGAGTATCCGCTTCGGTATTCTTGTTGCCCCGCTGGTTGTTCACGTTGTGCTTAGTGTTAAGCAGTGAGTACCACATTGGGAACTGAGAGATCTGCGGACGGATACCCGTACCCCACTCATAGACGCCTACCTTGCTCGTGTAGGCCATCATAGTGGCGTTCAGGTTGGCAGCCTGCTTGATACGAACGCTATGTGGAGCCAAGTACTGCAACTGCACAGGGGTGTTGCCGGCATCACCTTTCTCTAACCCCGACATGAAGACCATACGGCTTGGGATGTCGAAGTTGCTGAAGTTGATGCTGAACGAGTCGTACATGTACGGCAGGATCACGTTGCAGATTGGCGAGTAGTAGAACGGCATGTTCGGCTTCACGATCGTCTCAACGGTAGATCCATCACCCTTGATAGCAGGACTGTTCAGGAACGCAATGCTGTAGTGGCAGAAGTTCAGGAATTCAGCTACCAGGTTGGCAAAAGACACCTTTTGGTAAGCACTCATCCACTCTTGCAGAGCTGACTGCACCATTTCTGCCATGAGAGCAGTAGCAAAACCTGCTGTCTTAGCAAACGGCGGAGAGATAATCTTCAGGACGCCGACTGAGTTCTCCATAGAGCCCTTAGTTGGGTCGGTCACTCCGCTTAGCTGCATGCGGTCGCCTTGAATGGCTGACTCGAGGAATGGGTGGCCGGTCATCTTGATGAACATCTTCAAACCTTCTTCCACTAGAGGGATGTACATCTCCTCTGCGGCTTCAGATGAAGTAGTGCCGGTTAGGTTGTACGCATCGAACTTGATGGTGTTCCACAGGGCTACGATAGCCCCTGGAATGCCTTGCAGCTGCTCAAATCTATCCAATGCATTGCGGGGAAGTCCATTGATATCGCCTACGGGGCCGCTACCTTGTTCCTTCTTCTCAACCCCTACTTTACCCCTCTCAATCCCCTGCATGATACGGGTAAATGCAGTCCCGCTCCCCATTAGAGAGGACTTAACAGAACCGTCTACGTTGGCACCATTAGCTGATAAGCCTTCAATGCCGAGCCCGAAGAAAGTCAAAGCAATTTCCTGCAGAATGTATAGAGGATGTACACATTCCAATGTCACCATGGCGTTGGCACCACCCCCACCGATAGACTTGCTCTCACCGATGTTGATGGCTACGCCTGAGAAGATCTGCTTGTATGCCTCACGAGAAGCTTGGTCTGCCTTGACGTCGCTGCTGTAGTCAGCTCCTTCCGCACTAACAGAGTCTTCCTTAGCGATATCGTAAGGGGTCTGTGCCTCATTAAAGTCACGGTAGAAAATGTGGACCTTCGGGTAGTAGTTCTTGCCGATTTCTACCATACCATCATAAGGAGGCAGGTAGACAGTAGCTCTAGGGAGATCCCCCATGGCTGTAGTCACGCTGGCTGAACTAAAGGGGACCTCGATCCCCTCAATGTACACGCGAAAGTCGGTGTATAGGTGGTCGCCACCCAGTTCGTTAATTGATCGCACTTCCGTACACTCCGTAATATGCTGTCATGATGAGGGCTCTTTCGAGCTCATCCTTCACCGTCATAGTGTAGTCTACCTCATCTGAGTTCATTTTCAGAGCACGAAGATTGCCTGCAAGCTTATCCATCGTTTGATGATCGATGATTGTGCTGTAAAGAGCAGATCTGATTGGCAGTGGAGTAGACGGAACAGACTCGATACCCATCAGAGCTCCCGAGTAGGTGTTACCCAGGTATTCCAGGAAGGCACCTGAGTCACCTTTGAGGGTCACCACGGAGCCCACAGGAGGCACTGTGAGCGTACTCTTCTTACGAGCCATAGCTCCGGCTAGACAAGCCTTACAAACGCCTCCAGGGGCCGTACAGGTGCTTGTATCGCGTACTCTGAGCTCGTACACACCCTGACGCCACAGGTTCTCCAGGTACGCCTGGGTGATAGGTTGTCCGTTGGCCAGGTTAATCATGCCAATTGTGTCTGTTTCTGCTTGTAACTTAAGGCCTACGAGCGTCTTGCAGTCCTCGATGACCACCTTGACCGTCGGGTAGATAACCCGACGGGCAAAGCGATAGAGGTCCATGTCTCGCTTAGGCGTTACGTTAAAGATGTTCTCAAGGAACAGAGCGTTCGCATAAGAACGGTTACCTAAAGCCATTGTATCTCCTTAGATCTCATCTACGTCGATGACTGCACCGTCATCAGCGGTCTTGCTGGCCGCCTTCTGAGTACCCTGAGGAGTACCACGGATAGGACCAGGGTTAGCACGGCTCTTCATGCGAAGGATTGCTTCGGCATCTGCAGAGCTCACGTAGCTTCCACCAATGATTTGAGCTGAAGAATCTCCCGTGCCACCGCCAGTAATCAACAGACCGTTATCGATGAACGAGCCGATCTTATCTGCGATAGACTCTGGGAAGTTCACCAGATCACCTGCCCAGTCCTGGAAGTAGTCAACAGTGCTCTCTGCATACTCGATCGCGTTGGTCACCGAGCTGATTGCACCTAAGACTTCATCCACAGCACCTTCTACGGCACCTAGATACGCATCGACTTCGTATGTGAAGTTTCGTACGTAGTCTACAACACCGTTGATCTCATCGGCAATCTGCTTGAGCGGGTCAGTGATAACCGACAGCCAGCTGGAGAAGATGTTCGCCAATTCTTCCGGAGTAATCCCCAGGAGATCTTTCAGGTCAGGCAGAGAGTCAACCAAACGAGTGTATGTACCGCCAATCCCCAAGGTAGCAGTCTTATCCACACCAGACATCGTCACGGACGTACCGTTGATCCGAGCGGTTAGGTCTGCAGACTTCTTACGTGCCTGCGATTGCGTGTAGGTTGGGATTTGATTACGGGCACTCTCGAGGAATGTCTCGTTCTGGTAATCCTTCAGCTGTCCATCTTCACCCATGAAATAGGTGTCAGTGGAGCGGAAGATGACCTTCTTCGCGATGAACGACATGGAGAATCCCACGTCAGTATCACGAGCTGCGTTCTGGTTGATCTGCAAGGCACGAATAGAACCGAAGAAGGTCGCATTAGGCGTAGAGATCTGCACCAGAGCGAAGTTCTTGGCAGCCTTCGTACCGCGGATATGGTTGTTGTACAGGGTGACGAAGCGGACGAACTGGTCGTTGTCTAGATCGTCGATCACTAAGCCTGATAGTTGTAGATCAACCGGGTTGTGACCGTAGAAGTACACTGACTCTCGCCCACCGAAGGTGTGGAAGACCTGGTGCTTCTCGGTCATGCTGTAGCCGATATCCGATACGAGGAAGTTGATGTAGCCACTCTCGCTGAACATCTGACGAAGAGCGTTAGCTTCGTGAGAAGGTGCTCCGGCGATGATCTTGCTGATATCGTCGTTAGTCAGATCCTTCGGCAGAGTCAGACGGATGGTACATACTTCACCACGACGGGGATTGTTACGATCAACAGCATTGTAACGCGGACGGACGGTGAACAGACGTTCACCCTCCTGATTAATCCGGCGTGTATCGTATTTGCCTTCAGCCATTACTTCTTCCCTAGCGTAGTAATACGCATCACATTACCGCCCTCGAGAATCTCTCTTTGAGCGAAGATGCCCCCGAGTTGCAGGGGCATGAAGTTGGTGCCAGTGCCGGCGTTCTGTAAGCGGATCCCCTCAATAGAGGTCTGAACCCGCTGTTTGAACATCTCGGTCGGCGTCATGTTTTTCAGCTTGACGTTACTCATTTTTGGATTGTCCCTCCTAGGCCTGGGTTTTTACCCACTGAAGAAGATGCCGGTGCCACAGTACCCTTGGACAGAGTCTTATCCAACTTATCCAGTGTTGTACTGAGTTTAGACATCACTTCAGAGTCAAAATTGGAACCCTTAGAGCCGCCTTGTGGGCGGTTTTCGCGAAGCTCTTGGGTAAGATTCTCCATCGCCTTAGCTGCACGACCGATACCTTCACCGGACGAGTTGATAGCCTTAGTGGCATCAGCAAAATCCTTGATGAAGTGCAGATCCATACCGCCTAAAGCTTTGACGTCATCGCTAATACGCTTATTGACCTCTCCCATCTGCTCTTGAGCATGGCCTTCAGCTCGAGATTTAGTTACCCAAGCCTCTAGGCCGCCATCACCTGCGACTCCATGAGTGGTGGCGGATAATCTCTCGGCTGCGATTTGCATCTTCCCATCGCCAGTTTCTAGAGCTGCTTGTACTGCAATGTCCTTCAGCACCTCCCCATCAGCTGTTTCGGTCAACTGGTCGAGGTTATATTTGAACTTCTTGCGGATAGAGCCAAGGCTCATACTGGTAATGCCTGCGGCTCCTCGCTTGAGGTTAGCGTCGAACTCTTCTGAGGAGATGCCAGACAAAGCTGCAACCTTACGGGCCTCTTCGACCTTAGTCTTCTCAGCATCCGACAGCTTATCTAGCGAAGTACCTGATTTGATCTTGTTGGCGATAGTACCCATATCAGTACTGCCGATACGGTCAAACATCAGGTTCACAATCTCATCGCTGGAGTGATCCTTAGACATCTTGTAGGCTTCGGTTAGGATATCCCGACCGTGGCTCTCCATAGCCCCTTGGACTACAGAGTCATCCCCAGACCAGTTGTTCCAAGCGGTCCAGTTGTCATCCACTAATTTGGCCTTCAGAGCCTTATCTGTAGCTGCCTTCATAGACTTCAGATCGATGTTCTTCTCGATAGACAGCTTGGAGTTGTCTCGCAGCAAGCGAACGTATCTAGCCGCTGCTTCCCGATCAGTTTCGTCATCGAAGCGAGAGTATAGAGCACCCTTAGCCTTCTTATTGGCAGTCATCAGGGTATCTACACCCTTCTCCCAATCCTTCTCCTTGCCGGTCAGCAAGTCTTTGATGGTCTGGGCTTCTCCATATAGCTCGCTATCTTCGTCTACGTTAAGCATACGACCAATGGCGCCTAAGGTCTCATCATGACGGCCATCTAGGACCAGTCTGCTGTTACCAGAAGGCGTGATCAGGTTGAAGCCGGTTTGTAGACGCATGCGGTCGATGGTCTTCTTACCGTCAGGCCCTTCCTTGAAGGTGTAGTTCCAAGCATCACCTTCTGCCTGCAAGCCTTGAGCTCTGGCTTGAATCAGATTCCACGCATCCTGGAAGTTAGCCTTGAAGCCAGTGATACCGGCCATCATATTGTTGGCACCGCGGTCCATGCTGCGGCCTAGTTCGCGGGTATCGGCAATCAGAGTACCTACTCCTGGCATGTTGGTAAACAGGCCAGTCATTCCGTTTTGGTTAAGCTGCTGCATCATGGTACGGGTAGCACCAGACTGAGCTGCCTCACGGGCACGTTCTTGATAAGTAGGATCTTGTACGGCCTTCCAGTTTTCCAAGGTCGCACGGATTTCTTCATCGCCAAGCCCCATGGACTTCATGATGATAGGTAGGGAACGCTGAGGATCCTTGATGTTACCTTTCTCGTCCAGGAAGTAGTTGCCAAACTGGGACATCATCTGCTTAACAGATTTGACCTCAGCATCGATCTTACCAGTGCTAGCCAGCTGCTCAGATAGACGAGCCTTGCCGTTCACGATCATATCACCCATCATGGCAAACGGATCTTGGGCAAACTGATTACCGAACTTCGACATAGTCTCAACTAGGTTAGCACCCATAGGCATGCCTGCATGAAGACCCATCATGTTAGCCTGGCTGCCAGTTAACTTCAGGAACGCCTGCATGGAGTTCTGAGTTGCACCCTCTACGCCTCCCAGCATTGCCAGGTTTTCAGTAGAGATGATGCCTGCCTTGTAAGCATTAGCAAAGCCTGCATGCGTACCGATGGCTGCCTTTTGGCCCAGAACAGGCAGAAGCCCTTGACTCTGGAACATCAGCTGACCTTGGTTACCCACGGTGTTCATCAGCTGCTCTACCGCTACGCCGGACATAGCGGAAGATACGCCGATGCTCTGCATAGTACGACGTGCAGCAGCCGGATCAGTGATGCCAGCGGCCTTCAGGCGACCCATGTACTCAATAGCTGTCTTCACGGAATCCGTATTGGCTACGGCCATGATCAACTTAACGGTGTCAGCCATGTTGGCCACACGCTTCTTCATATCGTCAACGTTCATGTTGCCGATATCATTCAAGAGGCCTTGCTGCATTGCGTAGTCAGCCATGATGCCCATATCTTCACGCTTGAACGCAAGATCATTGGTACCAGACTGAGTGAATGCTTCTGCCAACTTAGCTGCATGTACTGCAGAAATACCATATCCACCGCCTACAGCCCCTGCTCCGCCACCTACGAAGGTGTTAGCAGTGTTAGACAGCATGGCGTCTTCGTTACGGCGAAGGGAGATATACGGGTCTGCTACGTATCTGTTGGCTACAGTTGCTGCTGCTTGAGCTGCTAACAGTGGAACTGCAATGCCACCTACGGCTGAACCGATAGTTGCACCTACTGCTCCCATGCCGCCAGCAATCGCACCAGAACCAGCAAAGCCTAACCCTTTAGCACCCATGTTGATAAGGCCGCCAGCTCCACGGAAGACGTTCTTACCAAATCCTGCACCAATACGAGCACCTAGGCTTTGCTTAGCCTTAGTGGCCATTGCGGCACGAGCTGCGGCCATACCGGCAGTATGCCCCTTGGCCTGGAAGAAGCCTTGACGCATGTACTCGGTAGCCCCATAGAAGCCTTTAGCCAATGGGTTAGCTGAACGAACTTGGCGGTTGAAAACCTTGTTGGCAGCCCACCACGCAGCAAGTGGAGTACCCCACTTAGTAACACCATCTACCAAACCATCCCAGTGGGTGTCGTCAACCTGCTTACTCAAAGCATAGCTATGAGTTAGCGGATCTGACGCGAAGGTAGTAGTGTCACGAAGAGGGAGAACCGACTCGGCGAAGGCCGCCGAGTACGGGTATTCCATTGCATACGGGTTATATGGGTCTTGCTCGAAACTGTATGCTGGTCTGAAGTTGGACATGTATGCCGGCGTGGTGTACGCCGGGTTAATGCCGAAGCCATCATACGTTGTGATTGGAGTTTGGAATTGATCCATTACAGTAACCCTTCTAATCCGCTTACGGCCACACGTTCGTTGCCGTTTCCGTCTCTTTCCACATGAACTTCAGGAGAAAGATTTCGTACCACCTGTTCGTAGTACTCCAACATCTCTTGATGTTTGTCCTGTTTCTTCTTACCGAGGTACCAGAGGTCTTCGGTATACTGCTGCAAGAGACTACGCGAACTCTTAGGATCACCGAGGGAAGCTACCATCATAGCCGTGAGCTTCCGGGACTCTCTAAGCTTTCGCTCGGATAAGAAGGCCCGGAAGGTCGTATCCCTAATAGAGCCCATGCGTCCCGGGTTGATTCCATCTAGATAGAGCTCAACCCGGAATTTGGCCCACGGCTCTTTTAGAAATTTTCCTGGCCGTACTGGACAGCTGCCATGACCTTCGCATCGAACTTGCCGAGAGCGTCGGACAGGACTACTACAGTCTGGCTCGGCAGGTCAGATACGACCTTATAGCGATCCTTAACCTTCATGTCACGGTAGTCTTCACCGTTCCACTCAGCCAGGGAATACGCCAAGGTCAGCAGGCTTGATTGGTTCTGGTAAGCCAGCAGGGTCTCGAACTTCATAGCGTCGAGACGGCTGCTGATAGTCAGATCCTCTGCGGCAGAGCGAGTTTGGAATACGGCATGGTACTTACGGCCGATCTGAACACGTTCTTCGTACTTGCCTTCGAACAGCAGAGTATCGAAGATGTTCAGCATTTCCAGCTTCTCTTCTTCAGTAGGGCCTGCCGGCTCTTCAGTCTCCGCATCCTCTTTCAGGGCAAGCTCCGCCGGCTTGTCAGCCTCTTTCTCCTTCGGCTTCGAAGGCTCTTGTTCATCAAACAGAGCGGCGGTTTGGTCTTCCTCACCGAGTACGAAGTCGGGTTGGTCAATAAAAAGTTCTTGAGTCTCTTGCATAATTGCCTCACGGTATCCATTAGTTTAGGTCACTCAGTGTAGGTGAAATCGCCTGTCAGGTACTGGTATCCCACGTTCCCGAACACGACCGCATGCATCCAATCGTCCGGCTCATCCGGGTGGTGACGGTACACACGTTTACCTACCATCGTCTCCTCTTCGAAGACGCTCAGGGCATCTTTCCAGTAGCCTTCGGTCAGCTCCCAGGACGGGCACATGAAACGATCGGCACCAAGACGCCACTTCATCATTACGTTGTCGATTGCTTGAGTACGGTCTGCAGCCAGGAATTGGCCGTTAGAGTCCCAACGCAGTCGCTTACCAGCCGACACGTACTGTACCATGATAACCTTATCATGACCCAGTTCTTTCTGCATCAGCTGACCTTGAAGAACACCGACCCCGCGGTCGGAAGCTACCATGCTGGCGTTCCAGCGACGTGCGATTTCACATACGCTGGCGACTTGATCAAGAATGTGGATTCCCTGCATCTTCCGAGACTCCAGCAGGTAGCACTTGCCATTATAGTCGTATCCGAGCACAACTGCGACTGTATATGACTTCTCACTACCGGTAACCGACCAGTCCACACCAACGACAGTTGTCTGGATGGTTGGCAGGATAGCCTTGCTGACTTCATCAAGCGGCTCACCTTTAGCTAGTGCCAGGCCGGGCCATTGCTTCCAGGTATCTACGCAGCACTTCAGAGCTTCACTCATGGACAGGGACTTACCTGACAAGTCTGTAGCAAGCCCGAACACTTCGTTCGCCAGAGTAGCTGGGGTGTACAGACCGCCTTCCTGTGCGGAGATCACTTTGTCATACAGACGCGGCCAACGCTTAGGAACACAGTTAGCACCGATAACAAGCTGCGGCAGGTGGAAACCTACGACCTTCTTGATGGTTGGTCTAGTAGATACCCAAGTACCCTTGTTCACGTCGATGAACTTACCGCACTTAACGCAAGTAGGGCCATCTGGGTGAGAGCAGATCTTAACGCATGTGTCATAGTCGCCCGGGATGTTCCAATGGTTGCAGTGAGTGCACTTCATGGCCCATTCAAGTTGGTTACTACGAAGCCAAAGCTGCTCGAGAGTGTTCGAGACTGACTTACTGGTGCCGGCCATAACTTTGAAGCCATGGTCAGAGGCGTTAAGGATTTCGAAGATTGGTGGTAGGGCATCGAAGGAGATGTCCTGTACTTCGTCTACAGTCAGAAGGTCCGCCATGATACCACGAATACGGTCCGCATCAGATTCAGTCTGAGCGTAGGACAGGTAAATCGTGGAGCCGTTGGAGAAGCTCTTTTCGTAAACGTTACGGGAAGTACCGGTGGAGCGGAAGTACTTCTTCACCAAAGGGCTGTCCATGAAGCTATCCAGATAGGCGTTCGAGAAACGCTTGGCCTGAATCTGGAATGGTGCAATGTACAGCGAGTTGAAGTACGGCAACGCAATACTCTTAGACACCAAGCGGCCACCGAGAGATACGGACTTACCGATCTGACGGCCAGCCTTGAACACCATCAACTCCGGGTCGATGTCATAGATCGCCCGGAAGGGTTCGTACTGGTCGAATCGTAGCGGATATCCCTTCAGCTCCAGCAGGGATGCTGCTAGCTGTGAGGCCGTGGCGATACGAACGCTTTTCTGTTTAATCATTAGGGTTCTCCTTGATTACTGATTATAGTTTAAATCCAGAGATTTCGTTATAGTCATAGCTAAAAATAGATTGGATAAAGTTTCAACATTTTGAAAACCCCTGGTATAATAACTGTGTAGGCAAGTACGCTACGCTTACACATTTACCGAACCCAAATCATATCTTTTAGGAGAAATGCCATGTCTATTACCTCTACCGTAGTTAAGATCCAAGGCCAAGCCGATGTAACCCTGCCGCTGGTTCTGACCGCTCAGGAAGTCATCGCCCAGATGACCAGCCAGGATCTGAACGGTATGAACAACAGCACTTCCGAGTCCGGCTCCGTGCGTACCATCACCTTCACCAAGCGTACCGGTACCAAGGGCGCCGAGATCACCAGCACCGTGCTGAAGATCGAAGGCTACTCCGACGTGACCCTGCCGATGGCCCTGACCCTGGAGTCTGCTCGTGAGCAGTACCGCTCCGTGGATCTGTCCGGCTACAACGCCAACGTGACCGAAGACGGCTCTGTCCGTACTCTGTCCTTCACCAAGCGTACTGGTACCAAAGGTAACGATTAAGTTACCTCTGGCCGGTGCCAAAAACGGGGAGCCTTCGGGCTCCCTATTTTTTTAGTCTCTGCAGAGAGGTTTCTATGTACTTCTGCTATACGAAAGAGTTTGATATTAGCAGAGCAAGAGCTAACGGAGTTCCTCGGATCAGCAGCGTATCTCTGGCTACCTTCGGCAGCTGGCAGGTATCTCGCACCCCATCCCCAGAGCACTACGGATTCATCAACTCGCCATCACTTGAAGAAGGTCTTAAAGACTTCCTCAATTATGGCTTTGAGGAACTTCGTAAGGTTGAGTTCACAGACTTAGCCGACGGGGAAGTAGAGAACTTCCAACGGATGATTGCGATTGACATCCAGAACATCTGTAAGGAGTTCTTACAACAGTCTGATGATAGCGGTTGTTTTTCAATAATCAACGTGATTCAGACGGCACTGAACGACCTGTACGAAAAACTTGGAGTATCCAGCGGGCCATTCATCATCTCACACCCTCCGGTAACTACTGGAGCCCTGCGAGATTTGGTTCGTGGAATTATCTCCAACGCATCTACTGGTATGCGTAAGTTCTTTCCTCCGCGTATTGCGTCGGAAACTACCATGCAGACCTGCCGTCCAATGATCAACACGCATCGCTTCGAGAGCTCAGAAGGATTTCAGCATTCCATCATCAAATCGCTGCGTCATGGCCCTACTTTGGAAGCCTTAGAATATGTCGGTGAAGATGATGTAATCTCGCTGAACGGGTTCGAAATCGATCTCGATGATACTCCGCTGACTCGCCGATATGTGCGGTTCATCCAGCATTTGGCACATAAATACTCCCCGTATCGCCTGCAGGTTCGCCTGCATAGCCAATCCAGGAGTATTCGTATAATGCCACTCATCGAGCAGGATTACATTATCGAGGCAGCGTTCGAACGCTTCCGCGGTCACATCCCTTGTGAGTTGCCGGAAGATCTTCCTTTAGAAGACAAATTGGTCTTGAGCTTTATGGTCATCTCTCAGATGAACCTAGCTCCGCGGTGGCCAATAACTATCACAGACGCGGACTACCACGAGTACAACCGTGCTGCTATGGTAGAACGCCTGAGTCGTGTAGGCACTGAGGTTAATCTCACACCTATAGATATGACTCATATCTTCAACCACATCATGCCCCATCTGGTGGAGGTAATATGGTCCATAGGCAAGCTGAAATGGACGCACTTGCAATCAACTTCGCTGAACTTCCCGGAATTGGCGACGTTTACGCAGAACGCATAGGTCAGGCTATCGATGATATGGTCTCTCGCATTGGGGGTATCAACTTCGAGGATCGTGCGTATGTCCATGCGTTATCTATCAATCACATCAGACAGCGTCGTAACGTGCAGATCAACCGGGTCATACCGGTAGAGCAGCGTTTGAACTTCCGGGCCTACCGTCCGGTAATGTCTGGCATCGTTTTCATCTGAGGTATCTATGATCGTAGAACTCAAACCCAACGGGGTCCTCGTGGACAATGGCCTCGGTGGCAAGAAGGTCATTTCATATGAATCCTTCATCGCCGAAATTGCCAAGATGGCAACTGAAGATACTGCCGCTATGGTGCGTACCTTAGGTCTGCCGGAGGGTGCATATGTGCTGGCTCAGAATGGTCGTGAAGCGACTATCGGCATGTACTACCCCTCTCGTCGTGCCACTCTGGACTTCAGCGGTACCAAATTCAAGGACGTCCTGTTGCCCAACGTGGTAATCATGGTCGGCCTTACCAACTTCGGCGTAGACGGTGACTTTGCCATCCTGGATGGCATTCACTGGTTCTGTACCGATCTCCCTCTGGCGATCATGCCGCGGGTTACTTTCCGTAGCCTGAATGATCTGCCAGAAGGCCTTGCTGGTCACGTATGGTGCCTGCCGTTCCCCAATATGTATTCGGGGATGGGCTGCTCCATGTGTACTGGCAGCAACAGCTTCATTAGCCGCTTCCCAGATAACCAACTGGCAGGCATCTCCTCTTACTATAACGATCTGTTCATCGGTAGTCGCTTTAACAACGACTTGGGCCAGTGGATGATTGAGAATGGCAGAGGCTGGCCTGAATGGTTGCGTGAACTGGCGGCTGCTGAAGAATTTCCCTACAATAGACTGCGGAGTTAAGTCTGATGATCAATATCACTCTGTTCGAATCCCTGGTAACCGAGCGTGACTTCCTGGATAAGAAGTTCCCGGACCATCACAACGTGATCAACGTACTGGCAAACGATGGCAAGCTCTACCGCTACCATCGCTATGCCGGTGAGCGTGAGCTCCTGACGAAGATCGCCGAAACCCCCATCCGTTTCGTCGATAAGACTCAGCTCGTAGAGCGTCGTCAAATCGTGCCGGGCGGAGTGCGTGTTCCGATGCAGCTGTTGAAAGACATCGAGAACTTCTTCCGTGCCTTCATGATCAAGAACGTGACCTCCGCTGCCGGGTATCGCCCGGGCCACGGTGACTACGAGGCTATGGCCTTGATCCTGTACAACCTGGATACACAGCAGTATCGCGTATCCATCCCTACCCAGAAAGTCTCCAAAGCATCTGTGTCCTATGACATCGATGACAAGGCTGACAACGAGATCGTGGTAGTGGATATCCACAGCCACAACTCTATGGGTGCCTTCTTCTCCGGTGTGGATGATCGTGATGATCGCTCCGGTGCTTGGGTGACGGGCGTACTGGGTAAATTGGATCAGCCAGAGTTCGCCTCGGTATGGCGTTTCAACGCCGGTGCTACCAAGGTTCAGCTGACCATCGCTGACATCTTCGAAACCCCGACCATCACCGCTAACCCGGTTGATCAGGCCTGGATGGACAAGGTGCAAGTAGGCTACTCCAGCTACGGTGGTACTCCGTACTACCAGCGTCCGGTAGGCGGTGCCCAAGTGGGTAACTCCAAAGTAGGGGGTGCCCAGGTGGGAAACCACAACTTTCAATCCGAAGCCAAAAGCCCCCGCATCTACGGTGCTGAGGTTGGAGGACTTGGTGGGGGAAAATCACAAGGGGGGTTCGGAAAAAACCCAGCTGGATTCCCCGTTGAAAGTGACTTCTTCGACCAAGAAGCCTACGAAGAACTCATGGACATGCTGGGTGTCGACGGCTTGGGCTCACGCCTGGACTTGGATGACGACATCCCTTTCGAGGAGGACGAAGTAGTTGGTGAGGCCGATGCTTCTCTCGTCCGTCAAATTGACAAACTTCTCGGCCGAATCGAAAACGAGCACGCCTATGGGCTCGTAGTGGAGAACATCGTTCAGTACGTGACCGATGAAGCTGTCCTGGTGGATATGGCGGGAGAAGTAGTAGACCGCATCACCGATGGCATCCCGGATCTGACTGAGCGTGGTATCTACGTCATCACCGATCCTGAGCAAGTAGTAGATGCTATGGCCGACATGTGCGGCGAGTATCTGCATGCTGATCAAATTGCTACTGCGTTCAATGAGATCTCAGAAGCTCAGGGTGTCCTCTACACATACACTCCCAAGGAGTAAAAGATGTTTCACACTCGATTCAACCGGATTGTGTCGAATGTGATCATCGTAGGTTGCGGCGGGACTGGTTCCCGCCTCATTCCTATGGTGGCACAGTTCATGAAAAGCTGCCCGGCTATCCTCGATCCGTTCATCACCCTGATCGACGGGGATACAGTGGAGATGAAGAATCTGGCTCGTCAGAACTTCATCAAGCCGGATATCGGCCGTCACAAGTCCGAAGTGCTGGCGGAGCGTTATGGCGGGGCTATCGAAATCCCCATCGTATCTATCCCGGAATACTACCAGTACTCCAAGTACAAGGACTTCCGCGGCTGGCTGCAGAACCACTACTCGAAGCTGGATCCGAACCTGGCCAACCGTTCTGTCGGTAGCCCGATCGTCTTCTTCGCAGTGGACTCTATGCAGGCACGGATGGAGATCTTAGCAGGCATCATGTACTCTCGCTTCCGCAACCACACCTGGGCGTCTGTGATGCCCATCATCGTGGATGCCGGTAACGAGAATACCTTCGGCCAGGTTAGCGTGTATCACGCGGCTGTCGTACCTGATGATTCCCACTACCTCCATCATCGCCATGTAGAAGAGTTCATTCGCAGCTTCAACTCTCTGAGCACCATCAAGAAGGGCTATGTTGGCGGCGATCTCAACTTCCCACTGCGTCCTGCTCCGGTAGACATGCTGGTATCTGCCCTGGAGAACCCCTCCGAGGCTGACGTATCGTGTGCCGACTTGGATCAGACTGCTGCGATCAACGCTCAGATGGCTGTAGGTATGTTCACTGCATTCCAGAACATCTGTCTGAACCACAAGATGACGATTCTGACTTCCTACTTCGATATTCATAATGGCAACAGTCAGACGAAGATCGATGATTGGCTGCTGAATCTGCCGGAAGAGGATCCCTCTAAAGGTGCTCGGGTGACCGCTGAGCGTATCGCCAAGGCATTGAAGAAGGCCCGTGATGTGAAGACTTTGGATAATGATTCTTCTGAGATGTGCCGCCTCCTGGCGTCAGGCACGGTCGATATGGATATGACCATTATCCGTGATGCCCGTCAGGTAGCCCAAGCGGCTATCAAAGATGGATCTATCTCCAAGCGTAACTTGGAGTTGGAAGCTCTGCTTAACGGCAGGGCAGCATAAGAAAAGGGCCCATTGGGCCCTTTTTTAGCTAGACTCGAGGTCCGTTCTACGTTCACGAGAGGAGACGTCAGGAGTATCCGTAATGGAGAATACTGCCGCTTCCAAACCGTGAGTATCGAACATAGTCAGAGTACCTGCACGCTTATCCCAGCTCCAAGAGCCCATAGCTTCGGCGTGAATATCCATGATCATGTCGATGACGTTAGATGGTACACCTTCAATACCTGCCAGAAGAGTCTTCAGCTCGTTTTGATCACTAGACATATGACCATGTACGCCTTCGATGGCGGACATAACGCCGGAGATCTGGCTACCAGTGCTCGCCATAACAGCCGATGCTTGATCTTGAACTACCTGATTGGTGTTAGTGAAACGAGAATTTACGTTATCGAAAAGCCCATTCATGCTGCTTTGCATGCTGGAAATGTGAGAGTGTACACCATTGAACTGGGTATCAGACACATCCTTTACAGCGTCCACTTGGGCAATTACCAGGTCTACTTTGGCACCCACAGTTTGACTGGTGGAAGTCACGTTAGTGTCTACCGCAGTAACCTGCAGAGCAATAGCATCCAGCTTATCCAGAATATCCAGAATAGGAGACATGTCTACTGTGCCACCGCCGCAACCGCATCCACCACCATCTCCACTACCCTCGTAGTTATCAGGCACGAAGAACTTGAACACCTGTTTGGATTCGATCAGCTGAACACCCATAGAGGTATAGGTGAAGGTGTGCCCGCAGATTACGCGGATCTTCAGGAAGGTGTCGATAGGCTGCTCTTCAATCACATGTACGTGGTTGAGCGTTAAGTCCCAAGGACGAGTATCGGAGTAGATCTCGCTGTTATGGTTGACCATAACGTGAGTATCCGGGTATGGCTTAGGGTTGTTCTCGTCGTCGATCACACCATCAGCACGGTATAGGACAAGCTCCCGGGAGCCACTGCCAGTGCGTGTGTTGTAGTGCATGTCGGTGAAGACTACTGGAGAGTCCAGCAGCCAGCCGCGGTGGTAAATAACGCCGAAAAAGCAGGTGTCGTAACCGCCTTCGATCTCCCAGTTAATCTGCACGGTGTGCAGGTCGGTGTAGAAATCGGCCGGAATCCCATTGCCAAAGTTAGGGGTGTACTGAGAGACTGTTACACCTCGCTGGTACAGTTCGATCGTTGGCGGTTGGGAGATATCCAACGGCAGGATCATCTTGTACACCATCGCTTTGTAGTTAGCCACGTCGCCGTGAACGATGGGGTTAGATGCAATTAGCTTCATACAGATTCCTCCATAGCCCGAATGTAGAGACGAATAGCTTTCGCTTTGTTAGCGGTCTCTTGTTCGGTTTGCTCTGTGGTCAGGGGCTCTTTGATGAAGTCGAATGGTGGAACAGCTTTGGCGTACCCTTCTTCCTGCAGTACGTAATGGCAAATAGTGGCCAGTACGGAGGAGTCTTTGATATCTACCAAGCCCTTCAGTTCAACTAAAGCCCACGCTAGCTCGAGACTGTTCGGCATGTGCACGAAATCAGGCTCAAGCAGGTGTCCGTTTGCTACTTCTACGAAACGTAGGAAGTAGTCTGCGTTCTCAAGGAATTCAAGCGGGTTATGCTTGACGGCCTTGATCATTTGGATCTTCTCGACAGTATGGGGGTCGAAAGCGGCCCCCGTATCCAGGGAGAGCGTCTCTGTTTCCAGAGACGTCCAATCCTGGCCATACCGTCGAGTGAAGAGTTTATCAAGTCTCACTAGAGTGCTCATACGATTCCTGCAAGTGTTTTCTTCTCAGCCAGAGGAAGTGCCTCAAGGGCATGCTTCATGTTAAGCGGGTCTTCTTTCAGAAGAGCACCGACGTCTGGGCCTAGGATAGCAGAAACCTTGCTGGAGCCCAAGGCGATAATCTTCTCAACCGGTACGGACTTAGAGCCCAGGTTGACGGTCACACCGGCAAGCTTGGTCATGAAGATGTCCTTGTAGATGTCACCGAGGTACCCAGCAGTCTTGTCCAGACCCATGATGGTGCTGGCAATGTTCCGCTTGTCTTCAGTGGACAGCTTGTATGGGTCAACGCCTTGGATTACGTGAGCAACCTTTTCGAACTCAGAGTTACCGGTCTTCTTAGCACGGTAAGTCAGAGCAGCGACAGCCGCTTCCTTGTTTAGGTGGCCTTCGCCGCCGTACAGACGAACAAGAGGAGACTGGATGTGCTCACCGTAGTTGTCTACCAGAGACTCTGCCATAGCGGCCAGCTTTTCCATGTCCGGAATACCGCTCAGGGAGCCTTCGAAGATCTGTTCGGCCATACGGACTTCAGCAGTCACATCATCAGAGGCTTGCTTTTGAAGGGCTGCAGCCTTGATCATCTTGTGGGCCATGTCTTCTACTTGATCACGTACGTCGTACAGTTCGACAGCTTTGCCGACACGACGCAGGTGTTCTTCGTCGACCATCTGGTTAGCAACCTTGGTCAGGAAGGTAATTTCAAGGGCTGATGCGATAGTGGCATCCCTGGAAGTAGTCGGGAACTCGGTCTCTACGCAGGCCTGCTTGACGATTCCGGCAGCCTCCGGAATCAGTTCGATAACGTTCTTAAGTGCATATAGGGACATAAGTCCTCCTGTTACTGCGAATCTCTGTAATGCTTGAGGTAGTTAGCAAGGTCCCCAAGGGTGTCTGATTTAGACAGTTTCTGTGCATGTTCTGCCAGATCTTGATGTGGCTCGGAAAGGATAGATGCACTGTTAACTTGATCCATCATCCCTTTGAGCATTTTAGCCTTGTTGGCAATCTCGACAGCCTTGTCAGCATTGGCGATATCTTCGTCAGTAGCGGTTCTGTTCGGGTTGTAGTTGCCGCGGATAGCATGGTCAATCATCTCTCGCGGGTATGGATTGCCGTCGTCGTCACGAGCGGCCTCGAGAGCACTGTTAACACGCTCGATGACCCCCAAGTCGTGCTCCATACGTGACTGCATGCCATCTACATCCAGCTCATCTGCTTCATGCAGAAGACGGCCGTAGTTGACCGAGTTGATAGCCTTCTCATATGGCTTGACCAGCTGACCTACTGTGTTGATGATTGGGTTTGCAAAGGTTACCGGCTTAGGATCATCGTAATGGCGTACGGAACCAAACATGGCACCATAGGCATGAGCATCTGCGTCATCCCCACCTTTACGGATGGCCTCTAGTGCGTTGTGAACACGCTGCTTGTCCGACTCCTGGGCTTGGATCTTCTTAACGGCGTTGTAGGCGCCTTGAGCACCACCCATGCCGGCCATCAGGCCTACACCCAGTTGAACAGACTTGTCGGCAGCAGCCATACGAAGACCTGTCAACAGAGCTTTAGGACTCTTAGATAGCGGCATGAACCCAGAGCGGATAACCATTGCCACCGGTAATCCGGTTACTGCACCGGACAGAGCTCCCCATGCAGCCTTAGCAGCCAGGGCTTTGATCCGTTGCTTAGTGTCCATAGGACGTGCCTCGACCTCATGGGCAGAGGCGTACTCCTTCACGACTGCAGCTCGGTCTTTCATATCGAGTGTCGTAAAGTTGCGGTTCTCAAGGATGTCTGACAGGGGGACTCCGCTATCGCGGGCAAGTCGAACCCCTCGAGCTACGTTAGTAATACTTACAGTCATGGGTATTCCCTCTCTAAAAAGCTGTAACTCTATTTTACCCATCGCATTTGCCCGCCGCTAGAGCTATCTAATCGACACATGTGTCGGGTCATTTCGAGTCCCCACCACACATCAGAATGGCTATTTCATAGGCTTTTCGCCTGGTATGTGTCGGTTGTGTCGATTGTTCCACCCCAAAATACATACTCACTTCTGTAAAACCTCCGATGTGTCTTATTCTATATATCTCTCTATCTCTCGTAAGGAAAATAAAAATAAATAAATAAGAAGGGCGGTTGGGGATTTTCCATGTACGGGGTATTTTTAGACCCTGGAACACGCACACATCCGACACATGCTACTAGATATCCTTTAGAGCAACGACATGTTCCGTGTAGCCGCCCCACACGGGTCCGGCACACACGTCAAGAAATCTCGAGATAATGGTATAACTATTGTAGAGAAGCCTTATTACACTAACCATATTCGAGGTCCCACATGAACTTCTTCAAGAAAGCTAAATCCGTCAAATTCTCTATGAACCTGGCTCAGTTCCTGGCAGTCGTCAAGGTCCTGGCATCTACCATCGCCGGCATCGGCGTCCTCGTCGGAGTACTCTAAGGAGGTACCCATTGGCTAAACCAGCAATCCCGCTACCACGACTACTGAGAGGTGGTTCCGCAATGGTCCGGAACGTAAAGCCATCTCACGCAACCGATTCTTTAGTCCTGAAGCCGAACTACTATGTGGTCACGATTCAGGAAGACGGCTGCCCGACATTCTTCTATTACCCCTGCCGGGTAGTGGAGATGTCTGGCGGGCGAGTAAGAATCACCCGTTATCCACCCGTTGCTTTACCTGGAATCCTAATGCTGTCCCGGAAGAGAGTCTACCTTGTCGACAAGGCTGACTATCAACGAGGCGTCCTTGGCGAGAACCGCCGCGTCAAGGATATTCAAGCATTCTTCAACTTCGTGAGTGAGAAGTATGGAACTCCAGACCAAGAAGCAGCTGCAGCAGCAGTGCAATATCCGTACGCTGCGGACGTTGACCTTCCCGACAGTCAACAAGACTTTATCCTACGATATCTGTCGGGTACCGAAGAGTTCTGGCGGATTTAGAACGCTGCACGTGCCAAGACCGCACATGAAGATCGCCCAGGCAGTGATCCTCAAGTACGTTCTGAACCACCTTAAGGTACCTGACTATCTATGGGCTTTCGAGAAAGGCAGATCGATTCCTCAGATGACACGTCTACATCTGAATAAGGAGTGGGTCCTGTCGCTGGACATCAAGAACTACTTCACCAGCATCAAGCAGGTGAACATCATGTCCATGCTGGAGTCTCACGGCATAACCGATGAGGCTGCCCGGTTGATCTCGGAGATCGTTACGTACAAATTCTTTTTGCCCCAAGGTGCGATGACCTCGCCTAAGGTAAGCAATCTGTATGCTGCGTACACGTTCGGCCCAGAGCTGGAGTCCGCTCTCAAAGAGTTGGACATAACATTCACCATCTATGCAGATGATATCACGTTCTCCTTCGACTACTCCCAAGGGCTATGGGATGGCGTCAGGGATGTGTACCAAAACGTGCTGCCAGCCGAAGACCGGATCGAGATTCCCTCGGTCGGTTGTGGCAAAGCCATCTGCACCCTACTCACAGATATGACCAAAAAGATCCTGAACCGACATCAGCTCCGGCTGAATATGGACAAGGTGAAGGTAATGGGTCCTGGTAGACGACACTGGATCTGTGGAGTAGTAGCCAACAGAAAACCGAATATCTCAAAGGCTCAGCGAGACTTCTTACGAGCTGTCGTTCACAACATCACTGTGAATGGATTGGAAGTTGAAGCTGCAAAAGCCGGTCGTGAACCTGGCGAGTTCCTCTCGAACATCAAAGGCCGCATCGGCTGGTATCATCAACTCAATCCTGAGCGTTCACAAAGAATGCTCGAAACCATCAACTCAATTGGAGTGCAATCATGACTATGGTAAACGAAATCCGCGTACAGTTCCGTGGCAACGCTATCCGTACTGGCTTCCTGTGGGGAGTTCAACTGGTAAACATCACTGACATCTGTGCCGGTCTGGGTATCGATGTGACCCCTACCCGCTTCAACGCCATGCACCTAGATCAGACCCGTTCCTACTGGGCTCCGATGCAGGATATGGTTGCAGGCCTGGAGGCTCTGCTGGTTGAGATGGAGCCGATGCGGGATGCGTTCCCCGACATGATCAACAACATCGTTGTCTTCAAGGACATGTTGCCGGCTACCATGAACTTCCCGACTCCGGAGTTCCTGGAATATGCCCGTCAAGGCGGCTCCACCAACTTCGCTCTGTACCCGGCACAGATCCGTCGTTGCATCCTGGAAGCTCTGCACGTACCGGTCAGCGGAAACTCCTACACCGTAGATGTTCCGCAGCAGTACTCCACTCAGTATGCCATTATGTGGCATGTTGCAGATGCCTCTCTGCGTCGCTCTATGGCAGCCAACAAGGGCTACAAAGAGTGCTACCAGACCATGAAGCAGGACATCACCACTGTAGCTGCTCTGGTGTAATCCGACAGGGGCCTTCGGGCCCCTGTTGTCTATCCTATCTCTTTTTAAGGAGTGTATTATGAAAGTGACCGTAGGCGGCAGAGAAGTTACAACTAACTTCAAAGGCTATCTGAAAATAACAGACTTCAAGTGGATCGCTCAGTACGTAGATTACGAGGGCTCCATAGTCTCCATATCCGCCCGCACCGGGTACCATGTAAGAAACCTTCCCGAGTGCATTAAGAAGTACTTCAAACGTGAAAACATCCCACTAAGCGATGTCCGCTGGTCTGATCCAGCAAAAGGCCCTGGCGGTCCGGCATACGTACACCCGCTGGTATGGATGTATGTGGCTGATCGATTGGGCCCGGTCATCTCCGAGGCTGTATCCGCCAGATATCATATTGCTCAATACATCGATGGATACAAGGCAAACCTCCGACAGCTCCCACCTCCTCAAGCTCCGGCTGCTCCACGTCCAAAGCTTGACGATCCGCATCAAGTTCCGCTGGTTGATGATGCTATCGAGGACCTACGTCTGGCCATCCAAGTTCAGCTGAGCCAAGCTATCTCCCCGGCTCAGATCATGTCTGACATCCTCCATGACGCAGAGAGTCTGGTTCTCCGCGGATACACAGGGGTACGTCTGCCTTTCGAACGTACTGCTATCCCTGAGTTGATCCAGGTGGCGGTCAAGGGGTTCTCCGATGGCTTGGCAGCCAAGAAGGTGAGCGAAGCTATGGTCGATCACTTCCTCCATAACATCAATCCGCTCCTTGATGCTCATCGGGAAGTAGCTGGGGTTCTGCGTCCTACCGGACCTGCGGATCTTCACCTGGCTAAAGGATAATGCGGCAACCGGGTATAAGTCATATGAAGGGAGGATTCGATGCCCAGAACTTCTACAGATAGAGTCTTCGTCAACATCATCATGAGTCTTGTACTAGTCGTACTCATCGTCTTGGTGACGTATATCCTGAGCGGCCTGTTAGGCAAGAATAAAGCAGTAAATCTCGAGGGACCGTTCTGGTTGGATTCGCTTGTATGCACCGAAAGCGTGTGTACAATGTCCATCCGAAACAGTTATGAAAACCGAATGGAGGTCATTGTAAGTCGTGAAACAGCAAATCATGTCTATGGTATTAGTCGCTAGTCTGCTGACTGGCTGCACTCAAACCGCCCCTGAAGAGAGACGCTTCGTGTGCAACATCTACACAATCGACTCTATGAAGTCGTTTGCAGTCAACTCTACTGAGGCCAAAGAGTGCCGCCATCAAGGTGGTATCGTGCGGTTCGTAGACACTCCGTAATGATCTGAAGGTGGACTTTTGTTGATACGTTAGTATAATCGGCGTACTAACCAACAAGGAGTCCACCATGATCACTATCGAGAAACAAGAGCACATCGACGCAATCAAGGCTGAGGCAGAAATTTTTACCCAGTCCTGGAAGCGAATCGCCCATTCCGCCCAGCAGATCAATGCCCTGAACGGGTTTTGGGATGGTGAGCGTAACAAGGGTGAGATGATTGCTCTCATGCACTCCGAGCTGTCTGAAGCTCTTGAAGCCCTTCGTAAAGATGCGAATGACGACAAGATCCCTCAGTACCTCGGAGAAGAAGCTGAGCTGGCAGATGCCGTGATCCGCGTAATGGATTACGACGCAGGGTTCTCTCTGCGTATTGCGGAAGCGATCATCGACAAGCTCGTGTTCAATGCAGGCCGGGAGCCTAAGCATGGCAAGAAGTTCTGATCGTCTGATTGACAGAGATCTGTATTACAAAGGGGCTCCTCGCGGGCCCCTTCTTGATTTCAAGGCAATCATTTTCGCTAACTTACTGACGTACCTCAACGAAGATCTAGAGGATTCCGACAGCATTCGCAAGGATGATCGAGGCATCTCTTACTGGGGCCGGTACGGTGTGTTCGAGTTCTACATGGGCAGCGATAGCGTAAGCATCCGCTACTCTGAAGCGTTCCCAGCACACAGACCTCTACTAGTACTGTTCGAGTATCTCGAAGGTTACGTTGATATCATCAAAGTAGTCATGGAGATTGAGAAAGCCTATGCAGACTATACTCACAGTGGCTAAGCGATTCAGCGGACATGTGCCTACCCATATGGCCGCAGACTTCGAGCATATCCTCAACCGGATAGGTGGAGGCGATGCCCGTTGTAAGATCGAGAAGATCATCGAGATTGACGGCAACCCTCGAATGTTCTTCGAAGTCAGTATCTCCCCTCGTCGTCCGTTTGAACTGAGAATGAGGTTCACATCAGCCGGTTGGTTGCATATGGAAGTAGCAGCAACCCGGGATGGTGCAGCTTTGTTCTTTGGACTTGCGGACATCCTTTTACAAGTCGGCGTTGATATATGGGAAGGGGTAACTCCTCAGAACATGCGTACCCTTGCCGAAGGACTTGAAACTACCTGAAGTAAAATGTCACATCTGACATTTAAGGACCTATTACATGAAGATCGAAATCTTTGGCCGTTCGGCCCCTCATTGCCCATTCTGTGAAGCCGCTAAGAGTTTCTGCGAGCGTTTCGGTAAGGAGTTCACCTACTCCGACATGTCGAAAGGCGAGTGGGATCCTGCTCAAATGGCTGAGCGTCTGGGTCATCCCGTACGTACAGTTCCGGCTGTATTCGTCGATGACAAGTTCATCGGTGGTGCAGCAGAACTCGGGGATCTTCTCCGCAAGTAAACCAAAAGGCTCCTTCGGGAGCCTTTTACATTAGGGTTAGAGTATGTTCTACGACAACTTTCGCTTGAACAATCGCAACTACACCTTGGCCAACATGGACTTCAATCACATCAGCATCGAGCGGATGATCGAGGCGGCCAGAGCCAAGCTAGGTTTCCCGTTCAGAGATCTGATAGTAGAAGGACATGACTGGCCTGGTGCCATCAACGTTTCCTACTACGAGCGTCTGCGGGAAGCTTACGAGACCGCTCGTTACCCAGAGCTCGAGTTGGAAGATGCTCTGCGGCATATCGATGGTTATGTAATCCTCGATGATGAGGACAGCATCGTAACCCTCCTCAACGCTTACTTATCTGTCGGTGCTGGCCGGGAAGTCTGCCTGCACGACGTTTCACCCCACAAGGTCATTCGCTTCGACCTTTCACACTAAGGAGAACACCATGTTCTACGATAACAATCCTTCACTGATCCCTTCCCTGCTCCTCGTAGAGGTAGGCGATTGGTCCCGAGATGGGCACAACGAATCCACAGTTTATCCACTGCACTGGGAGGGTCTGCATCCTGGCGACAATGCCCAGAAGATGTTCGAAAACTTCCTGGACGTAGGTGCCAAGAAGATGGGTGTAGATCTGCGTGAAGAGATCTGCTCTGACTACGAGGACGACAAGCTGCCGGTCAAGAAGATCCAGCCTCTGTACGACGCCATCATGGACCTGCGGATCAACGTAAGTCTGCTGGCTCCGTTCAAACGTATGGGCCTGGAGTTCATCGACAGTGTTCTCCAAAAGGATGGTGGGGTAGCTGATAAGAAAGACTACGTCTTCTTGATCTACCTGCAGGCATGCGTAGGGGCAGGCGTAGCTTTGCCGATTACTCTGGTAGATCGCTCTTCCTGCAAGATTGGCGGTTATGGCCTGTTCAGTGTGGGGTAATCTATGATCTCCGTATTCGATTCGTGGAAGGATGAGGTCCAACCGGGCCTCTTTAACATCTTCGTAGGGGATGACAGTGGGGATGGCCATGGGCATTGCTTCCGCACCACTATAGCCTGGCCGGATTTCGCACCTGAGTTCTCCCATAAGGAGATGAAAGAGCGTTTCAATGAGATGCTCACTAAGGGTGACGAGATCCTTCAGACGCAACTGCTTAGTCTGTGCTCTGCGTATGGTGACATTGAAATCCCGATGAGCTATATCAAACGCTTGCTCGGGTACATCGAGGATATGGGATACATTGATGAGGCTGACAGCATCCGCAAGGAGGTAGCTCTCAGCTCCGACCCAGAAATCTACTACGCCGACACCTGCACTTGGATCTACTTGATCCTCTGGCATGCTATCGTCGGTAATGGCCATTTCATCCCGTTCAAGATCGTCAACATCGTAGAAGTAGATGGCGGCGGTTACGGGTTCTTCTCATAGGTAACTTATGAACTTCAACAGTCTGTTTGAACTCCTGATCGGCGATACCAGCCATGACGGACACGGCCAGGTCAGCTGCTACGCATACCAATGGGTGGGTGATATGGCAGATCTGGACTACGACTCTGCAAGCGAGGCTTTCGAGAACCTCCTGGCTCTGGGGCGTAACATCATGTCTATCCCGAAAAACATGATCTACGAGAAGTACATCCCTGAGGCCTACTACTCCAAGATTCTGGAGTATGCCGAGCAGTTCAACCCTGATCTCGTAGAACACATCAAGGGTGAGTGTGAGATCATATCTGGTAACGTGAACCTGCATGAAGATGCCTATCTGAGCATCATGCTGGCCATCGCTACTGTGGGCTACGGGAGTCCTCTCCCGATCAAGTCTGTCGAGATCCCAGCTATTGACCTGGGTGGATACGACATTCTGGCGTAACTGATAGAGGGCTCAACGGCCCTCTTTCTTGGTATAAGTACCTTGGAGTCGATGAGATCGACCTAATCATAACTAAAAGAGGCTATTATGAAATTTCATCTGTACGTACCTGTGGAAGAAGAAGGTAAAGAGCCGCCTACCCGCATCCGTACCTTGATCGGTCAGATGCACCTGGCTGGTCACACCTTCTGCTCAGAAGTAGGAGATACTGCTGACGGCTCTATCACCTTCCATCAGTTCACCGATGTAGAAGATCCGGCATGCACCCTGTTCTTCATGACACTCGAGAACAAATACGGCAAGTTCCTGTGTGACTCTACCGTTACTAGCTATCCCCTGCTCATGCAGTGGATCGACGAGTGCTTCGTAGAGCCTCAAGGCCTTGGTGCTGCTCTGTATGTCCTGTTCAGCCCGAACAAAGGCTTCGCCATGCTGATGAGCGAGAAGCGTGGCCTCACTTTCCCGGGTGGTAAGATCGAAGAAGGGGAGGAACCCTACGAGGCGTGTATCAGGGAGGTGATGGAGGAGACTGGTATGATTGCCAAGATCCATCCCAAAGCATCCTTCCAGATGATGTGTGGTACATGCCGGTGCCACGTACATGTCTGCATCGAGGATAGTGCAGAGGTTCTTCCAAATGAGTTCGGTCCTCAACCTGAATTCGCTCATGAAGGTAAGGGCGTTTGGAATCCGTACACTCTTCCGAGCAAGTACTGTGGGTTCAACGAGCGGGTATATCAGACCGTTCTGTCTATGGCTGGCATCTGGGGTCACGTACGTGAGCATGGAATCACAGCTGCTGACTGAGATTCGTCTCGGGATAGCTCTAGGCGGTCGTCCTAAGGTGATCGTCGCCAACTTGGCCAAAAGCGGGAGGTATCCCGCTTCTGCCCTTCTCATCGGACTCTTGAAGTCCAAGCATCCAGAACAGATCGTGGAGGAGCTCATACCTGCACACGATCAAGCACTCCAGGAGGAGAAATGCAGTCTGTTAATGATTTAGTGATGTCGTATGACGAGATGAACGCCATGGTAGGCGAGATGCTCAAGAAGAAAGGTTTCATAGGTCCAGGTAACTCTGTCGCCGTCAATGTGTTGACAGTAGATCGTCACCAAGGTGAGGGGTTCAAGCTGCGGGTCTCTGTAACGACTCCAGACGTCCCTGAGAAGCCAGAGGGGCCTATCTCGCGGTAACCATATTGCCGAACTCTCAGAATCGCTCCTAGAGCGTCTGAGAGCGTCTGAGGGGGCGTTGCACCCCCTCTTTTAGCCTACGTTCACATTCCCAGAGCACCCCCCGGCAATCTTATCTCCGCATCCACAAGAACTTCCCATCTTTGCCAACGGTTTCCCGTTAACGAAGACGGTTCCAGACCCTGCAGATACAGTTACGGCGTGCGGAGGGTTATCCGGCTTGCTGTGACTGACAGAGTTATGACCTACAGTTACTGCTCCGACACCATTGATATTGACGTTAGGAGAGCAATCAGGGATGGATACGGGTGGGAATCCATCATGACCTGCTGTAGTACACCCTTTTTTAGCTGCTGCTGCCATATCTACTCCTTAGTTCAGGTTGATAGTCGATGCTTTCACGTCAAAGGAACCGCCTGCGTTGAACTTCACGTTACCGGATGCATTAAATTGCATATCCCCGGATGTGGTGACTGTAAGCTTGCCATTGGTGTTTGCATCGATAACCACAGCACCATTGGAGTTAATTCTGATTCCCCGCTTGTCGATGTCGACTTTCCAGTTTGTTCCGACATCCAGGTGGATAGAGGTTTCGTCCATCTTATAGTAAGAGGTGTCTCCTCCATGGACTTTGATAGAGGCGATATTCTCCGCACGGATCTCTTCCATCCGGCTAGATCCTCCTGCGTTCTGGGAAAGTACTCTGACACGACCTGTAATAAACTTCTCAGTGGTGCGTCTAAGAGCGTTGGCGGCATCATAGAGATATTCTCTGAAGTAGGATCCGTCATCTGCAGCACTAGATCCAGCACCTGCTGTCGCGTATCCCTTTCCGATAGACTCCCCTGCTTGAGCCATTCCTTCAAAGCGTTTGACGGTTGCTCTCTCACTTCTCGAATCGGCTTGAGATCGATATAGCTCGTAAACGGAGAATAGTTTTCCACGTGTGCTTACCTTGTAAGTTGCGTCCATATCCGTGAAGAGCTCGTAGTTACGAGACACTACGCGAACCAAGTCTCCTAGCTTAGAGACGATGATCTGAGACATGGAGGAGGACTTAAGGATGGCCGTACCAGATCTCAGCAATGCGATGATACCACCCATCTTGTTGGATAGCACGCGGTCACCTGGACGTACATCTTGAGGATTCTTGCGGTCACCCTTGATCCCGTTACTCTTCATAGGAGAGTAGTCGGCGATGTCAGGAGTTGCCGATGCGGCACCCTTAATGCCGGGCATTGGGACGTCACCAACAGATGCTACCGGTAGGTATCCGGTAATGTAGAAACTGCCGTTTCTCTGCTCGATTTGAACCTCATCACCTTCGGATGGGATCGATACGTCTGAACTGGAGGGGGACATCCAGCGAACGTTGGAGATAGGACGTCTATCTCGAGTCAGGCATTTGCACACACTACGCTGAACGTCTACGGCGATTACCGTAGCTTCATTCGTGCTGCTTACGTCAGGTTTGCTTTGTCCGAACATGATTACTCCAAACTAGAAGGGCCCCGAAGGGCCCTATCTTTTAGCGAAGGTCGACTGGGACAACCCGGTCGAATTCGATCGATAGACTTTCCGCGATCACCGGAGACTGGCTCTGAACGTTGAACTGGAAGTTCGACATCATGCAGTATTCCAGGTACGCAGCACCCAGGATCTTACCACGCAGGCCTACGTTGCCTTGAGCACCCTTGGTCTTGAACAGCAGCAACATACCGAACGGCACGCCGAGAGCTTCGGAGTCCAGGTTCATGTAGAAGTTGTTCACGCCAGGAGCCTTAGTACCACCTGCGTTAACAGTGTACTTGCCATCTTCCATACCTGCAATCAGGTTAGGAGTCACGGACTCTTGGGTCAGTACCTTCATCAGGTTTTGCTGATCCGCAAGCATAGCTTGGATCTGCATCTGATGCATGGTCTTACCGCGTGTGAAGAAGCTACGGTTAGAACCGATCTCGAACAGACGTTGCAGCTGGGCAGAAGAGCCGAAGCTGAAGCCGTCGATCAGACCGATCGGGTGAAGCTTCTTGGTATCCTTGCCGATACCAGTGAAACGTGCAGGGCCTCCGAACACCAAAGTGGTGTCTGGAGTAGCGGAACCTTGACTGAAACGCTCAAGACCGTCGCCAGAGGCGAGGTTGTTGATGTATTCACCCTTCCAGTCCCAACCCGCAGATAGGCCTTCAGTCTGGGTGACGATGCCTAGTGCGTCTTTTGGTGTACTCATTTAATCTCTCCTATCTAGACAGTGAGAGCAGTCCGCCCTCTACTGTTGATGATTTTAAGCTGATCTGTATTTCCGAAGCTGATCTTCAAGCTCTACGTGCCGTTTAAACGCTTTTCCATGGGCGTATAGCTGAGCACCCTTCAAAGCTAAGCCACCTACAAGTGCAGATTTACCTACGGCTTTCCCCACACTCTTAAGGGTGGGTTTTGACTTAAAGGCTGTGTGAAGTGCTCCGCCTAATGCCCCGCCAGCAATGGCCCCGTGGGTAAAACCGCTAACCTTGTGGTCATCTAGCCGCTTCAGATCACGTGCTCTATCTGCAAGTTCGCTTTCTGCTACCCCTTCGTGGAAGTCAGCAGGTAACCCAGTCTTAGCCAAAATAGCCTTATGAGCTTTATGACTAGCCTGATAGTGCCCTGTTTGAGCCTTAGCTACCTCGTGGATAGACGTGTACTTCTTATGGTTACGCTTATGATCTAACGCCTCGTATTCCTTGGCGTGATGAGTTCTCTGATCATACAGCTCCCCAGCGATCTTCAGTAATCCACTCATTTCTTGTGTTCCTTTTTCTGCTTGCGGCGTTTAACTGCATGCTCGCCACCTGATACTGCCAGGTTGAAGGCCTCATCTGCATAATCTTTATGGCCATTGTGGTGCTTCATATGCAGATGCTTAGCGAGCTTCAATAGGCCGTTCATTTCTTGTGGCTAGCCTTAGCGGTATCGTACTCAGCGGTGGCTTTAGCGAGGTTCTTTGCGGCACGCTGCTTGTTCAAGTGGCCGCCGGCAACCCCGCCACCTATTAACGCCCCCAGGAACATATTCTTGGAGAGCTTTTTAGTCAGTCTAGGGGCTAGTAGATCTACGCCTGCAACGGTTCCTACACCAGCAGCTGTACCGACAAATCTAGCATGCTTGTTAGCATTCTCTGCTTGGTTTTTGGCGTGACGCTTAATAAATAGCTCGGAAGCGGCAATCTTCAATAGTGCATTCATTAGAACCAATCCTCTTCTCTAAACATATAAGCCGTTCATTAGCCTTGCTTAATCTTCTTAAGGATATAGCGGTGCTCCGCATCCTTATAAGCAGCATCTGCTTTCTTTACCTTACGAGCGTTGTGAAGGTGAGCGGCAGCAGCCCCGAGGCCAGTACCTACACCTGCTCCGGAAAGAGGGCCTAGTCGTTTTACCGCTAGACCTGTGGCTCCGCCCACTAGGGCACCAGCCAAAGATCCCTTGACGATACTGCCCTTACGTTCAGCTTGAGCCTTATGCTTATCCGACGCGGCATGAATCATATCTAGATCTTCGGCTGATAATTGATATGCGAGTTTAAGTAGAGTGTTCATGATCTCTCCTATCAGAAAGGGCCCCGAAGGGCCCTTTGGGTTAGATAACCAGCTGAACGTCGTTGTAGTTGTTCGGAGATACGATCTCCGTCTTGATACGAACGTCGATGGTGTCCTTGTTGGTGGCGTTTTGCTCCAACTTCTGGATCTCGTAGGAGATCAGAGGGGCACCGATCTTCGGCAGCTTTTGGGTTAGCAGGTTCTCGGATGCCGAGATGATGGTCTGACGGATAGTAGTCAGAGTATCCTCGGTGATGTTCCACTGACCGATGAAGTCGTCCAGCAGGTCGTGGTAGAAGTAGGACAGGTAGTCCCAGTTCTTGACCTTCAGGATTTCACGGTACTCAAGAACGCTCATGTCCGTGGTCAGCTCGTGACGGCAGTAAGGCATGCCACCCTGAGTGTCCTGTACGAACAAGCAGGTACCAGCACCAGCCATCAGGTTCAGCTCTTCACGAGTGAAGTAGTAGTTGGACAGGGACAGGTCGTCGATGCCTACTACGCCGATGTTGGTGAAGCCTTGCTGTACTGGGAAACCAGCAACCATACCTGCGATACCGCAAGCCAGGTAGTAGCCTGGCAGGTACTTCATGACACCGCCGATCTTGATGCCAACTTTCGGAGGCATTACGTGAACGACACGGTTGGACTTGAAGTTTTCGCTGGTAGCAGCAACACGTTCAGCCTGCTGACGACGGCTCAGATCACGACGTACGTAGTAAGTAGTGTTCTGGGCTACCGGTACAACTTCTTTCAGTTGGACCATGGTGTTGTTCAGTGCACGAACGACAGTGAACTCACCCTTAGCAGCGTCATCTGTCCCTGTAGAGATGACTACCTTGTCACCGGCCTGGATCTTGTCAGAGATGAACTGAGCACCCTTGTCTTCCAGTACTGCAGAGCCGTCATCACCCTTGATGATGTGAGCGGTTTCAGTAGCCGGCTTGTCCTCAGGACGGCGGGCACCGATGTAGTCGAACTCCGGCAGAGCGGTGTTCACGATGGCCATACGCCACATTGCTTCTACAGGCTGGGACAGCTGCACGCAGTGTGCCTTCAGCATGTTGGCAATGTTGATGTCCTGGTTCAGAGCTACCAGGCAGTAAACCTTCTCGGTTTCGATCAGGTCAAGAGCCTTGCTGTAACCTTCAGCGTCATCACTTTCTACCGCTAGAGCACGGATAGAAGTGGTGGTGTTCTGCTGAGCGATGGAGACGCCCAGGGACAGCGGGTTCAGCTCGGAAGCCACGCCCAGCTTGCCAGTACGATCGGATGGATCGTTGATGGTCAGCAGGGTGCTCACGGTATCCAGACGCTGTGCACGGTAGCCTACGTAGGTCTCGATCACGTCGTAACCAGTGGTTTCTGACGGTGCACGGAACACGTAGTCAGACGGGTTAGCAGCGTTCGGGAACGGACGTGCGGTACGAGACAAGGTGACCTTGGCAACCGCATCTTGGATGTGGTTGAAGGACAGGTACTGCTTGTCCACCTGCAGGAAGTCGAAGGTGTGGTAGATCTTGAAGGTAGCCAGCAGCGGAGTGTTGTCTACGTAATCGATCGGGTTAGCCACACGCAGATACTTCTTGCCGTTAGCAGACTCGACACCAACTACGATAGTGGTGTAGGTCTTGGCAGTAGTCTCAACGATTACCAGGTCGCCGGCACGTACGTGAGCACCGCGGTTGCCTGGGAGGGCAGCGGTAGGATCATACTCGGTGTCACCGAACTTGGAACCAGTCACCGGAATCTCAAACAGAGACTTATCCACTTTGTCCTTGTTCTTCAACAGGTCGAAAGTGAACTCGTAGGTTTGAACCTGTGCGTTCTTCAGCAGAACTTCTACTTCCGCAGTCACGACCTTCTGGCCAGGGAAGGCGGTGGAGTCGTTCAGCGGCAGCTCGAAATCTGCAGTTGCTCCACTCCAGTTAGTGATGTCGATCGACTTGCTCTTAGTCAGAGAAGTAGAATCGGTCGGATCCGCCTTCACAATGTTGTAAAGAGGACCGATGATCACGGACTGGAGATCAGGAGTTGCGTTAGCTGCACCGCCAGCATTCTCAAGAATCTGGTAGATGGCAACGCTGGGTTTTCTGTAAGCCATGGATACTCCTTAGTCGCTTCTTAACTGGACTTCAGGTCCAGGAAGATATTCTTCAGACGGAAAGCATCGCTTTCAGTCATCCACCCGTCTTCAACTCGATACGGGATGGTTACCACTATTTTAAATTTCTCTTTGTCTTCTCTGTCCGGCATACACTCAGACAATTGCATTTCACGAGCATAAGCTTGGAATCCAAAGTCGAGCTCCAGGTACGGTTTAGACCAAGAGATAAGAATTCTGACGAAATCGCCGATTACCTCGCAGGTTCCCTCGTTAGTGGCTTCGACGATGATCTGGATAGATCCGTCGATGTCCTGGCGTTTGATCCGTTGCTTCTCACTCTTCTCTCCTACTACCTCTTTGAGGTTCTCGGAGATTGAAGTCATCCGCTGCGTGACCATACCACGCTGTACGAGGATTCTCGGGAATTGCTGAACACCGTCACGAGAGTGGTAATCGTTGGCAGTGCCGATAACAATTTTACTCTTCTTTTCGTCAGGATCCCACTTGAGGTCATCAGGAGCGAACTCCCGAAAGAGACGCCGTAAGACGTCTCGAGTGATAGTGGCTGTTGATAGCGGGTTGAATCGCATGATTGGTCCTTAAGAGTGCTGATGTGGAGGACGTGGTCGTAACTCCACCGTCTCTGCATTATGCAGCAGCTTGTTCTCGATTGATAGTCGTGGAAGCTCCACTAGCTGCATAATCTGTCTCAAGTGAGCAGTCATCATCTCAGTGTTCTGCAGGGCTTCTACACGGAAGATCCGGTAGTCCGACAGACGGATGATGATGTCATGCGGCTGGATAGTCGGGTAGGCGATAGTCCATCCGATCAACCCGTTAGGTTCAAACTTACCGAAGTAGGTCAGCTTACGGTTGTCGTTGGTACTATCGTACTGCACAAGCGTCTTGATGCCAGTGTAGTAGCCGCCCACAAAGCTCGTCCCGTAGCACACTTCACAGTGATCTTTGACGATCTTCTCAGTGCGAGCATCCCAGCAGTTAGGGCAACGAGTACCGTAATCACGCTTACGGAACACGATGCTGGGGATGCCTGCAAACTTATCCAGGAGAATCCATTCACGACGAATGATCTCGGACCAGCGAATGTGCTGCCATCTAGGCAAAGCACGCCCGATAGTCAGTGGTTGTGACTTGTAGATCTTCCCATCAGACAGCATGGCTTGTACAACGAAGAACTCGCCACTGAATCTGGTGGAGTCTACAGTCTCACGCACTAGGTAGTGCGGATCACTTGTCGGCTCTGCGTTCACTTCTCGGAAAGGACCCTCTTCGGAGTTACCGATAAACACGGTGAACTTCGGATCAAGGGTCTTCCATTCTTCCGGGACTACCCACTCCAAGTAGATCGAATCGAACCACTTAGGCAGGAACTTCACGTCCATCCAGTACTCATCAACCTCCTGGCCAACGATCGTCTTCATCTCACGGTGATCGGAGAAGTTAATCCAATCGATAGACATTGGGTTTAAGAGCATGATCAGCCTCCGTAAATTCTACGTTCAGTCTGTTCGGTACCCTTCTTCTTGCCCATGTGATAGGCAGTAAGAGCAGTACCACCTAGGACTACACCGTTGCGAATCTTACGCATCTGACGTGCTTCGTCTGCCAGACGTTGCTGACGACGTTGTTCCCGGATGTTGCCGATACCGTTCTGACGGTATCTGTACAGTTTATCAGAAGGGGCCTCGGTCTTTACGAAAGACGCAGGGTCAACCTTCTGACTCTTCTTGCGGATCTTGTCGACAATGCGACGGATTCTTCCGCTGTTCTTGAAAACAATCTTCGGCTTCATATACCACCTTACCAGTTCGGGAACGTCGCATAGTCCGAGTGGACCATGTTCCAACCGTTCTCCATGTTCATGTGGATCTTGAGCTCTTTAGCCTTACGCTGGAACTCTTGGCCGTAGAAGCCCATGAGTTGCTCGTAGTACTGGTAACGCTCTTCGATCGGGATAGTAAGTCCGCCGTCAGTGTACGACATTTGGTTACGAGCCGATAGAGCTACTTGACCCTTGAAGAGATTGTAGCAGGTACCATCTAGCAACACTGACAGAGATGGGAAGTCCCGCCCCTGGAACATCGTTGCTGGAGACATCGTGTTGTAATCCGAGATCGCCATCTTCATAGCCAGAAGAATGCGGTTGTCGGAGAACTCGATGCTATCTAAAAGGTGGTTGTCCTGCACGGAATCAGAGAGGTACGTACGTACCTCCTCTGGGGTTAGGATAACTCCATCAAGACTCGGATTAGTTGCACTCATATGATCCTCACTTGCTAGACAGCATGCCAGATAGCTTGTATGACAGCAGCTGCATATCCAATTTGTACTCAGGATGCTTCTTGTCTTCGATGTCGTCAGCCCATTGGGTCATAACCAGACCTACTAGACGTTCGTCATCTGGAGAGCTAATTGGGCAGATCCCGAGAGATCCGACGCCATTAGAAGACATCCAGTCAGTGATCGACGGCGTGGCATACGTGTTGAATGTCGGATCGACGAACACACATTTGCCTTCAAGGAGTGGGCCCCAGTCACCGGCTAGAAGGGATGTAGGTAGGTTTTGAGTATCCAGGAGGATCTTTGCAAAACCTGGCTTCACAACTTCGTAGCTCGAGGAGATGTACGCGAAGTGCACTCCTGAGGCGTTTACCTTGCCGTTATGCAGCTCGAAGATCATGACGCGATCCGCATCGATCTTGGTCTGCAGGGTTAGGATAGCCGAGGTGATCGGACCATCCATTTTGATTCTATTCTCCATGGAGATGTAGGCATCCATCGAGTCAACATAACGCTGAGCAATTGGGAATACCAGGTACCCCACTGTCAGGAACGTAACGAAGAAAGCTACGATGAAGGCTCGTTTCCAGGAATCAATAGCCCCTAAGATAGGGGAGATTACACTGATAATGTGTTGCCACATCAGAACCTCACTTAAGAGGGTCGTGGCCCCAAATGTACAGAGACATAGCCTTACGAGTAAGACTACCCTTTCCGTCCATCAAGGGGCCTTGAACCCCTCTCATTCTCTTGATGAAGCGAATCTGCCGGTTAGCCCATTCTCACTCATCTTCAGTCCACTGCTCGGGAGGAACCTGCTTCATCTTGATGATGTTCCTGGCAGATTCTCTCCCGGACTTAATGCTTAAGGATTTGGCGGCTAATCTGCTCAACCCACTCTTTTGCCCAAGAGGAGAGTCGTAATACTCTTGCAGCTCGTTGTCCGTCATGTTGACTAGGCGGAGCCATTCCTCGTATGTAGCCTTCTGGGAGTCGGTTAGCATACTAGCTCCTATTACTCAGCAGCCTTCTTTGCAGCTGGCTTGCGAGTCTTAGGTGCCGGGGCCTCTACCTTCGGTTCTTCTGCAGGCTTCTCTTCAGCCTTAGGCTCTTCTACTGGCTTTTCAGCCGGCTTGACTGGAGCCACGTCGATCACCTGCTTCTCCATCCATGCATAGAAGCTCTGACCGCGGTCATACAGATCACCGTTAGGGAGAATCACGCCGTCCTTTTGAGAGACGAAGTGAGCAGGATCACCTGCATACATGACCACAGTGCCATCTTCCAGACCCTTCTTCAGGTACTCAATTACGCTTTCGCTTTGGTAAATTGCCATTGGGGAAATCTCCTATTGTAAATGACTACTAGTATTTTACGCACAAACAAAAAGGGCCCCCGGAGGGGCCCTTTTTAGGGGTTGGCTTAGCCTTCGATGGAGCCGAGTACGAAGCCCTTGACGTTACCGATACCGATACCGATGGACTCGTAAGTTTCGAACTCGATCATGTCCGCTTCGGCCTTCAGGAACACAGTCGGTTCTTGCAGGCTGTAGAACTGGCCAAGGTAAGCTTCTGGAGCGAAGACCGCTACCAGGTCGCCCTTCTTGACGCCGTCAGAGGACAGGATGCTGGCCTTGTTGGAGGTCACGATGTCGAAACCGTAGAAACCTTCCATGGAACCAGACTTGAAGTGCTCGGATGCCACAGCATCACCCAGCTGGGTAGCAGGTTCGCGAAGCATGGTCAGATACAGCTGATGGGACATCAGGATCTTGGACGGCTTCTGCTCGTCAGTTACCAGAACCTTCACCAGGTTCATCAGCTTGTCAGTGACACGGTCACCGGTAGGCTTAACGAACGCTTCACCGCGGGATTCGGTCTGAATTGCCTTCAGGCCGGCGATGAAGTTCTCGTCTTCCTGCTTCTGGATGTCCTTCACGCTGTTGTCTTGCAGGATCTGACGGATGTCAGTCTTGTAAGTAGCCAGCTCGAACTTGGACTTCTTGAAACGCTGGGAAGAGATCTTGTAGAACGGAACTTCGTAGCGGGAACCACGGAAGTAACGTACTTCAGTCTTACCAGACAGGGACATGCTTGCTGCCACGGAGTCCGGTTCCTTTTCGACGATCACACGAGGTTGGTCGTCCAGGCCGCGGTCCAGGTCAGACGCAGTGATGGTCTGAGGCTGCATGATCTTACGGGTGAACCCGTCTTCACGTAGCTTTTGGCGAACGAATGCAGACATAGCTGCACCAGCTTCCTTCTCCAGGCCCTGGTCGATCTTGTCGATGAAGGCTTGGTTCAGGAATTGTACGTTCATAGTTTCAACGTTGTAGCTCATCTTATTCTCCTATTAGCGTACCAGAACAACCAGAGCCTTCTTGCCGTCGGCAAGAGTGTCTACTTCCAGCACGTGGCCCAGAACTGGGGTGGAACCGTCGCCGGCACCCTTAGCCAGGGTAGCAGATGCGTTAGCGTAGACTTCGTCGCCCGGGGCGAACACGTCGTCTTGCTTGAAGTTGTTGGTACGAACAACGTAGTGACCCCACAGGACGATACATTTGTTACCACCACCAACTACTTTGGTGCCATCACCAGCAGCAATGCCACCAGTTACACGTACAGATTTGTCGTCCACGGGTCCGCGAACAACGATACCGACCTTACCGGCACCGGCAGGGGCAGATACTTTGGCAACCTTTGCCCCGGCTACCATCTTAACCAGATCACCATTGGTGATAGTGGCGTCATCGGTAGCGTAGTTAAGGTCCAGAGCACCTTCTTGAGGCCATCCACGCAGGAACTCGGCACGGTATTCAAGATTTTGCAGTCTGCTCATCTCGTTTTATCTCCTGATTAATTCATTAGGAATTCAAGTAAAGCGTCACCGCCTCGAGATGGGATGCTGGATGCAGATCCAATCTCCCACGGGCTGCCGCTGGTACTGCTAGCAATCTTCTTCAGAGTGCCTTCTGACAGAGAGTTTAACTCATCCAGTTCGCCTTGGCCGAGATGTAGGTTTTTTGCCAGTACATTCAGTTCAGGTGACACGTTAGCCTTCTTCTCCATGTCAGAGATTTTAGCTTGTGCTGAGTTAAGTTTAGCTTCCAGTTCGTCGATGTATGCTGCAGTCTTTTCCAGTACCTGGACTTCTGTACGAAGTTCAGCAACCTTCTGCATCATTTTATCCGATTCTGGGGCTACTTGGGCTTTCAGGCCATCGAGAACTTCAGAAGCAACAGCTTCTTCCATTCCGCCCTCTACCAGAGAGTTTACTGCAGCCTGCTTGATCAGGGCAAAATTGTTGCCTTCTTCAAGTGCTGCGGCACGCTGTTCCAAATCGTTAGCATGGTTACGAAGGATTTGGCTAAAAGTCATTTTAACTCTCCGTTCTTACGCTGCTGTTTGATTCCGCCGTGTTCGCCGATCAAGTTGTTAACCTTACGGTCTACTGCTGCTGTGACGAAGTGAGCTCCGACACCTGCTGCTGCACCTGATCCGACTACTTTGGCGATCTTCTTGGCTGACGCCGCAAGATTAGCAGCTCGTTTCTGCATCCCATCCTTCACGCCTTCGTTATAAGCGTCAAGTTGGGATTTACGAGTGCCCTCGAGGCCGCCAGTAAAGTATCCGATACCCGCTCCGGTTACAGCTCCGGCCGGAGATACCTTTTTGATGGTCTTTTTCACACCATCAAGTTTACCCTTAGCAGTGCCGTAAAGGCCCTTGGCTTTGGATACTAGGCTAGATACATTCGGCATGTTTACCTCGAAAGGCCCCCGGAGGGGCCTTAGTGATGATTACTGAGCTTTCTTCTTGCGGTTGTAGGCGTAAGCACCTGCACCGGCAGCACCAGCAGCTACGCCACCAGCGATTGCAGCCTTAGCAGCACGGCCAAGACCCTTCTTGCCCGGGATTACCGCAGGCAGGGCCTTCTTAACTACTGCCGGCAGAGCAGCAGCTTGCTTAACCAGCTCAGCTGCTTCTTCGAAGTCGATGCCTTCGGAGACCAGTTGTGCTACAGCAGCGGACTTCTCGATGTCGGTATAGTCACCTTCAACTTCTTCACCGAACAGTTCGGCGGAAGCTTGCTTGACCAGCTCAGCAGCGTCTTCGAAATCGACGCCTTCAGCGATCAGAGCGTCGAAGGCAGCAGCCTTTTCCAGCTCGATGGACAGGATGTCAGAAGCCTGCTTAACCAGCTCAACAGCTTCGTCGAAAGCAACGCCTTCACCGATCAGAGCATGGATAGCTTCGGAAGCTTCCTTGGACAGGTTGGAGGCAACAGGGGTACCTTCGTACTGCTCTTTACCTTCGGCCGCAGCTTCGTCGAAGCCTGGCTCTTGTACGCCACCTTCAGCAGCACCACGCTCCAGGAGAGCCTTGGCTACTTCGGTAACAGTCTTGCCTTCGCGAGGAGTCGCTTGATCACGCTTCTCGTCGTCAGCTACCATTTGGTTCAGGTCAGCTTGAACCATGTTCTCGGCTTGCTTGTTCATGCCACCGATTTGGGCCAGGATAGCTTCGGCAATGCTGGAACCCAGTGCGTTTTCTTTGCTCATGTTAGGAGTCTCTCCGTTCACTTCAGATGCTTGTTTGGTCAGAAGGTTTTGAAGCTGATCAGCAGCGGATTCAGAACCCGCAGCGTCCGACGCTTCCTTGTTTAGCCCTTGCTCGTCGGCAACTTGCAGGCCTTCAAGCAGTTTCTCTAGGCTAAGTGGTTGATCCATGACGTTATCCTCTACGTTTTCTGTCCGCTTTTGCGAATTCTCGCTCCACGGAACTATTCATAAGTTTAGCCGTAATAGATGCACTCTTGGTAAAAGAGTTACCTACAGATGATTTTAGCCAACTTTGTGCTTTCTCTAGTTTACTTTGAACCAGGGAGTTGATGACATATTTCAGCACCAACGCACTTCCAGCTACAGTCAGAAGCAATTTTAAACCGCTCGGCTGCTCTACTGGGGCTGCAATCACCGGCTTCTCGATTGGCTTTCTGCCAGGTTCGAAGTTAGTGTATCCCGTAGGACGGGTAGGTGGAGGCATTACGTACGTGGCAGCACGCTTTTCCACTACACTTGGAGCCAACGATGACCCTTCAATGAATTTGGTAAGCAGCTTAACCAGTAACGGGTTGGCTTCCTTTTCTTCCACCTGAGGAACTAGAATGAAGTGTTCTTGAGTCAGTGCCTCCGGTCCCATCTCTAGCAGGATCTTGATTGCCTCTACACCTAAGTGGGAGTGCTCATGACCTGCACCTTTGGATACTAGCAGGGTAGCTAGGAACTCTAAGGATGGGGAGATGCCCAACTCAGCGAACGCATTCGCTAAATCCTCGACAGAATATTGGCACAGTACAGGGATAATGTCCATATCCGGATCAACTACGCGATCTAGAATGGTATCCAAATTCTCTGCACCAGCTGCAACCTCACCGTCGATATGCTTGATCAGGTCGGCGACCTTCTCAACGGCAATCTTCTTGAGACTTGCAGACTTTACTCGACCCTCGAACTGTACACCTTCCATCTCAGCCTGCTCGACAGAGCCGATGGCTGATACGTCAGATGCCACCTTCTGAAGTACAGAAGAGGTGACGTCTGCAGGGCGGATAACGATGGAGATGTCGAAGAACTTCAGCGGACCGACGTTCAGGGACATAACCTTGCGACCATCCGGCAGGAGTTCGTTCAGGTGGTTGTTCAAGTGCTCACAGTACATGCTACGAGAGGTAGCCTTGTTACCGCAAACACTGCAGACGTCGAACGGCGTATGGCATGCCATCGAGGTCATTGGGAAGTCGCCAGCCATGATCCGGGAGTACTCGGCAGAGGCTTTAGTCTTATCGACCTCGGCTACTAGTTCCACACGGTGCATGCGTGGGTTGTAGTACGAGAAGATTACCTTACCGATGGCAATCGCTGGATCTTTGTTGACGTGGTGACGGAAGACGTGTGCGGGAGATGTTTCGAACGTCTTGTGCCACTTGATAAGCTGAGATTCTGGGAAGTAGTCGCCGTTACGGTTGGACCCATACCACTCACCTGCCCCCATCGCATTGATGTGCAGGTAGAAGAACCCTTCTCTCGGCTCGATGGCCTTAACGAAATCATCGATCTCCGCCGCAGCTGCTTCCTTAGTTAGCCCACCATCTTCCTGGAATAGCAGACGGACTTGCATCTCGTCTTCTTGGAAGAAAGATTGACTATCAAGCAGTTTATCCATTGGAGACTCCTATAGGGATGAAGGCCCCGAAGGGCCTTCTTGGGATTACATGGTCAGGTTCTTCGGACGGAAGTCACCCTTACCATCCTTCATACGTGCTTCGAGGTCTGCCAGGGTACGAAGAGTCTGGAGGTCCATAGTCTCGTAGTGAACAGCACCATCAAGCACATTCTGCAGGATGTTCGGGTCCTGGGCAACAGTCGGAGCGATGTTATAGATGGTATCGCCCAGACGCTTAACCTTAGCAGGATCCTGGCCGGACAGAGTTTCGGAGTGAGCGATGGCTTGAGCCAGAGCACGCTCGTACTTAGCCTTGTCGGCCATACTGGAAACTGCCTTCACGGCAGATACCGCGGCCAGAGCACCTAGGCCCAGACCAAGAGCACCGATACCGGTACCCAGAGAGTTACCCAGACCCTTGGCAGCAGCTTCACCGGCATGCATACCGCCAGAGTGACGCAGAGCATCACCTACGCCACGCATGAAGGATTCCGGGCCGAAGGATGCTTGCTTCTCAATCTCTTCGATGGCTGCATCGATGAAAGTCTTGTGTTCATCGGTCAGCTCTTCGACGCTGGCCTGCTTCTTCAGACCAACTTCCAGCTCACCGCGAACGGACGCCAGCAGATCTTGTAGTTCTTGATTCATGATTACCTCTTAGCCGTGCAGGCTTTTCCAGACGTCATTGTTAGGACGGGCACCTTGGGAGATTTGTGCCACTTCCATACCAGCCATACCTAAGGTACCTACGCCACCTACTGCCTTAGCAGCACGGGCTACACCTGGAGAGATGACCTTTTTCAGAGCACCGGCAGCTCGTAGAGCAGGTCCGATGAACGCCTCTTTGGTCATTCCGGTGTGCTGGGAGAGAACGGATGCAACCTTATCGAGGGTTGCTTCGGTTTCCTTTGTCTTGGCCACCAGGTCACGACTTTGGGAAACGCTTTCCTGTAAGGATTTTACATTCAAAACGTCTCCAGCAGGGAAGCTTCTCACACGAGAAGCGGCCTTCACGTGACCTAGTACCAGATGGCATAGCTCGGCGTACTGGTTAGGGTCGTCTTTGGCTACAAAGGCGATCTTCTCCATGACGTCTTGATCACGACGCAGCTGTTCAGCCTGCTTGATCAGGTCTACCATGCTGTCTTGCTGGGCCATGTACAGGTCTTGGGCCTGTTTGACCAGCTTAGAGCACTCTGCACGCAGAGCTACCAGCATGTCCTTTTGGTCCATCTGCGGTTCTACCGGAGCAGATGCCTTCTTCTCCATCGGCTTAGTCAGCACGATAGCTAAAGGAGAGGGCTTGTAGGCAGAAGCTTGCTTCTCGACCCCAGGAGCTGCTGTGATGATGCTGATGACATCATCATAGTTAGCTGTCTGGAACTCGAAAGTGCGGTCATCTGCAGATGCCATCTTGCTCAGGTAGGCAATCTGGTTGCCAGCTTCGACAAGACGCTTCACTTGCTCGACATTCATGTCTTGGTCGCAAGCAATCTTGGCGATACCTTCGCTCATTGTGTGTACACCCGCGTTAGCACCGGCAACCACTTGGGCTGCCATCTGCTTAAGGGCTTCAGTTGTCAGATTCATTGTTCAAATCCTCGATAGATGGGAACTGGATATCATCACCAGTGAACTTCTGCAGTGCAATCTCAATGTCCTTCATCGCTTCTTCACCGTCGGTTACCCACAGCTTCAGCAGACGAGCGATATCAGTTGCCTGTTTTGCCCACTTAATTCCTTCCTTCGACGCTTCCGCCGAGTTAGGGTTAAAGTATGCCTCTTTGCTCTTGTAGTAGCAGTCGGAGAATAGGCTGGTGAGGCCGGAAACCGGTGAAATGTTTACCGCGTTACCGAAACGCCACTCAATGAACTGCAGGCCCTGAGCGAGTGCCCACATCTTCATACCTTTCTCATAGCCATCCTTCACCCTTTCGATGTGGGACAGTTTCTGCAGCTTAGTCACTTCAGCTACATCAAAGTACACGTCCCGATACAGACGTACGCCGTCAACTGGAAGTTCCAGCAGTTCAGCGATGACATCCTCATCGTTAGATGCAAGTAGGGCTGCCTCTAGGAAAGACCGTTGAATCTTATCCTTGTGGATAATCTCAATCAGGTCTACCAAGGACCGTTCTACTTTACCCTCAAGCAGAGCATCTACTAGAGGGTCGGCCTCCTTAGTGGAGGCCTTCCAGAGCTTGTATCTGTGATCAAACATCTCGTGACAGTTGTTCGAGGCGTACGCAGTTCTCACCTAGTGAACGGTAAGTGTTGCGGATAGCCGTAATCAGGTCGCTCAGTGCTTCAGGATCCATGTCGTCGGACAGCTTGTCGGACTTCAGACGGGCCAGGAACAGGATACGTCCCATCTTGTCTACCGCCTGGAGGATATCCGGCAGGTATTCACCGATGGTCTCGTACATGTCAGGGTCAGACAGCAGTTCTGACATGATAGTAGCTTCAACTACCTGCTTGTCCTTGGTGTCAGTCGCCTTGCGGATAGCCAGGTTGGCACCACGCAGACGCTGATCCTTATTACCGGTGTATGGCTCATCCGGAGAGATACGCTCACCGTACTGCGGCATCGGAGTTACACGTTGCTTCTCTGCAGACTTCTGCATAGGAGCGGACATGACGATCTCCACCTTACCCTTCTCTTCGGCAGACTTCATGAAGCGTTCTGCATCACCCAGTTGCAGACCTTGGTCGACAACCATGATGCGAACTACGTCAGCCTTGCCACCTACTTCACGGCCGTCAATAGAGAACACACCGCCGCGGGCAACCAGAGTGTGACGCTCAGCCAGGTGAGACATAGCACGCATCTCGTGACGACGTAGGGCTACGCCCAGGTCAGTCTCGAACTCGTTGCTCACGTGGGTGTACGGAGCATAGGTGCACACCGGGTTCAGGAACCATACATCGCGTTCCTTGACGGATAGGCCATGCATGTTGTTCAGGACTTCGATACGCTCTACACCATCACGGCAGGAGATGGTCAGACCTTGAGGGGTACGCAGGACGGAGCGGATGGAGGCTGTGTCGTAGTTGGTACCGTTAAAGATAACAACACGACCGTCTACCTGGCCGATTTCACCGATCTTCTTCAACTTAAGACGGTCGATGATGTCCTTGTAGTTGATCTCTTGATCCACGATCACTGGAGGACGGCTGTGAGTGAAGTCACGCACGGAGCCATCTTCGAAGGCAACGAGGAACTTCAGGTCGTTGGTCGGCAGGATTGCACCACCGATCAGGTTACCGTCACGCTTAACGAACATGTAGCCGCGGCCAGAGTCGTTACGCTTAGCGTAGCCGAAGTTGTTTGCACCAAAGCTTTCCACCGCAACGCGAAGAGTAGCCGGAGCACCCTTAACGTGGTAGCCCTTCTGGAGGATGTCCTGAATAGCTTGTTCATCCAGACCCTTACCGGAAGTGATCACCTGGGGGATCTCTACGGACACGGTCTCTTCGACAGGCAGATTGCTCTTAACTGCTTCAACCAAGCCCTCTACGTCGAGGAACTTGGAGAGAGTAGCTACGAGGCTAGCGTCTTCAGTCAGAAGCTGCAGGAGCTCCTTACGCATCTCAGGATTCATAGCTGCCGCCATGTCAGCAATTCGGCTACCGGATGCATAGACGTACTTGCCGGTACGGGGCGGCACGATTACGTCTTTAAGGTCAGGGTTACGGACGGCAGAAGACGGAGTCTTAGCCTTACGACCCATGTTTTCGTTCTGGTTAGCGGTAATCTGTTCGACGGTCTTCTTGGTCAGAGGCATGAATTGCTTCTTGTCTGCCATGAAGATGGAGTCGATGGGATACACAGTACCGTCTTTGGCGATAACCGGAACGAAGAAGTTGCTGCCGCCTTGGGCAAGCACGAAGCAGCCAACCTGCACGCCGGAGTTTTCTGGAAGCTCTTCAGTCATGTCGTTGAACGACAGGATGAACTTCGTCAGCTCCGGGGCAATCTTGGCCAGCTTCTCTTGAGCTAGTTCGCCTAAATTCATCGATGGATTCTCCTAGGTAATCATCAATAGTTTATCATTGACGAAGGGGTTGTTGCCAACCCCTATCAGAATTAGTACTTACCGTCCTTGCCTTCACCGAACGCCCCACCGATCATGTATGGAGTAATCGGGTCGGTACCGCTGGTTTCAGCCTTGTGGCCCATAACCATGGCTTCACGCAGGCTCTTACCGAGCTGTTTGAACGCCAGACGGGATACCCAGTTGTCATCGTACAGCTTGGCAGTCTTGATGCCAGGTACGAGTGGGGTGATGGATAGACCGCTCTTAGATACCACTACGTTCTTCACGCCGTGAGATACTAAGTATGCCACATGGTTCTTATCCAGCAGAGTACCCGGGGTGTATTCCAGAGCATGCTCAGCCAGTTGGCGACCAAAGGCCTTTTCAGTAGGGATGGTTTCCGCATCTTCACGCAGAGCGTTGTGGATGTGGTTGATGGAAACTACCTGGCCAGGCAGGAAGCCTGTGTTACCAGCGTCCTTGACTGTCACATACTTGACCAGGTTGCGAGCAATCAGGTCGAAGTGACGAGGATCCAGCTTGTTGCCGCCTTCTTGGTAGATGTGACGCAGCTGGTTGGACATGTAGGCACGACCAGTACCGATACCTCTTAATGAAGTCAGTTTACGCGGGTTTACAGTACCACTGGACAGAGGATCACCCTGTTTGATGGCATCACCTACGTGAACCTCTACATCCTGGCTGTTAGGAACGAAGTGCATGGTGTTACCCACGAATACTCGGTGGTCCTTCAGTTCAGTCTGCTCGATCTTGCTCACGACACCGTCTACAGTGGAGATAACGGCTTCATCCTGGAAGTTCTCCGGGTTGGTCAGCAGGTTATCTGTCAGTTCGTACGGGTTGCTTGCCTTACCGGCTTTCGCATCGTGCTTGGTAGACAGGATCATCTGGGTCAGAACTTCGGATGCTGACTGAGCAGCTACTACACCTACGTTCTCCCCGATTTCCGGAACCTTACCGCGGGCGTTCAGCCCGTAGCACTTGCAGCACACGCCATCCTTAGCTTCACAGGTAAGTGTGGTGCGGATCTTGATGTTCGTCTTACCGGAGTGCTTGAGCTCGGAGTAATACGCCTCATCGATCAGCTTGTTGGTGCCGGCTTCGTAGTGGAACATGACACGCTTCTTGTCAGCTACTGGATACATCATACCGTTAGCAGTATGACAATCAGGTACGGTCACAACCTCATGATAGAGGTTAGGAGTGATCGACTTGAACATGTCACCTGGCTTACTGGTAGACAGCTGTGCCTGTACAACGTTACCACGACCCCAATAGGACATCGCCAGCTGCTCAGCAGCAGACAGACCTTCAGCGAAGGAGTGAGTGATGGCCAGAGGGATAGGAGTCCCGTCGATCTTCTTACTTTGGATAGGAGAAGAAGTACCTTGTTGCAGCTGGGATGGGTTACCACGAGCACCGGTCTGAGCCATGATTGCCGCGGTAGACTTCTTACCGAGCATGTACTCCAGGTTCTGCTTAGTCAGCAGCCCTTGATACTTAGTGGTCGTGTCGATCAGCTTCTCGTTACGCTCACGAGTAGAGATATCTCCCAGGCCCATAATGTGGTTAACCTGTGTCTCATACTCCGCCAGCATAGCCTTACGCTCTTCACTGTCGTTGTAGTAGTCGGACAGCGGAGTGGAGTAGCCATGGTCAGTAGCAGTATTGAAGAACAGATTGGACACAGCAGTAATGGCACGAGGGGCATCTTCTCCGCCGTGCGTAACGATGTCAGCGATAAGGTCCTTCACGCCGTTCTTGTCCAGAACACGGGTAGGATCGAATCGCTTTTGCACTTCCGGAGGCAGAAGACGCTTAACGCGAAGAGCTCCGGGTGTGATGATTCTTTCTGAATTGCTCATTGCACACACCTTCTTGGTTGATCAACTAGCTCTATTTTAGAGCTTACTGGTTTAGGCACATGTGTGTGGCCTCTTTGGGTCTGTGGCCGGTGTGTTCCAGGCCTCAAACCGCGTCCTGACAGCATTCTACTACAAAATGTGTGCGATGTGTCGATGTTCCACCTCCCAAACACACCCTATATCAGAAAATCCCAACCACCCCTCTCTATTTATTTATTTATATTTTCCTTACGAGAGATAGAGAGATATATAGAGAACGACACATTAGGTGTTTTAAGGAAGTAGGTATGTATTTTGGGGTGGAACACACGACACAACCGACACATACTGGCCGAAAAGCCTATGAAATCGTTGTTTTATGTGTCGATTAGACTCAAAATGACCCGACACATGACCTAAAAATGTTCCAGTTAGAAAGCAAAATGTGCACATCAGGAGGCCTGTGTGCACACTTTCTTACTTGATGATCCGATTTAGGATCCGATTGTCTGGCGAGAAGTTGACTGGTTTGCCATCCCGGGAGACCGGACGTGTAGTTCCACCATATGAGGACGACTTTGGAGAGAAGTCCGTAGGTTTTCCTACCTTAGCTTGCGTTAAGTTGGCCGGAATACGGGTTGTCGGAGTCGACGTCTTCGGATTGGTCATCTGTCTGACCTTCGCCAGTAGTCTTGCTGACATAGTAACCTCCAATGCTACCTACGGCTCTGCCGATTAGGTTGCCTGTAGCTGCACTGTTCAGAACAGTGCTCAATCTGGCCAGTTGTGACACCTTACCAGCTGCCGGCATGGCCTTAGCAGCGTACAAACCACGAGCCAAACCTGCCAGAATACCTACATTGCCGCCCATTTCGACGCCACGACGGTGAATTTCGTCTCTTGGAGCCTGCAGGACTCCAGGAAGCTTGTTCTTGTAGTCTAGATACGCCATGGTGCCGCCAGTAGCCAGTCCGCCAAGCATGCCACCTACCAGCATCGGTCCAAAAGTCCCGACTGTGGAGCTCATAGGTGTGAATAGACGAGCTTTGTGAACTAGTGCATTGCCTGCACGAGCCCCTAGCTTCAATCCACCCAGTACACCAGCTTGTACAATGGCATCCTGAAGAGGATTATCTTCAGCCAGCTTGGTGAAATTACCAGTTTGGCTGTTGGAGCCATTGCGGTTGAACACTGACATCATCTTTGAGCGGACATATAGACCAAAACGGCGACGTGGGTCACCGTGCTGGAGGTATTGTGCCACCTGTTTGACCTCAGGGGTCAAAACGGTAGAGTTGTTGGTGCTGTCTGCCATTATAACCCCTTCATTCTTCGTAGCAGCTTGATCACCCTGTTAGCCGTATGACGTCTCTCTTTGTTGAACGTACGGATTGCCTTGATGGCACCGATGCTCATACCTAGAGTCATCCCTTGGCGTAGGTAATCTGGGCTGTAGTTATCGTTCATAGACACCTCAATAGAGGGCCCGAAGGCCCTCATCCTTACCCCTTGATCTTAATCGGAGTATTGTCGTCAATCTCGCCGCGTTCAAGAGCCTTCATAGCTTCATCTTCCGATGCAAACTCGACGACTGCCTTCTCGTGGTCCGGCTTGGTCAGGTGTACAGAACCCAGGATAGCTTCGTGACCAGGAGCAAACATCGGGTTACCGAAGCCCTTACGAGCATCGTGTAGGTGGTGTTCTGGCAACAGCTTCTCTTTCGCTTCCTTGATGGCCTCTGGGGACATCGGAACGAACGCAGACATAGCGTCACCGTCATAGTCAGCAGCATAACCCGGCAGGTGCAGAATGTTAAGACCGATAGTCTTACCTGCAACTGGAATCGGCTTCAGGGCCATGATGTTGGTACGCATCAGGGTTGGAGCACGGTTCAGGATCAGCGGAACCTCGTCTACCATCTTGTTGAAGGACGCAGTAGCAGCGGTGTTACGCTCTTCGTACGCCTTCTTAGCAGCAGCCAGGTCGTAACCCTTCTGAGACAGGTCGCGGATGATGTGCATCTTGTACATCTCCCACAGCTGCTCTTTAGGGAACTTCGCTTCGTTGAAGCCTACGTCCGGAGCCGCGTAGATTACAGCACGACCAGAGAAGTCCTGCTTCTTACGCAGAATCTTGTCGTGGAAGTAACCGTACTTCGGAGAGGTAGTACCTGTGATGGAAGTCATCAGGCCCTTCACACCCTTCTGCTTGGATTCATAGTCGATAGGGTCACCACCGGCCATGATAGCCTTCGCACCGGCATACAGGTCACGACGCAGATCCGCCATACCTTCCATATCCGGCAGTACCATATCCTTTCCGCCTGCCTCTTCGTAGATCTTGTTGATCCGATTGGAGACCAGCATGTGGTGTTGGTACAGCTTGTTCACGTCACCATACTCGATGTTCTGGTTGGTGATGGAGATTGGACGCATCTTCGGAGGGATGACCGGTACATGGTGCAGAACCATCGCCTTATCCAGCTCCTTGTGACCCTGAGAGTGCAGACCGTGCAGGAACTTCAGACGCTTGATGGCGTCGTTACGCTTGCTCACGGAGGTGCTCTTCTTGATAGCCTCTTTCAGGGCTTCAATTTCCTCTGCAGGATCGATGTCTTGAAGCATCTGCTTGAATGCTTCGCCGCCAACCTGAGGCTCGACGTACTCGTCGTACTTCTCGGCCTTCTTGGTGATGCCACCAATGATGCCTACCTGACGTAGAACCTTGTCGTTATCGTGGGTGTCGACGATGTCGTACAGACCCTTCTCACGACGAACCACACCGTAACGGCCAGAAGTGATGTTGTCGAACTCCTTCTGGTTGATGTTCAGGATGGTCTTCAGCGGGTTCTCCAGGTTCGGGTTAACGATTGGCTCCGCCAGAGTGTAGTGAGACCACTTGCTCCCTTCGAAACCACCAGTGATGGTCTGGTCGAAGATAGAGCCAGGTTCGCCCTTCTGAGTACGAGCTTTCATGCTGATGGTGTTAGTCACCTGACCCTTGGAAAGGTTCAGCACGTCGTTATCGGTCATCGGACCGGCCTGCAGGAAACCTTCCTTATGGCTTACCTTGATACCAGAACCACGCAGGTAGTCCAGGAACTTCTTGGTAGCGAAGGTAGTCTTCGGCTGTGGCAGAGGCATACCCTTCATCAGACGTTCCCAGTAATCGTGGGTGTCGGAGTTGATACCACCTTCGGACTTCACAGTGCCAATTTCCTTCAGGTTCTTACGAGCATCGGAGCCCAGCAGACCCAGGAATTCCATGTAAGACACGGCCTTGGCACCATCGTCACCGCCTTTGGTAGGTTGTGCGTTGTTGTCATAGCCACCTACGGAACGGGCAGAGTAGTTCGCGTCGGTAGTCTTGTTCAGCTTGATGATGTACTGAGGACCTGCAAGAACCTTGTCACCGATGGTCTTCCCGGAAACCGGGTCGTAAATTTCTTCGGTGTCAGACAGGTTGTGCTTCTTCAGATCATCCATCACTTTGACGATGTTGTTCTGGTTTTCGTAAACGACAGTCTTGTAAGGCTCGCCGGTCTTCTTGGCGATCTTCGCAGCTGCAGTTTCCAGAACTTGGCCCAGGTTGATACGAGAAGTAACAGACGCAGGGTTCAGCACCAGATCAACAGGCTTACCTGTATCACGGCTGTGCGGCATCTCGTGGTCTTCCATGATGTGGGAGATAACCCCCTTGTTACCGTGCAGACCAGTGATCTTGTCACCAATCTCCAGGTCACGCTCACAGCGAACCAGGATACGTACGTTCTCGGAGTCGGTGTAGACGTCTACAACTTCGCCCGGCTCTTCGTGATCCCACACCTCGGACACAACCTTGTACGGGTTGGTCAGAGTCTTGTAGAGACGACCTAGGACCTTGTCGGTCTCGGTAGCCTGACGCTCTTCCAGAACTGCAAAGACCGGATCACCGTACTCCAGCTTAGTGCCCTTCTTAGGGAAACCACGCTCATCCAGCTTAGCCAGCTGAGACGGAGTGAACTTGGAAGTCTGCTTGGACAGCAGAGCCTTGTTCGTCTTGGTAATCTTGGTGATGGTGTAGTCGAACTTGTAGGCATGGTGGCTACGCAGAGACTTAGTCGCAGAGCGAGATGCGACGATACCATCTTCGTGGTTGTAACCCTTGTAAGGCATGTAGGCCACGTGCAGGTTCTTACCGATGGCCAGTACGCCATCCTTGGTGTAGTTGTTGTCAGCCAGAGTCTGGCCGGCAGTCACCTTGTCACCTACCTTGTGCTGGTACGGTTCGTCATCATGGAATCCTTTCATGTTGAACGGCAGGTTCTTCACGAAGTCAACTACATGGTTCTTACCATCAGCACCCTTGATGTGGACTTCCTCGTCGGTAGCCTTGGTGATGATGCCGTCGGTAGGAGCCAGAGTAGAGATGATCTTCCCGATGTGGTGAACATAGGAGTGACCAGAGTTCGGATCCACGGTTTGCACCAGCGGAGCTTCGCGACCAACCAGAGACAGAGCCTGCGGCAGTGCTTTACCAGCCATGGTCAGACGACCTGGGTGGTTACTGTTCAGGAACGGCACAAGGTTAGTGGTGATGGTGTACATATCTGTACCAGACGGGATCCAGTACTGTACTTGCTCACGAGGAACTTTACGGAATTCCCCATTGACCTGGGCAGTAACGACAGGTTTGCCGTTATCTTTTTCTCCCGGGAAGCCAACTACGTGAACCATCAGCTCGTGGGTAGACAGGTACACTTCCTTGCCAGTCTTCGCATCGAGTGCACGGGAGTACATGGTACCCTCTTTGTCACGACGAGCGGTGATAGTGAAGCGTTGGTCCAGACCAGCCATACGGGATTCAGGCGTACGGGACGGGTCGATGATGCCCAGATGGGATGGGTGCACGTTACGTGACTCCATAGGGGCAGACTGGTCGTCCTTGATACCACCCTCACCTTGACCGATGATGGTTACCTTACCGACGTTCTCGAGGGATTCGATAGGGTTGGTTTCGTCCGGAGTACTTGCCAGCTGGGACTTGATGATGAAGTCTTCGAAGACGCGATTAAACGGCTTGGAAGGCAGAACCTTACGCAGGTCAGGAGCTGCATCATCGAGACGGCTCAGGTTGTACTTGATACGGTCGAAGCTACGGGTAACAGTCTGGTGTGCCTTGTTCTCGTCAAAACGACGAGCAATGAAGTCAGGCAGGTTCTGTACACGCTTGAACTGGAGGCTGTCACGGTTATCTTCCGGACGCTCACGACGGTACAGAGCAACCAGGTTGCTGATGGCACGCAGGAAGACTTCACCATTCACATGGCTGAAGGATTTACCCAGGGTGATGCCAGTAGTGTCTTCGTTCAGAGAACCTTCTTGGATACGACGACGAAGAGCCTCGATACGTTCCTCGTAAGAAGCGTTAGGGTTCATGTCACGTTGGTTCATCATACGGCGATACAGATCGCGGATGATGCGGTCTTTCTGAGGCAGAACGGCCTTGTTGGCCTCCCAGATTTCCTTACGGATGAACTGGGTGATCTGAGCATCAGTGTAGCCGAAGACCTCGGTCAGTACTGGAGCTACAGGGAGCTTCACAGACTTATCGCCGATCTTGCTGAAGGTGATGATGTAAGTAGTCGGGTCCATCGCAATGGAGTAGCCCACACCGACACCCGTGTTGAAATGGTTCTCTGGCTCGCCTGTGTTCTTACGGCGAGTGTACACACCAGGACGCAGCTGGATCAGGTTGGCAACGGAGTAGTTGTTACCCTTGTAGATCAGCGTGTGCTTGTTGGTGATGTGGAAAGTATCAGCCAGAGAGAAACGCTCGATCTTGTCGACGAGTTCTCCAGAGGCGATATCGTACAGAAGCAGAGTACCTTTCACCGGATAGGTTAGGGAGCCGGATTTCAGAATGGCTTCCTTCTCATGCTTATGAGAGAAATCCTTCTTGTCAACGTACAGGTCCTTTACATCAAGACGGTACTTGCCCGTCTCGATAGGGAACTGACGTTTGATCCCGTCCAGCATAGCCTGGTCGGTAGACTCGTTCATGTCTACTGGGCTGCTGAAAATAGGGATCAGTTGGTCAGGGCTCTTAGGCATTTAAGCGTCTCTCCAAATAAGTAACAACAATGGTGTAAGTACCAGTAGCCGGAGAGATGGAGTCTTTACGTTCAACGATCATGACACCACCGTCCGGGCGGATGCTACGGGTCATCAAAGCTTCAAGTTCGGCTTGGGAATCAAAGCCGTTCTCTCCGCCAATCTGGTAGTAGCCAATGCGGTACTGGAACTCATCGGGGCTTGGTTTCTGAGAAACACCCCCGGTCGTTAGACCGGGAAGTGATACTTCTTGGGAAACCGAATCAAACGGATTCAGTCCACTCATTCCTTATCTCCACTCTTCTTAGGAGCCGGCTTCTTCTCAGCAGGCTTCTTCGGTTCAGGCTTCTTGGCTTCCGGCTTAGGAGCCGGAGCTCCACCGCCTTCTTCCATTTCCTCTTCCGGCATACCTTGAGCAACCATAGAGTGGTCGCTCAGCATCTGCTGGATGATCTCTAGAACGCTATTGTACAGCGTAGGATCGCTTTGTTGAAGCTGAGTTAGAGCTGCACGCTGCTCGGCAGGGTCAGTCATCTGGTTCAGGATCTTGTTGGCGATCTGGTACGCTTGCTGCTGGTTCTGTTGGAAACCGTTATCGTCTTGGTTCTCAGAGTTCACGTCCTTGGACTTCATGAACTTGGCAATCTTCAGTTCGTGTTCGACCTGAACATCACTTTCAACCTTAGCGACAGCATCCTTACGCATCTTCTCCAGCTCTTCGCTGTACTCGATGCCGCTAGCTTCCAGGAAGGTGCTAGTGGAGATAAGTTGAGCCTTCCACATCTCGAGCATGAGCTGCTTCAGGTTCTCGTTATCCGTAAGTTTAAACGGAACGAGGCTGATCGGAACGATTTCCAGACCGAGGTATTGGGAGATCTTCTCCATTACCCACTTGATGAAGTCTTCGATCTGACCAACGTAGTTGTTCATAGTGTTTTCCAGCAGGCGTAGGCCTACAGTGGAGCTGGTCCAGTTGGTAGTACCGGACAGAAGCTCGCGGGAAACACCCATAGACATCAGCATTGTCTCTTCAGCGAACTGCAGTTCCTGGCTAACCAGCAGGGATTTACCCTGACCGCCCAGGTTCTGGTAACCCACCGGCACTGGAGCGATGATTACGTGGTTCGGGTCCTTCTTGAAGTGACGGATGTTCTGCTTCATCTGGTCCGCAAAGTTACGCATAGACATCATCGCAACCGGGTCACCTTGACCGGAGGACTGCTGAGGGAACATTACTCGCAGAGGAGTCATGTGCTCAGAGGCTACCGCTTCGTTTGCCTTACGCAGCATTGCTTGGTAGAACACCAGGCCGTACTGGGAGATGAGCGGAGGCACACCCATACCGTCAATCATGCCACCCATAGAGATGGTCTTCAGGTGGTACACGTTAGAGCGGTCGAACAGGAAGTCCGTATTGCTCTTAACTGCATCCACGAAAGGCCACGGCACAGAGGAGATGAACAGGGGGTCACCTGTCATGATCTTCCGCTTCACATCACCTGGGATGGTGTAGTAGTAGTCAGCCTCATCGGTGATCGGGTTGTGGTTGATCGCGATGTTTTCAGGCTTCCACTTCACCAAGTTGATGCGGGAGATGTCCATGCTCTTCTTGTCGATGCGATTGAAGATGCCTTTCATAGCACAACGAGGGCATTCACCCACGAACTCATAACGTTTGAACTTGACGAAGCCCTTAGTAAGAGCGTTCTTGGCTTCATAGGAGCTCTTGCAGCTAGGGCACTCGACGTAGCGATCGACCGGGAAGTAGATCGAGGAGATCACGTTACCCAGAGTGTAGTAGTCAAAGCCGATGTCCGTCAGCTTGTACTTCAGACGGATGCTGTCGATGATCTTGCGGTACGATGCACGAGTCTTTTCCTGCTTGGTATCGATAACGAAGTCCGTGATCGGGTACGAGGAAAGCTTCCGGATTACCTCAGTGGTAGTCGGAGCCTGAGTCGTGATGTAACGAGACCATTTGATCACGTCATGGAAGTTGCGAGGGACGAACTGGTTGGCAACCGTGAAGAACGGGTTGGGCAACTGGCCAATGCCATATTGTTCGTACATACCCGCCATTTGTGGCGCCATGCCTGGAATATTCATTATCAAACCTCACTTAGCTAGTCTGCTTTAAGTTTAAGTGGATTCAATTCTACACTGTGGCTCCGGTATAAGGAAGATAGAGTGGAGCAATAGGTTCACTTCTAAACCATTTTTCCTACACCTTACCGGTATAAGATCAGTGTAGGAAACCTTACATATACTCAATTGAGGAATTTTGCTATGAACAACTCCAACAAGAAAGCCCAAGGTCAACAAGGTCAATCCACCGAAGCCAAAGATCTGCTCGACGCCTTGGCAGGCAAGACAGCAGAAGAACAGAACCAGATTCTGGCTGCTGCCATCGAAGGCACCCGTCAGACCATGGAAGATGACATTGGTAAGCTGACCCGCAGCCAAGAAGAGATGGCTCGCAAGCTGGATGCTCTGGCCGGTGCGGCTGTGAAAGGTCAAGTAGACGAGACCGCCAAGGTCGAGAAGAAAGGCCTGGCCTCCAGTGCTCTGGACACCATCAAGAACCGTCCGATCGTGGTTGGTGCTGCTGTGGCTACTACTGTGGCCGTCGGCGTAGGCGGCGTGTATGCCTACAAGAAGTATCAGGAAAGCAAAGCTGCAGCCACCACTGGCGAGACCAGCGAAGCCGTACTGCTGCTGGACCAACCGTCTGCTGTTGAAGTCAGCAAAGACGCAGCTGTAGCGGCCGCCCTGGGCGATCGCTAAGCTGTAAACTAAAGAGGGGGCACATGCCCCTTCTTTTTTACTAGGAGATGGTTATGACACCAATGGAAATGCTGGAGTACATTAGGGTTCCCGGTTTGCCCGGTAATCCATTCCAGGAGTTGACCGCTAAGGTCGACAAAGTGATCGCAAAGTTGCGTTGGGGGCAGGATGGTGGAGGCCTAGTTAAGCGTATCGGCAACAATGTCGACCGTTTGAACAAGCTGAAGTACGTATTGATGTCCAACTCAGTCTCGGAAGACGAGCTCAAAAAAGCCGCCGAGGAGATTGAACCCCTCATGGCGGCTATTCACAGAGATGCTGACCTATTGCTTACGCTTTAGGGAGAATCTTCGTTTGCTGAATCAGAACCGTACCATTCTGAACCATCGGACCACCAAGCGAAACAGTCTTCGCGGTGGCGTTGATGGTGAAGGTCGTCTGATACAGACCTGAGACGTATACTTCGATACTGTCTTTACCTAGTCCCAAGTCCATGCCGGCCACGGCACCTACGTTGATCACCTGGTCACCCTTAGCAAGGGAGACTTCGTGGCGGATCTTCGTGATACGTGCGTCGGCAAGGGATACTGGACCCAGGGTACCAATCGCAATCAGCTTGGACATGTCCTTCATGTTCAGCATCTTGATATCAGCTGCTGTCAGAGCGGTTTGACCATAGCCAAGAGTGAAGCTCAGGACCGGAATCTGACCGGAGTCAGGAGCAAGACCTGGTTCAGTACCAGTTTCTACGTACTCAGCGGTGTTCTTGATGGACAAGCGGCACACCTTGATCAGGGAGTTGTTAGATGGCACCCGATCGTTTTCAGTAGGCTCATCTAGACGTGCCTGTACCAAGTACTTGATACGGCGGCCTGGAGTGGAAGACGCCTGGATGTTCGAGAAGGTAGTCGGCTTGTCATGGATGCCCAGTACCGGGATCTTGAAATCCGGATCCTGAGGGTTGATGATCTGGCTTTGTACCATGTATCCGAACATGAACTTCAGACGGAGTCCGCCCGGGTAGTTCAGTAATCCCGCGAATTGGTCAAGACCAACGATGGACATCGCAGTAGCTGCGGCACCAAGAGCGGAACGGTCAGCACCACCAGTAACAAGGTCAAGCTCGTTACAGATGGTCAGCATGTTCTGGTGCAGGTCCTGCAGTGGACGGTTATCCACTGTGTAGTAGTACGGATCTAGCGGGGTGTAGAAACGTACGGCGGTAAGTTTGCTTGCGGTTGTCATATAGTGGTATCCTCTTAACCGTGCTTATTTTACGAGAGAATGGTATGCGTCTCAACTTAACAGAAGATCAGCGATACATCGAGTTTAGGCCGGCGGATGCGGTAGAGCGTAATATGCTCGACAACTTCCCCGCCTTTATCCGAAAGGCTGGCCGGAGATTACTCCCAGCCAAGCCACATGTTGTCCAGAGTGTAATCTCTCGCTTGAAGAAGATCTACAAAAAGCCGATCAAGGTCGATCAAAAAGAGATCGTCGATATGGTTCGTAGTCAGCTCAAGCTGAAAGAGATTCCCTCTGATTTTACCTATTTCACAAACCCTCTTGAACACCAAGAGATTGCCTTGCGGTACATGTACACCGTAGGCTCTGCTGGTTTGCTGCTTGACCCGGGCCTGGGTAAGACCAAAGTGATTCTCGACTTCATTGCTCTGATGAAGTTCGCCAAGTCACTGATCGTCTGTCCGAAGGCTCTCTTGTTCGTCTGGGAAGATGAGCAGAAGAAGCATCGTCCGGATAAGTCCATCTATGTAATCGAGTCCACCTCTTGGGGTGAACGGATTCAGGGTGCCCAGAAGCGGAAGATCAAGTGGGAAGAGGAGATGTTGGCATGCAAGGAAGGCTCTGACGAGTACAAGCGTGCACGCATCAACTTCAACAAGGCCTGCAAGGACCTTGAAGAGCTCCCGAAGGCAGCTGCTGCTGACCTGGAGCGTGCTAAGGCTGCTGATATCGTGGTCGTGAACTACGACAAAGTGGCTAACGGCTTGGATTACTTCAAGCGGCACTTCAAGTTCGACTTCATGGCTCTGGATGAAGGTCTCATCAAGTCTCACGACTCCAAGCGTACCAAGGCAGTGACTGAGCTGGGTGCCAAGACTCCATACCGCTGTGTGATGTCTGGTACTTTGATCAACAACACTGCTCTGGATGCATACTCCCCTATCCGCTTCATCGAGCCGGCTCTAGTAGGTACTGGTCACGGTCGCTTCGTGAACAAGTACGCCAAGCGGATTGACCTTAAGGATGGCCGTTCGTTCATTGCCGGCGTCAGTAAGGAAAACATCGAGGAGATTCGAACAATCCTTGAGTCGTGCTCTATCGTTATGCGGAAGGAAGAGTGGCTGAAGAATCTGCCTGGCAAGACCTTCAACGTCATTACTTCGGAGATGACACAAGAGCAAAAAGACGTCTTGGAACCCCTGGTTTCTACCTACATCACAAGGTTCCAAGAGAAGGAGGTGGCAGTTGAGAACCCCCTGAGCCTCATGGCTAAGGTCTCACAGATCACCAACGGATTCCTGTACGTTTACGACGAGGTGAAAGATGAAGATGACTATCTGGCAGACCTATTTGGCCTTCAAGACGATGCCAAACCCAAGACTAAGGGCCCGCGGGAAACGCTGTACTTCGGGCAGCAGCCGAAGCTTCAGAGTCTTATCGATCTGGTTACGGGCCCTCTCCGTCAGCGAAAAGCCATCGTATGGTATAACTGCACGGCTGAGTTCGATCTGTTGTCTCAAACGTTCAAGCGACTGGGTATCAAGTTCCTATCCATCCGTGGCGGCAGTAAGACGACAGGTGAAGTGGTCCGGATGTTCAACCAAAGCGATGAGTACCAGTTCCTTATCTGCCAAGCCAAGGCGGTTAACTATGGGATCACGGTACTCGGGAAGAACCCTGAGGCGTTAGAGGGTGACATCGATGGCTTGATGCCTGAGATTGACACTCGGGTTTACACCCACATCTTCTACAGCCTCAACTACAGTCTGGAGGTTTTCCTACAGCAACAGGACCGATCTCACCGTATCGGTCAGACCATGCCTGTGGATTACTACATCCTACTCTCTGACTGCTATGCCGATCAGGCCATCTACAACGCCCTGTCTACCAAGATGGAGGTGCGAGAGGCGACTCTGATCGACATCTCAAGAAGATTGAAGGAACTGGTATAACCACTAAGGGGCACCATCACGGTGCCCTTTGTCTAAGGAGGTTTTGATGATCAACATTCAAAACGTCTTCCCCTTTGCAGAACCGCGAGATACTCAAATAGATGTCATTGAGCAGATCGACTATCACTTCTCGAGGGGGAAGCGTTTCATCGTCTTGCAGAGTCCAGTTGGCTCGGGTAAGAGTGCGATTGCTTTAGCTGTGGCTCGCCACTTCCAGAGCTCGTACATCCTGACGCCGAGGAAGTCCCTGCAAGACCAGTACTATGAGGACTTCGGGCAATACGTCACCCTGCTGAAGGGTCGTGCAGCCTATCCATGTCCTCGTATCTGTACGGTCACGCAGGAGGATTACGCCATTGTGCAGTCTGGCGGGTCACCTATGACGCCGGCAGTTCTGTCCTGTGCACGAGGCCCATGTGTATCGGAGACAGATGTGCCTCGGGAGGACCGGGAGTATGGTCCAGAAGAGTGTGCTCGGGAAGGGTACCCATGCCCCTACCAGATGGCCCTAGATCGAGCTCTGAGCCATCCGCACGTAGTCTGTAACCTCCACTCCTTCATCTTCCAGGCGGCGTTCCTAGGACGCTTCCAGAGGCGTCCTGTGCTGATTATCGATGAGGCCCATGACGTGGAGGGGATCATCCGGGATTTCCTGGACAAGACCTTCTTCTGCTACGGGCAGTTCTTCGATAACCAGCTAGTAGATGACTTCCCCAACGCGGCATCCATCCGCACTTATCTGCTTAGGCATGCTAAACCGCCGCTCGAGTATGGACGTTCTCGTGACGACCCTGCTTACCGGGCTAAGGTGGAGGCCTTCGAGGCGAACGTAGCGACCATCACTGACGATTCTTTACGTTACATGGTGGCCACTACGGAAGAGGACCGCAATGGTACTCGTATCCGCTTCAAGCAGAAGAACATCGGGATGAAGGCTCATGAGTACATGTTCGATATGGCCGATCGAGTGCTCTTGATGTCCGGCACTATCTATGACCATCGCGAGTACTGTCAGCGTCTTGGCATTAACCCCAACGTTACTGCCTTCATTGACGTCGATAGTGAGTTCCCGTTAGAGACCAGACCAATCGTCATTGACCGAAACCTCACGGTCAATACGAGCTTTTCTGACTGGTATAAGAATAATGGGAAGGAAGATGCAATACTTTCACTGCGTGAGGTGATGAGGGGCAACCCAGATAAGGGGCTCATACACGCATCTTCCTATGCGATGGCACGCGAACTAGCGGAAGGCCTAGCTGACACTGGACGGGTAATTACACACGAACCCCATGACTTCCAGAGTCAGCTAGAGCTCTTCCGCAACTCGCGTAACGGAGCCGTTTTTATCTCCCCCGTATGTTCCCAAGGCGTAGACTTCAAATATGACTACGCAAGATGGCAAGCCATCGTCAGAGTACCGCACCCGAATTACGGGGATCGCCTAGTTTCGTCCATGAGTTTCAACTGGAAAAACTGGGTGGCATTGGTCACGTTCGGTCAGCAGATCGGACGGATCAACCGTGCTCCTGATGATTTCGGTGTGACTTATCTAATCGACGCTAGATTTGATTCCTGGATTCGTTCCAACAGAGTCAGACTTCCACGATGGCTACGAGAGGCCATCGAGATTAGATAAGGAGAAATGCACATGTCTACTACTTCCATCTGGAATTGGGGCTTCATGCCCAATGGTGGCGGCAATGGTAATCAACATCAACCAAAACCCACTTCCGGAGGTAGTAGACCGCGACCGAAGAAGTAATAGAGAGGCCTCCGCTTGGAGGCCTTTTACTCTTGGGTTACTCTTTTAGGTTTGGGTCTGATTCGAGGATTTGGTAGACACGTTTACGTACATCCCGTACGTACTCAGCGGTCACTTCTGGATCGTTAAGGATCTCGACGATCTCGAGAGGTCTTTTCTCCACGCCGTCTTCAATACCGAACAGCATGATGGCAATGTGGCAATCTCGCGGAGGAAGCTCCTTCAGCTTGCCCATAATGTATGCCTCCATATTGTCTTGCTCTACAAGCTCAAATGGATTGTCTTCAGGCATATCAGTCGGGTTCATCTCTTCGAAGTAGAAGGTCAGATATTGGGTTTGACTGAGTTCATTGAGATCCTTCACCGGTACGTTAGGGAACTCCTTCTGCAGATCTCGCAGCGGTGGATGGCGTTCGCACGAATCCATGTAGCGTTTGATCTTGGCGGCCAGTTGCTGTTTCTGCGTGGGCAGTGACACAAGACGCCATCTCGACATCTCCTTGAGCTGACGCTGCATGACCCACCATCCAGAGTACGTCAAAAGTCTGACGCCTGAGTTCGGATCATACTTATCCAGACCGACAATGAGCCCTTCGTTTCCCACTGCGATCAGCTCTTCGAGTTGGTCTGCATTACCTTTGGCGTACTTCTTTGCCTTCTTAAAGACGTAGCGTAGGTTGGCGTTGATCAGGCGATCTCGGACAACCTTCTTCCTGGTAGGGGAAACATCGGGGTCAAAGTACTCGCCTAGTAGAACTTGCTCCTCCTCCTTACTTAGAGGGGGATGCTTTCGATAAATCTCTTCGTAATATTGTGATAATTCCATGGTGGCTTGATCTCCGATGACCAAGCGTATAGTATCTACCCGGACATGTTTAGTCAAACAAAGGAGTTTACATGATCAAGGTAACTGCACGCCAACTAGATAACGGAATTGTCCGTTTGACCTTCCAAAGCAACTCTCCTGAGGCTGATAAAGATCAGCTGGATCTTATCGGAGCATCAGTCGTCAATGCCGAATACGTTCGTCGTGGTGGCTTTTCCATCTCTACACCTGGTACGCTAACTATCGAAGCCCTCGATACGACCTTTTCAACAAAAACGCATACGGAGGTATAACTACTATGGAGAAATCGGGATCTGTCACGCTGACGATGACTCCGGAGGACTGGTCTTATTTCGAAAAAGGCCTAGTATCTCCGCGAATTCACCGTGATTGGGGATTGACTTTTAGTGAGCTTCGAGCTATGATCCAAGCACAATCTGACAACACGAAACCTCAAGAGGTAAATATCTAAATGGCTGAACAACAGAAGTACCCCCGCGTTAAGCTGCCGAAGTCTACTCTGTCCTGGGCTTACCTGGTAAACCCTGACACCAAGTTCAACGAACTGGGTGACTTCAAGGCTAACGCCACCGTGCCTGGTGAAATCGGTAAAGCTTTCATTGCTGAAGTCCTGCAGCCTCTGCTGGATGCCGCTCTGGTGGAAGCTCAAGAAGAAGCCAAGTCCAAAGCTACCGGCGGCCGCAAGCCGAAGGAAGTTCGCATCTCCGAGTTCCTCCCTTGGGAAGAGCTGGAAAACGGCGACATCATGTTCAAGGTCAAGCGTAAGGCCAAGATCGTGAAAGACGACGGCTCCGTTCAGGAGTTCCGCGTTGATCTGATCAAGCCGGATCGCAAGATCTTCACCGAAGAAGAAAAGGCTGCACTGAACATCGGCAACGGTACCATCGGTATCCCGCTTGTCACTGTTGTTCCGTACAACATGCCGACTCAAGGTGTTGGTCTGACTCTGCGTCTCGAGAAGATGCAGCTGCTGGAAATCAAGGAATACAGCCGTGACTCCGATAACGAGTTCGACGACGAATCCGGTGAGTACGAAGTGCCCGTAGTGGCAACTGGTGCTCCGGCCGGTGATTCCGAGTTCCAGGATGAAGAAGCCGGTCAAGGCTACACCGTCTAACTTTAGGTTAGGCTGTGAGAAGGGGGCGATGAGCCCCCTTTGTTTTAGGAGTAAACATGGACCTATCCTACCTTGCGGACGCACCGGTACTTGCTGAGATTACGCCGGAAGCCCTAGGGCCCTGGTCTCCATCTCGGATGAAGTGCCTTGAGAAATGTCCACTTCAGTTCTACCTCAAGTACATCGCTAAAGTAAGCATCCCGGATGAAGAAATGGGCGATGTGGATACGCTTAACCGAGACATCGGTACAGCAGCCCACCTGGTCATTGAGTTGATGATCCAGAAGAACCTCACCGCTAATGACGCATTCGATATGGTGAAGCACATCTATCGGACTCGCTTTAACGAGGAGGAAATGGAGTACTTCGAAGGTCTACGGCAGACCATCCGTGAGTTCAAGTATTGGCTGTTCCAACTTGAAGAGTCCAGACCAGAAGGTCGAATCAAGGATGCCATTGCAGAGCTGGAGTTAGCGGTCGACAAGAACTTCTTGCCGGTGCCTTATGATTCTCCCAAAGCATTCCTGCGTGGCAGTATCGACTTGAAGCTGGATTTCTTCGATGGTGGTCGCATTCTGCTTGACCATAAGCACGGGGGGAACCCTGCCTTCGGCATCAAGTACCACATGCCTCAACTCAACATCTACACGCTGCTTGCTCACTTCGGCCATGAAGCTTGCAAGTACTCATCTTCCGGGATCAACTTCCTCCGTCAAGCAGGCCGTACTATCAGCCCTACAGCTCACCGCGACGAGATTGAGAAGGTTCTGACCGTGTGGTTCCATAACCGCATGAAGAAGATGTTCGACGCCATCTATGATGCCGGCGAGATGTTCTACAAGCGTAGCAGTATGTGTCAGTATTGTGAGTTCCAGGCGATGTGTACTAACGGTAAACGAGGGACCTCTGGTGAACTGCATAACCTGCAGATCGCTACGAGAGTACTCTTCAGCTAAAACAAAGGAGGCCTAGGCCTCCTTTTTAGCTTCCAAGATGCAATCTAAGCACTTATGACTGATAACCCCTACTTTGAGATAGAATTCATCCACCGCTGATAGGAATTCTGGCTCTAGAAGTTCTGCATACTGATGACACTTATCTCGATACATAAAGTACGGCATGCTGATAACTCTATGGGCCACAGCTTCTATGTGTAGAGCAACCTTAGGTTTAGACCAAGGCTTCAATCCTCCAGCGAAATGAACGACGCCAACATCTCCATTAACCGCTTTGAAAAGCATGAGAAGGGAGTAGTTGATGTGATTAGCTGCCCTAGATCTTGGGTCGCCGAAGTAGTTGTATCTACTGCTCAGAAGTGTGACGTCTTCTTTTAGCTTACGGAACAGATACTCTTGATCCGGCAGTAGGAATTCCTTGAATCCATATCGATCTGGAGTTAACCCCTCTGGATACTTCCTTCTAACCTGCTCGAGATCTACTAGCATCAATCCGCTGTTGAAGGTGGCGAAAGGATCTTTGTACACATACATATAGGCGGAGTCTGCCGCATACATAGAGTTGCTGGCTGGACCGATATCTCTAACGGCCCCTAGCGTACGGCCTTGAAGATCTACGTTCCAAATGTCTAGAAGAGATGGGCGTAGAACCATATCTGCATCAAGATATAGCACCTTATCCACACCTCTAGCTGCCAACTCATCTATAGCCAAGATCCTCATGACTAATGGGTTGGGGTCGCCGTAGATTATAGGCACATCCGCATGGAACTCGAAATCCCGATACTCTATGTGCATAGTCTCAATGCAACTCTTGCCGAATTTATCCCGCACATAGGACTCTAAGTCGTCACTGGATGTGGCCAAGTAGATGTAGGCAGAGGGGTCCACCTCCATGATATTGGCCATTAGAAGAACTACTTGGTTTCTCCAATTCCAGTCTGATGTGACCAGGTACCGTCTAGTCATACCTGGGCATCCATGTAGGTCGTAACGTCTTCAAACTTCTTCATTACCCTTAGGTCTCTGGGATGAGTCATCTTGTGGATGGCCGACAAGACTGACTTATTGACGTCCGCAGTCATCTCACCCTTCATCATCTTATTCCAGTAGTACTTGAGGTACGTCAGACGCACATCATCGATGTCATCCCGTAGCTGCGGTACGAAGTGTACCGGATACTCCAAGGAGGCGATGTTGAAGCGGAACTGCTTGCCAAACTCAGAGTACAGGAACTCGATGTAGTCAGGCAGGTCGTGGGCGTTCATATTGCTCATCGTGAAGTGCGATTCGCAGTAGATACCCAGACGCTGGCAGAGGGCTACGTTCTTGGCGATCAGGTCGTTCTTCACCTTTACACGGATCTTCTCGTTCACCTCAGGAGAGCCATCAATGGAGAACGTGATGGTAATACGGCAGGCGTTGTCCCTCAAGATGGGGAACACACGATGCTTCTCAATGTCCACAGAACCGTTGCTCAGGAAGGAGACAGTAGCGTTGGTGCGGGTAATCACCTGCTCGACGATGTCATAGATGTCACGAGTCATGAACGGCTCACCTCCATACAGGATTACCTGCTTGGGGTTCGACTTGATGATATGCTCGAGGTCACTACGGTGTTGCTTGTACGGCTCATAGTCTTGACGTACCGGGATGATGAGCTCAGGGAAGATCTTCTCGAACATGTCGCTGTACGAGTTATCGCAGGTACGGCACGCCAAGTTGCACTTGTTGCCTAGGAAGTAGAAGATCTGGCCAGGCTGAGCTGCAACTTCACCAGTCTCAGGGTTGTAGCCGACTTCCTTCACGACGTTCATAGTCGGAGAGTAGGTGTGGTCACCAGTATCACCAGACGCCATGCACTTCTTGCAGTCATCTGGCACATCGCCTGACAGCATCTGTTTGCGGAAGTTCTTCAGGTACTCTGAGTTCCACCATTCGTCTACGCTATCCATAGACTGAGGGGTCGCCCGGCGAGAGCAGCATGGACGGAAACCATCCGGCTTCACCGAGAAGACGTAAAACGGGGCACTGCATAGTGGGATCATTCTAATAAGTCTCCTACGATACGCCCGATAAAGGCGTAGTTATCATGATTGTCACGGCAAGCGTACAGGAACCTAGTGTCGATACAGCCTACCTCTTCGACAGCCTCGTTGCATGCCTTATAGTACACATCGTATCGGATGTGGGCAAATACCTCTCTCGGGATGGCTCCTGTGAATGCCACCCAAGGCTTAAGCTTACCTGCAAAGTGCATCACCCGGGCGGTGTGATAGGCAGCCACTCGGTCCTGCAGTAGGGTCACTGCACTCATAGCCTCTGCGACCAACAGCTCTGGCATCCAGTTGAACACTCTGGGCAGGATCACTGTAGGCTTCCTGGACAAGATCTTGTTCAGATAGTCTTGATCTGGAAGGATCCAGCGACCGTCATACGACTCGATGAACCCATTGGCAATTCCCTGTGGGAAATCCTGCCGGATGAGGTCTAAGTTGAGCATCATTACGCCACTATTGAAGTAGTTACGATTGAGGCTCATACGGCGGTTCCAGTCGAAATGCTTGCGGTACAGATTCGGCATCTCTTGGACTCTCTGGTAATCCAGAGCAGCAGCCACATACGAGTTGTCTAACGGGGCATTCCAGATTCCAGCCAGGCTCGTTCTGACAACGATATCACTATCTAAATAGAATAGCCGAGAGACGTCTGGTCTATGCTCGGCTAGGTAATCGATAGCCTTGAGTCTCAAGCACATTCCTTCCACTTCAATCGGGCAGAAGTAACTATTTGGGAACCAAGAGGTATCGTTGGGTTCCAACAGGACGACTGACACCTTGTACTTGCTGAGTACTTCCTTGTACTTAAGGGCATTCTGCGTGGCGGTGGTAGCGAATACCATCACCTCATCATCGGGGTTGTGCCGCAGGTAACTGTTGATAGTCACCACGCCTTGATTCAGATACGCACCGTTGATGGTAAAGATTGTCAGACGTCCCATTGCTTACTCCATGTAATCTCTCAAGAACTTGCCTACGAAAGAGTTCAGATCTGCGTTCACTTGGACTTGGCCTACGAATGTGTTGCACAGCTTCACATCAGAGACCAGCAGGCGCTTGACGATAGCGTAGTACACGTCATAGCGGATGGTTCCTGCCCGCTCATCTGGGATGAGACGAGGTTGAGACCATGGCTTCAGTCTGCCTGCATAGTGATACAGGAGAGCGTTAGAGCCCAAGTCTCGCTGACCAATCAGCATGGAGCTCGACATCTGGCGGAACATCTGGATCTCCGGCATGAAGTTGAAGATCCGCGGCATGATCAGAGTCGGAGTGTTCTCCGAGAACACCATGTTCAGGTAATCCTGGTCATCTTGCTTCCAGCTTGGGTCGTAGCGATCCTTGAAGCCTTGCTCAAGTTTGCCTTTGAACACTTCGCGGATACGCGGCATGTTCAGCAGCATGACTCCACTGTTGAAGTAGTTGTCATTGATATCCAATCTGCGGTCCCAATCCGGGTGCAACTTGTACAGGTGCTCCAGTTCAGGCAGAGCTGGGTAGTCCAGAGCAGCAGCCACAAGGGAATTCCGCAGAGGTGCTGCCCATACGCTTGCCATGGGACGCATACAGACGGTATCGGAATCCAGATACAACGCCAGACGTACGTCAGGCATCTGAGTGTCGATGTAGTCGATAGCAGCCAGGCGTAGCAGGGCTCCATTGACCTCGTCCGGTGCGAAGACCGAACTCTTATGCCAAGAGCTGTCCATAGGGGTGAGCACTTGGGTTTCAATCTCAATCTTTCCGAGATCTGCTTTGAACTTCTCGGCATCCACATCGGGCGTGTGGAACACCATTACTGGGATACTTGGATTGACCTTCTTAAAGGAGGCCACTGCGACTTTGGCAGGTTCCAAGTACAGATTGTTAATGCAGAAGAAGGTTAAGTTCATCGTAAGACTTTCCTTAAGTGGTTCGAACGGTCATTAAAGTATCGGTACACATGATAATCCAATACTCCTCGAAAATCTTGTGATAATAGCTGTCTGACCCTTCTTTTTAGCCCCTCCGGCAGCGGGACGTCCTTGAACATCTCTCCGGAGATCATCAATCGCTGTACCGAAGAGTCGTGGTGCACGAAGTCCCGGTAACCCAACGCAAAGGCTTGCAGCATAAAGAAGAAGCACTCGTTGTAGTTATGGCGGCCTACCGTGAACGACTCCATGACTTCCCGTGCCATTTTGGTACGGAAGATCTGGCAGCTACAGGCCGTCAGGAAGGCCCTTGAGAGCTCGTCTACGACGACGCTGCCGTTGAAGACTCTAGGTATCAGCTGGTACATGTCGTGGCCTCCTGGAGCGTCGTAGGCGTCCTCAGAGAGGTAATCGTCCGCATCCAGGAAGTGTACGTACTCGGTGTCGACATGTGCCAACCCTTCACGTCTAGTCTCCCACTGCCCTAAGTTCTGCTCCCGATAGATCAGCTTCTTGACGTTGCTTTGATCGATCAATGGGAGCAGGTCAGGATCTCCACTATCAACAATGACAATGTTATTGCCAGATGGAATTCGAGATAGTGTTTCGTTAAGAGCGTAGAGACGGTCTTGCTGAAGGAGAACCGGTACGATAGTCGTGATAGAATCTTTGATAAGCATCCAGATATTCCTCCATTCTCTCCTCTACTCCTGGGACATCCAGGAACAGCCCGGACTCCGGGAACTCGATCATATCCCATAGATATCCTCTAAACAACGCATGATAGAAGGCATAGTAGGGGCCTGTGTGCTCACGAGAAGGGATAATGTGCACGTTCTTCTCTAAGATGCCTGCAGTAAGGCCTACCTCAGAGCACTTCAAGGTGTACACGTTCTGACTACGCTCAACCAGATACATGCCGGAGAACTGAGGTGCCATTACATATGCTCCAGTCCCTCTCAAGAACCCCTCCAGCTGAGCATAATCCTGAGCTAGGATCAGAGGATGCGGCTTGAAGATAGCCCCGGGGTGGCGAAGAGCAATGTCGATAAGGTCTTGCTGGGCGATTGTCTTAATGATATTCGAACCTGGCAGGATCACTACGGTGTCCGAGTGATACAGAGGAAGCAGCTGATTGCTGTACTTGTCACCTACATGGTCTGCAATGAGATTGCGGTAAGAGAGGCCGATACAGCCACGCTCTTTAAGCGAGTCCACCATGTTCAACGTGAAGGCGTTATCGCACGGACGAACATATAGTCCGCCGAGGTTGACGAACATCTCGGTGTACGTGAGGTTTTCAGGACGTCCAGGGTAGGACATATCGTATTCGATGAAGATGCCGCGGGCTCTAGCCTTGGCAACGAAGATATCCGCTAGCTTCTTACTGCTAGCGAATCCATCTTTAGGTGCGGTAAAACCGCAGCGGCCCATAAGGACCGCTGGGGAGTTGTGATCATTTAGTAGCATTGGCCAGCACCAACTCAACTTGCTTTCTGTAGTGAGACAGCACGTCGTTCATGCGGGTTTCGTACTTCAAAATGAACTCGAGGAATGCAGCTGCTTGAGCATCCTGAGAGCGGATGACTTCGTTCAGCTTGGCTTCCAATTCTGCAACTTTAGCTTCAAGACTCATGGTAATCTCCTTATGTCGGTGCGGTAACTATACATCAACGCCAGAAGGTTGACCAGTACGAAGTCCATGCTGTTGTGGTTGGTCTGCTCTTCCAAGCTGACTTGGCCAAGGATTTACCGATAGCGGTCCCTCGAGAAACCTGCCAACTAGTCGTAGTAGTACTATTACTACACCCACCAGAGGCAGTTTGCTGAGAGGTAGTCCAATAGGTCGTCCAGTACGAGGTCCAGTAGGAAGTCCAGTATGAAGTCCAACCAGTGGTCGTAGATCTGCTTACTGCTAAGCTAGTCGTGTGGTAAGCACTCTTGCTGTAGAAGTGAGAAAGACTGATCGAGCCACTTGCGGGGATTCCAGGAGCTGCTCCGTAGTATTCATTAAGGGAGATCGGGTTTGTACCCCCGAACTCCGCTTGAACTTGAGCCATTGTGATGGCCCCACTCGCTTGCATAACCATGATTTATCTCCAGAATGTTGCCCAGGAGGTCCACCACGCAGTGCTTGTACTCATGCTCTTAGGGATCGACGTAGATTGGGAAGTCGTACGGGAAACCTGCCAGGTTGTCGTGTAGTAGATGGTGGAACCACAGCTACCAGACATTGTGGTTTGACGGCTTGTATTCCAAGTCGTTACCCATGCAGTCGTCCAGAAAGACACCCAAGAGGTTGTGGTATTCTGGCTGGTTACGCGGCTGGTCGTGTGATACGCACTCTTACCGTAGAACTGGGAGATGCTGATGGTACCGCTGCCAGGGATCCCAGCAGCAGCTCCGTAGTACTCGCCAAGATCGATAGGGGCAGTTCCTCCGAATTCGTTTTGAATGTCGAGGAATCCAATTAAGCCACTAGATGGAAGTGTCATAGATTGCTCCGTTAGTTGTACTGCCAGATATCGTCGGGGATCTGGCTGGAAATGTCAGAGTAATCAACGGTGATAGCCTGAACATCGTCTAGCGTCTTAGCCTTCTGAAGTCTATCCTCCAGGCCTTGACGGCGTCCGAAGGTGGCACCGGAGATTTGTGCGAACAGATTTGCCTTCTCGATGATCCGATCGACCAGAATCTCCTTGTCGATGCCGCGGTAAAGGGCGATAGCATCAGTCATAGGAGTCGGGTAGTTCGGGTCTCTGCGATAGTGCAAAGCTTCGATCTCTTGCTTGTACCATGAGACGATCTCCATCACAGGATAGATGGAGGTCACCTTGGATAAGGCCTCATCGGCCTTCAAATTGATCTCATTGAGTTTAGATCTTTTGGCCAAATCAAGAGTGTTGTAGATGGTATCACGGAATTCTAACCGGCCACTAACAACATACACGACTTTCCCTTTGTTTTGCTGACGGATGGCCGTGTCATAGACGTCATAGCTCACCTCTAGCGATGGGTACGGGACTGTCGGAGAGGTGTTGGTGTCATAGAACCCCTTCACCTTGCCTGTACCTACGTCGTAGTGGATGTAATAGTAGATTACACCTTGAGAATCAGACATTTTGCTTACCCTCCAGCTTTTCCAGACGACGAGTCAGAGCAGTAATCGCAGCAGCTTGTACAGCAACGACACGCTCGTAAGTCATAGTCTTGTAGTTCTCCCCAGATTTAGAGACGATGGAGCCATCTTCTAAGGTTTCGTAATCGAACGGGGCGAGCGGAGTCAGCTCTGGGAAGTCCTTATTGACCTCGCCGGCCAACAGGCCTACTTCCAGCTTCCTAGGGTCATATCCGTACTTAGCACCTAGATCGTTAGCGTGGTAGCGAACTTTACGCCAGCGGTTCACAGCATCCAGGCAGAACTCCGGATCTAGCTCTTCGATAACCTCTTTGAGGCGCTCATCGGAGTAGTACGCAGTTACGTTGCTACCGAAAGCCCCTTCGCCTGCCGTGTAGAAGTTCTTACCGTTGTACACACGGACCCAGGTGGTGTCGGTCATGTGCATGCCGCCACCGTAGGTTTCACTGTACCAACCGGAACCACCAATAGATCTGAACCAGTTATTCGTGTACACGGTTCCGTAAGATCCGCCGTCTGCCATAGCACCGATTTCTGCCGGAGTAGGTTTTTGGTTACCGTTGTAGTTGACTACCCAGGCAGTCCAAGCCCCAGCGTTTACCTTGTAGCGGTAAGCGTGGCGTCCACTGGTATCCATGTAGTCCTGCCAGATCCAGTTGTTAGTGTTGTTGTGCGTGCCACCATCTGAAACCATGACCATAAGACGACCATAGATACCGCCGGCCCATGGGGCGTTAGGGACGTTAGCAGCTGATCCGAAGGTGTAGAAACCGTCAGAAAGTGCTGCGTTGAAGTCAGTCAGACTACCTCTATTTGTGTTGAAGTAGAGGGCATCGTGGTTGTGACTTGCAGACGCCGCACCGAGCCACGTCATCACCGCGGCAGGGTTGCTGCAGTATCGGGTGTAGTTATCCGTGCTGCTATTGGTGCGAAAAGCAATAGCACCATTCATAGTAGTCTGATCCGCGTAGCTAGCCCGCAGTAGACGCACACTAATATCAGCACTGCCGTCGCGAAGGGCTAGTGTATTAGCAGTTGCGGCAGATGACTGATTGTTCAGGTCAGTGATATCAGCAGCAGTATGCGTGTGGGCAGTAGCTGGGAAAGTAGATGGCTTACCAGTGATACTCCCCCAGGCCGGAGACCCGAGGCCTGCAATGGCCGCCATGGCAGCGTCATAGGCTGCCTTTACGGCAGCACTTGTTGCGTACGTAGTAGAAGACGCAGTCGTGTAGCTATCAGACGCACCCCAGTTGTTAACACTGCCAAGACCGACAGTGGTTTTATCCGGGAAGTAGTTCCCTGCGTGGTACGCAGCGAACCCCCCGATAGTTGTTCCAATTGATAAATCAGCCATGAAAATGTCCTCTTAGGTCTACGTCTAGTTTAGATTTCCTTCAGACGGAATGCGTTCACACCATCGCGTTTACTCATACGCAAAGTGTTGAGTGGGATAAGCATTGGCATCGCCCACTGAGATTTAGCTACTGCGTTTCCGTTGTAGTAATCCAAGAAGCGAAGTCTCAGCTTAGCGGTCGAGTTGGCCAGCTTAAAGAAGCCTTGACCTCCTGCGTTCGGAGCCACGATCATACTGGCAAACATGCGGTCACTGGAGATGTCAGCTTTGACAAACTCTGTGACTTGAGCAGCCGTCCAAGATTCCGGCAGGATCAATCCTACCATAAGTCTCCACTCAGATAACCCGTTGTTAGCAACCTCAGCTGCACTATGGATGTTGAAGTACTGGTTGCTATCTACTGCCGCGGTAGCCCGCTGTAAAGACCCTACTTGCGTATCTTTGACGTCATACGTATACATGCCGAAATAGAGAGATCCAGCAGTCTTAATCTCCGACTTAACCCAGATAGCTGCTAAATACGGAGTATCAGGCTTGATACTTACGATAGGTAGAAGGAACTGAGTATCTGCGTTAGAGGTATCAGTTGCCAGCTTGCTGTAGCGAGTACAATCAGCATTCGCCAAGGTTCTCGTGAAGATCTTTACCGGCTCAGCTGTGGCGCCGCCGTTGAGCATATCTGCAGGCATCACACCTGTGTAGAGGTTCTGGGCACTGCTGTAGATCTCCCAGTAGCTATCACGATTGAACAAATCAAACGGAAGCCCTTCGTGGAATCCTCTGGCTGAAAGGATATGGTCACTTGTGATCACGCGGTTCACAAAAGAAGATGCTGTAGGAGATACTCCAGAGCGGACAACTGTTAGGTTGCGGAACTCCGACTTACCTACGGAGATGTTGCTGGGGGAGTGATATGCGGCAGCCGTGAAGTTGAGCTCAGGCTTACCGGAAGTACCGTGACGCCATGCAGGATCCCTCTTCAGGAACAGGTTGACGTCTGTCCACTCAGTATCTCCGATAGAGATAGATGCAGAACGCCCCCACTCACCAGCATCAGTTGTCGCATAGATATACATTGCGATCTTACCGTTAGCTGCCGCACGATCAGGGCTTACACGAGCCTGACACTTGAGCCAGATGTAGTCATCTTCCCAAATATCATTAGGTCCCGTGCCAGCCACCCCTAGATGCTTCTGGTAGAAGCTGTATCCGCTTGTGGCGAAGATCGGATCCGAAGTGTTAGCTAAAAGAGGGCCATAGCCAGTGCGACCTAGCGAGTTGATAGACTCGAACGAGGTTTCGAACATGGCGAATGGATAGATAGCCTCTTGAGGATAGCAGATCTCTTTCACAATGCCATGTTTGGACGAACCAAATGCAGCATAAGGGAATCTTCCGATGCCGGTGACGTATCGGATAAATTCGGTAGATCGTGCATTGGTCATTGCAGTGGTCAGGTTAGCATTCGTACCGATAGCATCATAGGATGTCAAAACGAATAGTACATTAGGAGTTGCCATGACTTCGTTCAGCTTGGTAGCCAAAGCAGTCTTTGCCGCGTCCTTAAGGTAGACATCGTAGACGAGATCAAACGTGACAGCCATATTGTAGTCCAGCACGGTCAGCCGTAAGCCTCTACCGCCTGTAGCATCGTATTTGGCTACGCCATTGACATACAACTGACGTGGCCCATCATTATTCAGCCCAGTCCCCTGGACTTTGATCTTGAAGCGTCCAGCAGACCCTTCAGAGAAAAGAGGGGCCTCCAGGGCCCCATTCTTGTTTACATTTAGCATTACCTACTCCATTACGCGAAGGTGATCTCAAGGCATCCGGTGGTGCTATTGTACGCCATAGTTGGCCCGCCGATAAGCGTTAACGCATCGGTGACCAGACCAGTGCTGTTCACACGAGCTCTGGTAGTACCGCCGATACGCAACTGAATGTCTCTTGCTGCGTCTGCACTCAGATACAAGTTGTCGCCCGATTGGTGGATCTCGTTGGTATCGATACCTAGACCGTTGGCAGCAGTGCCGAACAGAGCCCAAGCTTTAGTCAGATCACCTCCACCGCCGATAGTGTTAGTACCGTTGGAGAAGATCATCTGGGCAGTAAAGGTGTCGCCACCCTTAGATGCCTTGCTTGTGTTCAATGCGTTGTACGCATCTGTCACCGCCTTCTCTGTAGCGTACTTGGAGGCAGAGCCGCCAGTGTAGCTGTTAGAGTACGTCCAGTTCTGCACGGAACCTAGGCCAACTTGAGCCGCGGTAGGAGCATTCCCCGTATGGAATACGGTACCAGATGCACCTGGGTTGATAGTCACTACACCGTTGTTAACACCCGCATCGCTACGAGTGATAATGTTAAGGGCACCGCTCGGGTTCATCTCAAAGATGGTGCGACGAACGTTATCCGCGTTACCGGTAGCTCTTAGTTCAAAGCCTGGGTAACTAGGGGTTTCCACTTTAACACCACTTGCTGAAGCACCTAATGCTACAGTTAGTGCACCAGACAAGATACCGCCGTTGGACGGCAGAGCTCCTACCTGAGCAGCTGTAGGTAGGTAATTAGCGTGGAAGATGCGAGAGGTTGCACCGATACGCCAATCATCCGGGCCGTAGTAGCGAAGAGCTTGAGCCCACACCGGAATAGTGTCTGCGTTGAGTAGAGGAGCAATCTCTGCGTATCCATCTCCACCACCGATATGGATACCGCCAGAGGTAGTCCCTGCAACCTTACTGCGAATCACGCCAGTATCCGAGAAGATAGAGCCGTTAGCTACGATTCCTCCAGAGAAGATGCCGCCAGTCTTAGGCATTGCTGCCGCAGCCAGGTCATAGGCAGTCTTCACAGCACCAGCAGTTGCGTACTTGGTGTTGCTCGCATCATTTACCGCTGAGGTTGCACCCCAGTTGTTCACAGAACCAAGACCTACGTCCGTAGCAGTAGGTTTGTTGCCAGCATGATACGCAAGGTTGCCCCTGATCTTCAGACCGGTATTGTCGATGCGAACCCATTCAACGCTAGCCCCACTCCCATCCATCCCAGTAGTGTAATGGCGGAATACGAAAGGCTCTACGTCATCATCGGTACTGTAGAACTCTAGTTCACCAGTATTAGTGTCCGGGTTAACACAGCGAATACCGAAGGCATCATTAGTCCCAGTAGGTAGGAATCGTAACCCTGAAGATAGACCGTTGCCAGTGAACAGAATTTCTCCAGAGATGTTACCCCCAGTGCTGCTAAGGGCTCCTACTTCAGAGGCTGTTGGTTTGAATCCTTGGTGATATACGGTATATTCACTGTAGGTCTTATCGCCAACTCCTGAGTCCATACGGAATCTCATCTGACTAGCATTGTTGATGCTGATGAATTCGTCAGACTTGGTAGTGCTTCCGTTTCTTCTCCACAGCATGACATGACCGCCTTCTGCAGAAATACCTGCATAAGAACCATCTGCCTGTGTAGTGGTACGGAAACCGTTAGCAGCAAGACCGGTCAGAACACCAGTAAGGGTTGCTCCGCTCTTAGGTACGGCGGCGGCTGCTAGATCATACGCAGTTTTCACGGCAGCTGAAGTTGCGGCCATAGTTGCACTGGTGCTGTTTGTCGCACTGCTCAGCTGAACGATACCCGCTGCAGACACAGAAGCTACCGGTACGCCGGTAATCTGAGCCCATGGGTGCGTGTGAGCAGCCGGAGTGAACGTAGTAGGAACGTTCAGAAGCTCGGTGTAATCAACACGATCCAGCTTGGTATAAACCTGAGTCCAATCAGTCCAAGATCCGCCAGCAGCTTTAGCACGCAGCATAAGCTTGTTGGCATCGCTCAACATGATTTGACCGCTTACGTCACCATGCAGGTTCAGCACGTTACCGTAATCAAGCGGATATCCGTTAGCAAACGCCTGGACCATAGACAGACCTGTATAGGTCGGATCTGTAGTACCTGCCCATGCAGTTTGACGTCCTTGACTGATCACGTTGTAGTGGTTGTGAGCACTTGGCGTGAAGGTAGCTGGCTTATCGGTGATCTCACCCCAGATGTGGGTGTGAGCACTTGGAGCAAACTCAGTCGGCTTGTCAGTAATGTGAGCCCAAAGGTGAGTGTGGGCAGTCGGGGTGAATTCGGTTGGTTTACCGGTCACCTCAGCATAAGTCGGCCAGCGAGTAGCTTCAGCCGGCTTGTTAGTCACGTTAGCCCAATCTGGCAGGTTACCAAGGGAGAATACGCGGTTTGCACCGTCGAATACGCCTTGAGCCAGGATAGTCCCACGGAACTCCCAGTTGTTGCTGTTGTTGGCGTTACGAGCAGTCCACTCACGAACACCTGCCGCAGTCTGACGGTATAGGATCAGGTTGTTCACACCGCCGCCAGCAAGGGCTACCCCTGCTGTGGATGCATCTGCAACCCCGCCGAATACCATACCGCCACCGATGGCGTTGCTTTTACCAACGTAGACTTCACCGGCACCAGTACCGTTACTGTAGGCGTTCAGGGAGCCTTTAACAGTAGATCCGTTACCTTGTACGTTCACAGCTCGGCTGCTAGTGCTCGAGATGGTGATGTTGCCGGCCCCAGAGGAGTCAGCATCTGCACGATAGTAGCGACCATCGTGGTTGTGCGTAGTCAAAGAACGGTTGGTGATGTCAGTACGAATAGTCGTGATGACAGCCTGAGTGTTCAGCTTGGTGTTGAAGTTACCATCGTGGACGAAGTAGCCGATAGCCTGACCGTTGAACAGAGTGGAATCTACGGCCTTACCATTGATAGCCAGCTTGCCGTCAAGAGCCGCTTGTAGGCCTGCGATGTTGGCAATACCTAGGTTTTCCAAGTCGTGACGGTTCTGCTCGATGAAGTCTACGATCTCCTGAAGGCTGTTCAGGCTTTCGTTATCGACAGACATCAAGTTCTTCAGAGCGGCAATCTCGCCGCGAACAGTAGCAATGCCAGTAGAGGCATCCAGCTTCTCTTCGAAGTTACCATTGTGAGCGAAGTAGCCGATCTCTTTACCCATGAATAGGGCAGTATCGGCAGCACGCTCAAGCTTACGCAGGTACTCTGTATCCAGCTGGGTGACACGCAGGTCAACGTATTCACGTTGTTCATCTACGTGCTGAGCGATACCGATGATCTGAACGGTCTTGTTGCTGACGTCCAGAGACAACGCTTGCACTTCGTTACGAAGGCTACGAGTATCGTTGTTCAGCACCAGAGCTTCTGCCTTAGTATCTGCAAGAACCTTGTTGGTACTTACTACTTTGGCATCTAGATCAGCCTTGGCGACAACCAGATCATCGTTAAGATGCTGGATGTTTTGGTTCGCTTGGTTAGCCTGGTTGGTGTACTCCACCATCTGAGCTGTCAGAGTGGACACTTGAGACGCCAAGGACTCCGCAGAGGTGTTGGCAGTCTTAGCTGCACTGGTAGCTGCAGAGATTTGGTTGCGAACGTCTACGCTCAGAGTCTGGTAGTCCAGATTCAGCGTTGCGATGTTGGCATCTAGCTGAGTTAACAGCGAGTTAGCCTGGTCCAGCTTGATACCGGCAGCCTGAAGATCACTCTCCATGGCAGCTAAGCGGTTGGTCAGCTGGGTAGTAGTCGTGTTCACACTGGTAATCAGGTTGTTCACATCGCCGTTCACCTTGTTGACGTTAGCCTCAGCATCAGCAAGAGATGCGTTCAGCTGGTTGTAGGTGTTGGTGATCTGATCAAGCCGAGTAGAAAGCACGTTAACGTCCACGACCAAAGAGTTGACCGTAGCGTACGCAGTGTTGGCAAGAGCCAGGGCATCCTTACTCTTGATGTCGCTTTCGTTAATGCGTTGGTTGATGGTGTTGATGTCAGCTACGCACTTAGCGATTTGATCGCTGATGGAGCTGATATTCGTGGCCGCAGTGACTACTTTCTGCTCCAGCACGCTCATACGAGACTCAAAGTCAGCTACGGATAGCTGGCTCTGTTGCAGATCAGTTGCTAGAGAAGTCAGTTGAGCACGCAGACCAGTAATGTCAGTTTCGGCCTGAGCGATACGCCCCTGGATGTCACGTACCTTGATATTGGACGTGTTGATATCCGCCTCGATGGCTTTTGCAAGCACACCAAGGTTAGTGTAGAGGGTTTCCAGGTCTCGTTGAGCACCCTCAAGGGTGTCAAGTCGTCTGTCTAAGTCGTCTGCCTGAGTGTACATTCCGGCAAGGTCGTTACGAAGCTTCTGCGATTCTTGCATGAACACTTCGTAAACGCCGGAGATGTCTTCTTGGGCTTGGTGGATGTCCTGTAAAGTCTTGTCTCTGACCTCTTCAAGGTCCGCTACCCCAGCATCAATCTTGTCGGTAGCGGCCTTGAGTTGAACGATCAGCGAATCCACATCGACGGAGACAGAATCGAGTAACGAGATCACGTACTTCGTCAGCTCGTTCGTAGAGAGAACAAGCTCGGACACTACTGTACGAGTCGGATCGTTGTACTTATTCTGGTCTGTCATTGGTTCACCTTATTTGGCGTCGATTTGTGCCTTCAGATCCTTGACTGCTTCAATCAGCAGAGCAGCCAGCAGACCATAGTCTACCGTCAGATCCCCGTCGATTTCCACAACTAGTTCTGGCAGAACTGCTTGTACTTCCTGGGCGATAACACCAATGGACGGACGTCCACTGTTCTTCCAGTTGAAGCTGTAGCCGTTAAGCCCATCAAGCTTGTCCCAAACCCCTGCCAGCTTCTGGATGTTGTCCTTCAGACGGCGGTCGGAGTAAGCAGTGATGTTGCTACCTGCAGAGATGGTGGACGAAACGGTCAGGATACCGTTAACGTTGATACCTGCAGAAGTGGCCTGAGCACGGCTGGTAGAGCCGTAGTACAGGTCAGATTCCAGCTTGTCGTACGCAGTCTTGACAGCCTTAGAGGTTGCCAGAGTGGTAGAGCTGGTGCTGCTTACGGAGTCTGAGCGGTTGTTGAACAGAGCATCTGCATAGGAGCGAGCAGCTGCGGCATCAGAGATACCCTTAGCAGCTTGCTGAGAAGCAACCAGAGCTGCGTCGTAAGTCACCTTCACCGCCTTGGAAGTTGCCAGAGAGGCAGAGCTATCAAAGGTTGTGGAGTCTGACTTGGCGTTAGGCAGGTTAGCCCAACGGTCGTACGCAGCATCCGCCTTAGTCTGAGCGTTGATAGCACGAGTACGGGCGTCTTCAGCACGGTCGTAAGTGGTCTTGACCGCCATAGAGGTAGCCAAAGTGTTGCTGTCAGCCAGAGACACGGAGTCAGACTTGCTGTTAGGCAAGTTAGTCGTCGCGTTAGCAGCATCTTGAGCCAGTGTGTAAGCGGCATTCGCACGGGACAGAGCTTCTACACCCTTATCGTACGCCACTTTGACAGCGGAGCTAGAACCAACAGTAGTGGTTGAAGTGCTGTTTACGGCGTTGGAAATGCTCGTCTTGGCAACTTTAGCGTCAAGAGCAGCCATTAAGCCTGGGATGTTTTCAACCTGCAGGACCCCCAGACGGTCACGTAGCAGATCTTGAAGTCTTACTTGAGACATTACAGTACCCACTCAAAGTTGTTCCAGATCAGACGTACTTCTTCGCCAGGAACATCGACGAGGATAGAAGTAGCTTCACCACGAGCAGTGTTGATCTTCGTGGTAGACGCATGAGTGTTAACTACCGGTACCGCGGCACGAGTAGCTTCCAGCACGACACTGTCACCACGAGCCAGACCGGTCGGGTTAGGCAGGTAGAAGTTACCGTTGGCGTTCAGCATGTACTTCTTACCGCCAGCAACAAGGCTACCGGTAGCGTCACGATACTCAACAGAGCCGGATTCCACACGGGAAGCGTTGGACTGGTCGATCCAGTTAACGCCGTCGGAAACGAACTCGTACTCACCCTTGTTCTTGATGTCCAGGTTACTAACTTGGCCACCACCACGGGTAAGGATCACACCGGACAGGGCTTTTACTTTAACGACGCGGTCAGACAGAAGGATCTGTACCTTACGGCCGATTGCGTGACCTGGCAGAGTGATCGTGATGTTTGCTGTCGGATACAGCTTTTGCACTGGTGCATCTGGGCAAGTGTAGTTGGTTCCAATCTGTTTCCAGTCCCAACTCTCCACGTTACCAAGAGCTTCTTCCAGGGCGATGATGCGACGTTGGTTGTCTACGATGGTTGCAGACAGTGCGTCCAGGTCGCTGTCAGTTGCAATTTGAGTAGAGGCTCCCGCCTCTTGCAACAGAGTTAATCCAGCCATGATTTACCTCTCTTAGGGGTGTTTACAGGAATCCACATATGAGGATTTTAAGGTATAACTACCATGTAACCCTTTACTAAGGAGGTTGTATGGCACCAACGCTAAATCTGAATAACGTCCACATGTACACGGACGGCTCTTGTAAGAACAACCCAGGCCCGGCAGGCTGGGGTCTGTATGTCCAATTTCCCGATGGCGGCGAGGAAAGACTCTGTGGTCCAGCTGGCATGCGTTCAACCAATAATCGTGGTGAACTCATGGCGATGATTGAGGCGCTGCGGAAAGTTGAGTTTTTAGAGTCCTCTGGGTACCTAGACGACCGCCAAGTCGATGTGTATACTGACTCGACTTACGTGAAGAATGGGCTCTTGGAGTGGGGACCCGGCTGGGCCCGCACTGCATTCCGAGGGGTGAAGAACAGTGACCTCTGGGAGGTTGCCTACCCGCTCTTCCTCTCTATCCGTCATACTATGAACATCTACTGGGTCAAAGGTCACGCCGGCACCCCGGGCAACGTCATAGCTGACGAATTGGCAAATCAAGGGGTACTAATGAATGTTTAAGGAAATCAAAGAGCAGGTCGACTTTCTCGAGCTGTACAACTTCTATCTGGGCGACGAATTCCCACTGAAACAAGCCACATCTGACACCATCATGACAGAAGATGACGTGTGTCCGTGGCATGGCGGTCATGGAAGCTTCCGCATCAAGTATGTAGAAGATGACCGTGAGCAGCAGTATGCGAACTGCTTTGGCCATTGCCACTTCGATGGTCCGGCAGACCACATCGAGTTCGTACGTCGTACTCTCGGTCTGGACTCCGCACGTGAAGCGGCAGAGCGTATCATTGCAGACTTCAAGCTGGACATCCAAAGCGGCATGTCTGTAAGCCAGAAGATCTTCTTCGCAGCAGCTGAGTATTACCGGGATGCCTTCCTGCTGACTAATCGTCCACAGCCGAACTTGCAGGGTAAGACTCCTGTTCAGTATCAAATCGAAAACCGAGGCCACCTCGAGAGTACGCTTAACCGCATCAACATCGGCTGGACCGATGGTGGTCTGTGTGCTCACCTGTTGTCTTTAGGTTTCAGTCAGGACTCCATCATCAACTCCGGCTTGGGCCATATGGTCAAAGTTCGTGGACAACAGACGGAAATCTTGATCGACTACTTCATGGCCGGATGCTTTATCTATCCGCACTATGTACAAGGACGCCCGTCGGACTTCACCATCAAGCACATGCCATTGCCTGGTAAAGAGCGGAAGGAGTATCGCCTCAAGAACTCCTATCGCCTGAACAACCCAGTGTTCTACGGGATGGAAGACCTCAACAGTGGCAAGATCGCTATCGTTGAAGGTGAGAACGACCGGGCGTCTCTGCTTGATGCCAAGTGGGACGGCTGCGTGCTGTGCTGCAACGGTCAGCTGAAGAACGAACAGCTCAAGTACATCCAGGATAAGCTCGCTGACCGTGAAATCTTCACGTTCTTCGATGCTGACGAAGCCGGTACCAAGTACATCGAGAAGATGTGGAAGGTAGCCGCAGCAGGCCGTATCCCGAACCTCTATCAGTTCGGTGTGCCGGAAGAGAAGTACAAGGATATCGACGACTTCATCAAGAATGAAGGACGTGGTGCCTTTATCCGCATGATTGAGAGTGGTGAGTTCCTTCTGGAACGTCCGTCTGATGAAGAGGTAGTTGAGGTGTCCGTAGAGAACCGCGGCTCCAAGTCTATCCTCGTCAAGAACGGTCGCTACTACGCAGTCAAGGTGGACAACGAAGGCGGTGAGCGTCACATCGAAATCTCCAACTTCATCATCAAGCCGCGTAACACCTACGACTATGTCGAACAGGGTATGCTGCTGCGTGAGGTTGTGGTGGTTCGCTATGATGGCCGTAGCTCTCGCCCGATGACCATCGACTCAGCCCAGAAGACCAGCCTTCGTCTGTTCAAACAGAAGATGGCGGACATCATGGACTGTGCGTTCAAGGGTACCGAGCAAGACCTCGCCAACATGTGGGACTTCATCCAAGAGACCAGCAAGGAGCGGAACGTGCAAATCGTTCATGGTATCGGGCATATCCCGTCCATGAAGGGTTGGCTGTTCGGTAACGTGTACGTCTCCGAAGAGGGTGCCATCATGACTCCTGATAATGAAGGGGTTATCTGGGTTCAGCAGGACACCGGCATCATGGCTAGGTCTCCGTCTGGTTCCAGTATTGGTGTGGACGTACCGTGCCTCAAGACAGATATCGGCCCGCACGATGTAGAGGGCTTCCTCGACTATCAAGGCAAAGTCCTGCGAGCTTTCGTAGGTGCTGCCGGTAGTATCGGTGCAGGTTTGACTATGCTGGCTTGGAGCCGAATGCAGGCAGAGTCGGATGCCATTCACGCTTCCTTTAACTTCGTGCCGTTCCTGCACTACTGGGGTAAGCACGGTAAGGGTAAATCCACTATGGCAGGCTGGCTGACCGGCATGTGGGACATGCACAACAAGGGTGTGTTCACCGTGGGCAACCTGCGTTCCACCGTAGGCTTCGAGCGTCTGGCGGGCTACTATCGTAGTCTTCCGATGGCGATTGATGAACTGCGGGCTGACGAGCAGGCCTTGAAGTACTCGGATATCTGGCGTGGTTACTACAACCGCTACAGCCGTGTGATGGCTAGCCGTGAACTGGAAGGTGGTGTGAAGGTCAATCCTATCCACTCCAACTTCATCTTCTGCGGCCAGGATACCTTCGCTGACCCGGCTATGGCTAAGCGTTGTGTGACCTTGAAGATGCCTGAGATGGGTGGTGACGCCCCTGCGTTTAACTTCCTGACCAATGAGCACGATGTGGGGAACTTCTCCCGTCTGGGCTTCCATTGGATTCTGGAAGCAGCTCGCGACGGTACTCCTAACAACCTCAACGGGATTCGTGAGTATGAGGCTACCTTGGAAATCGAGGACAACCGGGCACGTCTGAACTGGTCTGTGGTCGGCTTCTATGCCGAGCGTCTGGCCAAGCTCTACTATCCGGACTTCGACTTCAAGAAGTTCATCTACTCCTGCCTGAACGAGACCATGGAAGACGTGGCGTTGACTGACCTGTCCAAGACCTTTTGGCAGGCCGTAGCAGTACTGATGCAAGACGAGATGAAGAACCCGTTTACCGACGGTGACTTCAAGATCTTCAACAACCAACTGCGGATGTGGTCCACTTCGGTAATCCCGAAGGTGCTGGCCAACCATGTAGTTCCTATGAAGGGGTTCTCTGCGTCGTCTGTACGCAGTGCTCTTGCAGAGGAGCCGTACTACGCCGGCAAGATCAAGTGCCGGATGCACAGCTCTACTAGCCCAGTCTCGACTGACATCTTCGAACCTTCGAAGGTAGAGGATGAGAACTTCAAGCTGGTAATGTCTATGTTCGCAGGCGGTACAGCTTAAGGTGCATTATGATCTCCTCATGGGTCTTAAAAGTCTCTCATAGTGAAGTGTTCGTTAAAGGCTATCTGGCTAGACGACGCTTGATTATTCAGGGGCGCGTGGATGGAGACCCCGATTGGGGTCTCATATTCGATCAACTTGTGCAATACTATCACGTAGATGATGTAAGCATGGGTGGAACAATCATGAAGGCGTTCAACGCCGTACAGACACTTAAGGAGAAACGCTAATGGCACTATGGATGAAGGTTGATTTCAGAACGGCACTTCCTGTTGACGGCAATGAGGATGCGCTTCAGCTGCAGAAGTATCAACTGAAGTTCAAACTGACCACTAAAGATCTTCATGACACCCGTCATGAGACTTGGAAAGCCAGGGTTCAGGAGGTCCTCCATCAATGGGAAGGGCGTCCAGAGAACTGGCCGGTAATGGTCCTTGGGACCGAGATCATTGAACAGGAGGACGAAGAACAATGATCGATTTAGAAGCAGCCCGCAAGGCGATTCACTTTGTAATGCCCGACTCTATCTTTATGTGTGACCTGGAGACTGTGGCCCTGACTGAGGATGCGTACATCCTCTCTATCGGCGGCCTGGTGTTCAAGCCATCTGAAGGTATCGGCGGGATCATCGATGCTGACGGTAAGTTGATCTGCCCTAGCTTTGAGATCTTCATCTCTGGCGAAGGCCAAGAAGGCCGCTTCCAGGACCCCAACACGGTTAAGTGGTGGGATGGTCAGCCGGCATCTAGCCGGGAGCTGATGTTTGGTCCTGATACTCCTCGCATGAGCCTGGAGCAGGGGATCGACTTCATGCTGGCGTTCCTGGACAAGACCAAGCCTACCCACGGCTCGGCCAACTCCCCGTCGTTCGACTTCAACATCCTGAAGCACGCGATGCGTCCGTACACCAAGAAGTTCAACTTCCCCTTCTGGAACGAGATCGACTACCGCTCCATCGAGAGCTTCGTATTCGGTACCAACGTCCGTAAAGAAGGCATGCCGTTCCACTTCGGGACCAAGCATACTGCCCTGGATGACTCCATCTCCCAGGCAATCGCCCTGTGCTACATGTATCAGTGGCGTCGTGAGATCGATCAGGCTTACGGCGGTGGTGCCCGCACTCGCGGCGGCTGACCTGCTCACTACATATGTACCATGCAGGTATAAGTGATGTAGGAGGGCAACACTATGCTTACTACATTACTTCTCACAGTGGCAGTTTCGGCTGCCACTCCTCAAGAATCTTGCCAGCTGGAAGCCAACAAAGTCTTCGTTCACGAAGTCGTGCAGGTAACCAACGGCAAACCCCTGATGCTCACCCGTGTTGGAACTTGTGACAAAGGCGATCCAATTAACATCGTGGAAAAAGAAGTGGTGGTATATCGATTACCTCCGCAGAAGCCTCTCGTCCCCAAAACCGGTGGTGACTACGAATACACAGCAGTCTTGGAGATTAACTAATGCACGAACTACATGATGCGTATGAGGAAGTAACATTTGGCGGTCATCACAAGAGTGACCGCACTGGAACCGGGACGATCTCCCGGTTCGGTAACTTCAAAAGTTATGACCTCTTCCCCAACCGTCTTCCTTTAGCTACCGGCAAGAAGACGAATATCAAAGCCATTGTTCGTGAGCTTGAATGGTTCTTCCGCGGCGAGACCAACATCAAGACTCTCGACTCAAAGATCTGGGATGAGTGGGCCGATGAGAACGGCGAGCTAGGCCCGATCTACGGCAAGCAATGGCGTCGTTGGGAAGACATCAAACTGTGTGATGCCGGTGTCGAATCCATGTGGGAAGCTGCAGGTTACAGTGCTATTGGCACTACTGAAGATGGCCAATTCGTCATGCGTCGTGAGATCGACCAGATTGCCAAGGTCATCGAGCAGCTGAAGACCGATCCAGACTCTCGCCGCATTCTCCTGTCTGCCTGGAACGTAGGTGATCTCGAGCAGATGGCTCTGAACCCCTGCCATGTACTGGTCCAGTTCTACACTCACGAAGCTACTCTCACTGAGCGTCGTATCTACCTGCGTGAAGTTGTCTCCACAGAGAAGCTGAACTACATGGATACCGCCAGCCTCACTCATGAGCAACTAGATGAGCTGAAGATCCCTCGCCGTATGCTGAGCAGCATGCTGTATCAGCGTTCCGGTGACATGTTCCTTGGGGTTCCTTTTAACATCGCCAGTTACTCCATCCTGACCCACCTGCTGGCCAAGGAATGTGGTATGATTGCCTATGAATTCAAGCATATCATCGGCGATGCTCACGTGTACTCTAACCACCGCGAGCAGATCGATCAGTATCTGGAGCTGCCAATATATAAGTGCCCATCGATCACTTTCGACGCCGATACTACTGTCGAGAACTTCTGCTTCGAGAAGATGCACGTTCACGACTATATCCACGGCCCCGTCATTAAAGCACCAGTGGCCGTCTGATCAGGTATAAGTAACGTAGGAGGAATTTATGGCTCAATATCCAGTGTTGTATAAGAAGGATCGAAAAGGTCGTGTCCGAACCTGGACTGCATACGTCAGCCCGATGCCCGATGGATCTGCTGTATTGGGCACTTCTTCAGGGTTGCTCGGAGGTAAGATGGTGGTCCAAGAGATCGCCATCACTGAAGGGAAGAACATTGGGCGTTCCAATGAGACTACTCCACTCGAGCAGGCTCATAAGGAGGCGGCAGCTCTCGTTCAGTTCAAGATCAACCGTGATCGTATGGCTGAAACCTTGATTGACGACGACGAGATTCACCCTGCACAAGCCCAGTACTACAACAAGTATGCATACAAGTTGCCTGAGATCGTCATCGCTCAGCCAAAGCTGAACGGTATCCGAGCCTTCATCCGCAAGATTGAAGGTGAGATCCTGGTATTCTCCAAGCGTGGCGTCCGCTACCCAGTAATGGAAGCCAAGTTCGGAGCATACCTGAAGGTGATGATGCGGGATGGTGAGATTCTGGATGGGGAGTTCTACATCCATGGCGTTGCTCTTCGTCTCATCGGGTCTGCAGTTAAGAAGCAAGGTCCTCTTACCCCTCAGGTGGAGTTCCATGTCTTCGATATGCCATCCCTACGGGTACGAGCAGAAGACCGTCTTCGTGCGGTTCATGAGCGGTTCCATAACACGGCCACTCGTGGTGCACAGATCATGGTCGTACCATCAGAGAAGATCAACAAGGCTGACTGCCCGGTGTACCGTCGCCGCCAGGAAGACTTGGGCTTCGAGGGTGCGATGTACCGCGATCCTGATGGTGAATACGAAGGCGGTGTTCGTGGTTACACCATCATGAAGGATAAGGATGAGTTCGATAGCGAGTTCCTCTGCATCGACACAACTATTGACCGAGAAGGTCAAGGTCTCCTAGTCTGCGTGATGGATAATGGCGGTACCTTTGAGGTCCGTATGACCGGTCCGGATGCTGTCCGTACCGATATCGTTCAACATCCTGAGAACTGGAAAGGTAAGATGATCACCGTCAAGTACAACGATGTGCTCGATAGTGGGATTCCCCAATTCGCTCGAGGGATTGCCGCAAGGGATTATGAGTAATGCAATGTAGCTGTGGTGGTACTGCAAAGGGTGTCGATCAGGAACGCACCAAGAAAGGTGTTGTTCTTGCTAGACTGACTTACAACGAGTGCACCTCCTGCGGGAGAGTGTCGGATGCAGATCTGTTCAAACTCAATGAGAAGTCGGGGGAACTCGAGTACGTAACATCTGGAAGGCCGGGTCCGCATTGGGCGGATCACGGTTTCTAACAAAGGGCCTTCGGGCCCTTTTTAGTCAATAATGGGGATTTCGCCCTGGTATAAGTAAAGTACAGGAGAGATAACCACAAAGGTGATCTATCCTTTAACCACTATAATGAGATTCAAAAAGAAACACTTTAAGGGAAAACGCAAATGAAAAGATACGTAGCTATTCTGTTGATCGTCGCATTCGGTGTAGCCGGCAACATAGACTACCAAGATCAACTCTATCGTCAGTGCAAAGCTAGTCAACCTGACGACATCAAGGCCTGTGTGGAGAATTCAAAATGATCCAACAGATCCTTGCAGACCGAAAAATTCCCACGTTGCCGTGTGATCTTCAGTATCTCGACGCGGCAACTATAAGTATCCTGTTCCACAACCCATCTGATTCTCTGGATGCGTGGGCAGTTAGACTTCGCAGTGGCGAGGTCGTACTATTGATTCCTGACACAGAGGATAAGGCGTGGTTGTTCGTAGAGGAAGAGGGTCAGATCTGGATCTTAGGCGATGACGGCATACGTGTCCGAATGACTAGAGCTCAAATCGAATCCCGGATAGATGAACCTCTGAGACGCTGCCGACATCGTCTGCGTTGAGTGGTGTGGTGTAACTAAGAGAGGTCAACTCTCTTTTTTACCTAAAATCACCCCAACGATAGGAGATTTGTATGGACTGGACTGAACTAGACATCGACCAAGCTGCAGAAGAAGTTTGGAAAAGAAACCACACACGCACAAAACTTGATACAATCAAGGCGATGATGCGTGGAGAAAAGGAGACACCACATGCCCTTACAGGTTATAGACGAGATGCTGATTTCAAACAGCAACAGATCGCTCTCGGACAGGTTGCTGAACGACTGGCTGCTGCCCGCCTTGACAAGCTTGACCCTACTGCACGTCATTTGCTCGCTCCCGATAACAACAACAGCCGTGATATCTACGTTGCTCGGGGTGGGAATCTGGCACCTGATCAAGGCTATCAGGTTAAAGTGGGTGACCCGAACGAACACATCTACTATACGCTACGTGACAGACTCCGATCAGGAAATAACGATTCAATCATCCTCGACGGGAGTCTCTATCACTCAGGGTCGCTACAAGGGTTCACTCCATATAAAGGTGAAACCTTAAAGCAGCTGCTGGATGAGACTGGTACAGAGGTGATCGGGATGCCTGGGCTGACCTCGTTGGCCAAAACTATCCGGGATCGAGAGGCTTCTAACAGTACTCTGGAACGTGGAATGCTAAAGATCGTTGAGATTGCAAAAAAACTTCGATATGGCTATTGACACAACGATCCTATGAGCTATTATGAGCATACTTCCTCAACAACCTAAATGGTGAATGACATGAACGCTCGTAAAGCTCGCTTTGTAAAACCTTCTGGCTCTACCTACGAAGTACGTCCTGTAATGCCCAAGGGCAAAACCGGCCGTTACGGTAAAGCTCCGGAGAGCATCCGCCTCCAGGCCGCATCCTCTGAAGATGCAATCCGCCGGGCCGTAGTTTCTGGGTTCATCCCCAGCAACACCGTGATGCAGTACTACGAAGCTGCCCTGATTTAAGATTTGCCCGTTTTGATGACATAGCTCCCCAGCTTCCCCCGGTGGTCCTCCTCAGCCCCGGGGGCTTTTTCTTTGTGCGATCGACACATGTGTCTGGTCACTTTGAGTCCTCACCACACCGCATATCGTTGATTCCATAGGCTTTTTAAGGCCGATGTGTCGGTTGTGTCGATTGTTCCACCCCAAAATACATACTCCTTTCCTTAGAACACCCAATGTGTCTTATTCTATATATCTCTCTATCTCTCGTAAGGAAAATAAAAATAAATAAATAAGAGGGGCGGTTAGGGATTTTCATGTACGGGGTGTTTTTGGGCCCTGGAACACCGACACATCGCACACATCCGACCGGTTTTCATTGAGATACTCAAGAACTCCTAATCGACACATCGAAAAGTGCCTGGAACACATACGTGCACATTTAGGCAGATCCTTGGTATAATAACTATGTAGCGATCTTACTAAGGGAGGACGCATGGCAGTCGTCAAAAAGCTCAAGCCAATTGATATGACTCTTGAGCAACTATATGCTCATGAGAAATTCACACCTACTATCCGTAAAGCAATTCTCCTCAAGGAGGACTTCAGCAAGATCCAAGTGGACTATTGCGACAAGGTCTGTACTGTACCCAGTCGTATGAAGTGCCCGGACAACGTGTATCTGCAAACGTTCGATGAGCCGGTAGATATCCTGATTCTCCAAGAGCAAGTCCCTCTTGATGAGAAGTGGAAAACCGGTCAGCAGGTCAACCGTATTCACCGCAAGATCATGGGCTACATGATGAACCAGGTGAATGACACCAACTTGTCTGTGGCATACCTAGATCTCGTTAAGTGTCCGAACAAGTTCAACCCTGTGAAGGGTAAGCACAAGAATGCTACTGCTACGCAGATGGCGTCCTGTGCACCTTATCTTTACGAGCAAATCCGGCAGGCTCGTCCAAAGGTAATCGTCAGTACCTCATCTGTGGCAACGAAGGTGCTGGGCTTGAAGAAGTCCAACTACAACAACCGTGGAGAGTTCCATCTGACAGACATCCCAGGCCTGGACTACCAGGTACCTGTGGTTCTGACTCTACACGCTTCTGTTTTAGTCATGATCCGGCAGAACGCCTCAGGCAAGATGTACGGTCCTGACTTCTTCTCAGTCATCCGTCGCGACTTCCAGAAGGCATGCGATCTGGCCAACCAGAAGTATGCAGCTGGTGATGTCCGCCTAGCTATTCAGCAGCTGAAAGCCAGGGGTGCAATCCAGTACTGCAAGAACATGGATGACGTTAAGAAGTACTATAACGAAATCATGGCCTTGCCTGAGAACGCAGTGTTCTCCTGGGATACGGAAACGACATCTCTCGACCCATGGTCAGACGATGCTCGACTCCTCTGCTCGCAGTTCGGATGGCGCCGGCCAGATGGCTCTCTCATTGGGGTATCCTTCCCGCTTTGGCACAAGGACAACCCGATGAATCCAGATATCATCTGGGACTATGTAGTGGACATCTTGATGCGGCCTAACCCGAAGGTTGGCCACAACGTCAAGTTTGATATCGTGTTCACTGAGGTGACCACAGGTATCCGTCCGGTCAACGTCTGCTTCGATACTCTGCTATGTGCTCACAGCATCAACAGTGGTATTCAGCAGAACTATAGCCTGAAGACTGTCATCTGGGATTGGACTCCGGAGACTGGCCTGGGCGGCTATGAAGACCTTCTGGATGAAAGTCTGACCGAGGAGCAGGTTGCCCTCATCAAGGCGGAGCTCAAGAAGGAACGTGACGCCAAGAAGGCGTTGGGATTAACCGACTCCGACGACGAAGAAGAGGAGTCAGAAGAATGAGGATGTTCTTGATGGTTTTTCTACTGTTCGCCCTGTACTGCGGTGTCCTGTACCTGATCTGGTACAAGTTCAAGCAGCCAAGCTACGTGGGTATGTTGGATAGGCTCTATAAGGAGTTCCCGAACTGTGAGTTCGTGATCCTTTATGGGGCCAAGTCGAAAAAGCCTTACGGCTTTACATTCGAGCCCAAACTGAGTATGCTCCTTATCGTTGACATGGAATCTCTCAATCGCTTCCACAGGCCTCCAGAGCCTATGATAGCTTCTCCATTGGGGACTGATGAGATTCATGAGTTCGAGCTGATCGACTACATAAAGGAGAAACTCAATGTCCCTCAATCGCGACATCCAAATTCTGGTTGACGATATCGGTGCCGTACTGGACCAAGCCGGCGTACCTACTACTGACCAGCAAGGCCGCGGTATGAACACCTTCGCTCGTGTGAACCTGGTTCTGCAGTTCAATGCGAATCTGCAACAAGGTCTGAACGATGCCAACGCAGGTCTCGGCCTGCTGGGTGAGATCCTCGAGAAGCACGGTCTGAACCGTGAAGAAGAGCTGGCAATCCTCTTGGAAGACAAGAAGGCTGCCGAAGCTGCCAAGGCAGAAAAACCCGCTGAGTAATCAGCAAACCACCATAAGGCCCTTCGGGGCCTTTTCTTTTGGAGAGTAAAAATGGAAAACGTTGCAATGCCCCGTACTGCAGAGCCTATCGCTCCGGCTCTGGATAAGATCAAAACCCATCCCAACAACTGCCTGTTGGTAATCGACTTCGAAGCTTCCGGCCAAGGCACCATCGGACGCATCGTTAAGAGTGACGTAGGTGAGTATGCCGTCGGCACTAAAGTAGCGTTTCGTCGCAGCCCCTCTCAAGCCCTTCTGGGATTCGTAGAGGGTCAGCAAGAACCGCGTGTACTTCGCATCATCGTACACGCCCGTCAAATCATGGCAGTTATCGAGGAGTAATCATGCAAGGTCGTGACTATCTCTTGGGCGTACAGCCCATCTCTCAAGTAATCGGTGAGATTATTCATCCAACCGATCCCCTGTTCTCTCAGATCCCCGGCATGTATGCCGTCAAGGTTCTGTCCCTGCCGATTCTCCCAAGCATGTACGAGGATATCTCTCGTAGTGCTGCGAGTGTTCTCTCGGTAGGTGACATCATCCTGGTCAGCGGATTCACTACTGTGTACACCGATGAGCAGCTGCGTTCTGACGCAGCAGAGAACTCCTGGAACAGCGTTATAACTAGCGAGCTTCGCTACACGCAACGTCTGATAGAGGAGACTCGAGACGGTGGGGCTGAAGTTGGACATCCCGTGGCTGTAGATGATTCTCCAGTGCTTAACGGAGATCTGGCTCAAGCTACCATCCGTCGTTCTATCGAAGACGATGTAACCCTGTACGCATCTATTAACCCGAGCAATATCTTCGGGAAGGTGTTGCAAGGTTGTGCTCGTTGAACTATATTATCCCAAGTGCGGAGTTGACCGCCTAACTACAACTTACCCTCATCTAGGAGTTGACCTTATGAGTAAGAAAGCCACCCTTGCCGTGATCTTTGGTCGCTGGCAGCCCCTCCACAACGGCCACCTGACCCTGTTTCAGGAAGCCGTTAAAAGTGCCAAGCATGTTCTCGTGTTCGTTGGCTCTTCCAATAAACCCCGTACCCCACAGAACCCGTTCTCAGCTGAAGAACGTATCGACATGATCTACAAGGTCTTCGAGAGCGGTCTCGAAGAGCAGCTTGAAGGCATGTACGACGTCGTCCCTTTGCCTGACTCTTACATGGATTCCGTGTGGAGTACTGACGTTCGCCGCCTGGTTAACTCCTTTGCGTGTGACGTCGTTGCTGATTACGGTGATGAGATCCTCGATTCGGATATCCTCGTCGTAGGTCACGAGAAGGATGACTCCAGCTACTATCTGAACATCTTCCCTGAGTGGAACGTGAAGAAAGTGCCGAACTTCAATGGCTTGAACGCCACTGATATTCGTAACGAGCTGTTCAATCGTAAGCGTCCGGTAGACCCAGGATTCACTAACCGCATCGCCAAGTACTTGGCAGTGTGGTGCGGTAAGTCTGAGACTGAAGTCCAGATGTTCATGGACACTCGTCTGCGGAAGGACCTGCCTGCCCAAGTCGATCCTAAGGCCTCTGAGGAGCTCTCTAAGCAACTCCGACCGCTGGACCTAACCTACCTATCCATCAACGTGCCGGAAGGCGTACGCGAGTTCCTACGCGGTTACATGACTACAGACTCATACTTGGACATGATCGAGGAGACCTTCTCTTATGCATGCAACAAGATGACCTGGGGTCTGGCTCCGTACGCTCCTACCTTCGTGACTGTCGATGCGGTAGTGACCATGAAGGGTCACGTACTGTTGATCCGTCGCAAGCAGTCTCCTGGCCGCGGCCTGTGGGCTCTGCCTGGCGGGTTCATCGATCAGGAAAATCCCCTGGTCGACAACGTGATTCGCGAGCTTCGTGAGGAGACTCGCATCTCCATCCCGAACAACAAGCTCAAGGACTGCATCACCAAGATGATTACTGTGGATGATCCGTACCGCAGTAAGCGTGGCCGCACTATCACCCATGCTGCTCACATCGATCTGGACAAACTCCCTGATAGTGACATTCAACAGCTCCCGACCGTACGCGGTTGTGACGATGCCGAGAAGGCACGCTGGTTCACCTTCAGTGAAGTTCTGGATTTCGGCTCTACCCTGTTCGAAGACCATGCAGAAATCATCAAACGTCTCGTATTCAGCAAGTAAGGAAACTGCTATGAACACTATGCAAAACTCTCTCGTTAACCTGTACCGCTCCCACATCCAGGCCGGCCACGTGCGTGTCGAAATGAACGGCATCGCCCGGGAATTCGAACGCATGTTCAGTCCGAACCGTAACGTTCTGACCAATGCCGACGGCTACAAGTACAGCCAGTACCTGCAATACCCTGAAGGTACCACCTACGTTGCTTCCTACATCGAAGCTCGTGTCGGTGCCAAGCACAGTCGCATCCTCTGGTGTGGTCTGCAGGCTTTCCTGAAGGAAACTCTGACCGTCCGTATCACCAAGAAGATGGTCGACAAGATGGCCAAGATCGCCAAGTCTGCAGGTGCTCCGTTCAACTACGATGGCTTCATGCGTATCGTGAACGAGTTCGACGGCCGTTGGCCGCTGCGTATCCGTGCTCTGCCGGAAGGTGCAGTAGTCAAGCCTGGCACCGTACTGGCTCTGGTGGAGAATACCCACCCGGACTTCTTCTGGTGCACCTCCTTCATCGAGACTATGCTGCTGCGTGCGGCCTGGTACATGACTACCGTAGCTACTGTCTCCAAAGACATCTACGACCTGTGCCTGGGTACTCTGGTCGAGTTCACTGACCTGAAGGGCGAAGCTCTGAAGATGGTTCTGAAGTTCATGCTGAACGACTTCGGTGCACGCGGTGCTTCCTGCCACGAAGCTGCGGTACTGGGCGGCATGGGTCACCTGATGACTGGTTTCCGTGGTTCTGACACTACTGAAGCCTCTGAGGGTGCCGAGCTGTACTACAACCACAACATCGAGGAAGATGCTCCGACCAAGACCGTACCGGCCTCTGAGCACTCCACCGCTGCGTCCGAAGGTGAAAAGGGTGAACATATCTTCAACTCCCGCATGATCAAGGCGTTCGGGGATGGCTTCATCTTCGCCTCTGTATGTGACAGCTTCGACCACTTCAAGAACGTGGCTGAGAACTGGCTTGGCAAGAATGCAGTAGAAGTCATGAACATGAATGCCCGTCTGGTTATCCGTCCGGACTCTGGTGATCCTGTAGACATGGCTCTGGCTACTGTGGAGCTGCTGGATGAGAAGGTGGGTTCCACCCCGAACTCCAAAGGCCTGAAGGTCCTGCATCCGAAGTTCCGTGTGATCTACGGTGACGGTATCGACTACAGCACTATCCTGGCCATCTTCACCGCTCTCATCGAGAACGGTTACTCCCCGGAGAACATCTGCTTCGGTATGGGTGGGGCTCTGCTTCAGAAGTGCGACCGTGACTGGGAACGCTTCGCTATGAAGGCCTGTGAGCTGGAAGTCATGGGCGTCAAGCGTCACGTCGGTAAGAAGCCGAAGACTGATCCTTCCAAGACCTCCAAGTTCGGCATCTACACGCCGCACCTGGTAGACGCGGAGATTGTCAACGTGGCTGCAGATGGTCCGGTTCCGGAGGGTGCCGTGGAAGTCTTCCCGGTAGTATTCGAGAACGGCTTCCTTCTGAAGGACTGGAGCCTGGACGAGATCTCCTCGTTCTCTGCCATGCAGTAAACCTCAAAGGGCCCTACGGGGCCCTTTATTTTTACCCACCAACTATGCCTCATTTCTCGGTATAAGTACTCTGAGGAGGGCCACATATGACAGCCTTAGATATCGTAATGGGATTGGATCCCGAGTTCCACATACGTGATGTAGTGGACAAACTGAAAATAGTGAGGACTTTCCAGGGCAAACTGAATGGTTACAACCTGGACCTCATGATCCCCATCGAGGACCGTGACGGAGAAATCAGTCACATGTCAGCTGCTCAGATCTCTGGGCGTACTCGCCAGGTGATCAATGAGGAGTTAACCGCAAGAGAGAACTACCTGCTCCAGGAGACGGGCATTCTTACCTCTCTTCGCACCTATCTCTCAGTCTCTCCAGAGCTCGATCGTCACCACGTAGATGATCTGTTCGAAGAGCTGCGAGAGTATGCCACTCCGGCATTGGCAATAGCAGACGAAATGACTGGTCCGATGATAGTCGGTCTCATCTTCTCACGGCTGAAGATGCGTCACTTCATTGAGAATGGTCAGTTCGAAGACCCTTACTTCCTGACGCAGATCGACTTCCCGATGTACGAACGTCGGCAGTTGGTCCATGCGGTACTGCGAAGTGGCGGTATGGGTTTTGTAGTTGAGAGCTACAAGAACCGCTTGATGAAGTACGATTTGGACTCCCTATCTGTGATAGATCGGCGTGTTAATCACTATCTCACACGGATGTTTTCTGAGATAATGGAAATCCGTAAAGGTGGTGAATCCTATCTCGAGATGCGTGACATCAACATCTCTCGGGATGACGAGAGTCGCATCCTGCGACTGCTCGAGCAGATGGAAGCCGAGACTCCCTTGCATGGCGATGAAGTCATATTCGGGCTGATCTCTGATTGCTATCTGCAGGGGTTCAACCTGTTCAAATAGGGCCCTACGGGGCCCTCAACAGGAGGAAATGTGAGAAAACATAAAGGGTTCACGTATGAGTGGTACGACTACGACGCTCTGATGACGTATGCGGCTATCGATAACTACGTGACAAGTGCCATTCTGGCGGCCATGTGGCCAACGCTCAATGAGCGACGAGACTACACTTTCTTTAAGCGTGGTCAGGCTCAAGTCGTGAAGACTCCGTCTATTCGTAATGAACAGTTGGAGGTCAAAAAGCTGGCGTTAGACTTCGTGTGCGATATGGAAGTGGCAGGTATGGCTTACGACATCCCTGCTAACCGACGTATGCATCAAGCCATGTTGGAAGACTTGGCGATTACTGAGGATCAGATCTTCACCGCCATCGGTAAGCGGATTGATCTGAACTCCGGTGCTGCTCTGGGTGATTTTCTTTACCGTGAACGCGGTTTTGACGTCCCTCTGCAGACGAAGAGTGGTGGCGATTCAACATCTGGTGATGCTCTGAAGGCTCTGCACAAGATCCACGAGCATGACTGGCTGAAGGACATCATCAAGCGTAACGACGTGCACGCTATGCATGGCAACTTCATCAAGACCTATGTAGAGGACTGGGTGAAGAGCGACGGTCGGATCCATCCTCAGTACAACCTGTTCGGCACCAGTTCGCACCGTATCAGCTCCAGTGAGCCGAACCTGCTGAACCTGCCGCGTGGCTATTACGGCTACAACATCCGGGAACTCTACATCACTGTCCCGCCGATGGCCTTCCTGACCTTCGACTTCTCCTCGTGTGAAGTGAAGATCTTGGCGGCCCTCTGTAAGGATGAGGCAATGATGGATGCCTGTGCGAAGGGTTGGGACTTCCACTCCTTCACCGCATCGATGATTGCAGGCGTACCGTACGAGGACTTCGTTAAGATTGCTAAGGATGAAGACCATCCGGAGCACAAGAAGTACAAGGGAATCCGTCAGGATGCCAAGGCGACCACCTTCGGTCTGCTGTATGGCTCCACTGTAAACGGTATCGCCATGAACCTTGGCAAGTCCCTGGAAGAGACCCAGAAGATCGTGGATACCTACTTCCGCTTGTTCCCGAAGGTAAAAGACTTCATCGAAGACTGCCACAAGATGGCTCTGGCCAACCAGTTCGTCTTCTCGCCATTCGGTCAGAGAAAGATGGAGTACGGTGCTCAGGACGTCTTCCGTGGCACTGCCGTGTACAACGCTGCTCTGCGGAACAGCCAGAACGTATCCATCCAAGGTCCGGCTTCTACTTTAGGTCTGATTGTGTTCGCCAAGCTGAACGAAGAGCTCAAGAAGATTGGTGGCCGGGCAATCTGTACGGTATACGACTCGGTGGAAATCGAAGTCCCGATGAATCGCATGGCAGAAGCCATCGAGCTCGGCTTCTACATGATGGATGACTGGCCTGTCGAGAACTTCGACTGGTTGGACTTCAAGATCGGTGCGGATGCTGAAATCGGTTGGGATTGGGGTAATGTACACGGCGTCAAACGTGGCATCACCCAAGAGAAGTGTGAAGAAATCCTCTCTGCAGCCAATGAAGAGAAGTATGTGACCTCCCGTCTGGTACTGGCGGCGGCGTAAAATATAGATGTAAGTCTCCGCACCTGTTGTCCCGACAGGTCACTTCTCTTCACGTAAGATCCACAAGGCCCCGCAAGGGGCCTTTTACTTTGGCCTAAAATATAAGCGATGACTTATTCGGAGGATAACTATGAAGAAGATGATCATCGCTATGATGCTGTCTGCATCCGTGGTCCTGATGGGCTGTGGTGCTTCCGAGCCGACTGTTCTTGACCAGAAATGCGTCGAGATCCAGAAGGCCCGTGGTACTGCTGAATCCCAGATCAAGTCCATGTGCACCCGTCCTGCTTCCGCACAGTAAGCAGGTCTACCCTCAAGGGCTCCTTCGGGAGCCCTTTTCTTTTGGAGAAACAAATGGAAATTGTACAAGTCCGTGCAGGTCATGCTACTAACAGCTCTTCCTGTCACTCAATCATCTATCTTCCTGGTGGCGCTAGCGATGATGAAGCGGGGTGCGATCAGGATTTCGGATGGGAATGGTTCACTCTCGGCAGTCGTGAAGCCAAAGCCCGCTATGCAGCCCAGTCCTTTAGGAACTTGCTGAGCGATGAGATCTTGGAGAAGCACCTCGGTGTAGCTCCTGATCCTGAAGGTTACATCGATCATGAATCTGCAGGCCTGCTCGGCTGGGTTCGTGATGAAGAGGATCTGATCAAGTTCGTCCGTCTGTACCTGGATAATGAGAGCATTGTGATCACCGGCGGTAACGATAACGATGATAGTGGTCCGGTGCCTGTTGGTCAGAGCGTTCCGAGCTACAGTTCTCTTAACAAGTGGCGGGATGGTGATAATTACTTGATTATCTACGATCCGGTGACTGGCAACAAAACCCACTTCGCCAAGGGTGACTATCAGATCGGGGATGTGCCGGCAGATTTCCCCGAACTTGTTGACCTTAAGATCTCCGACTACTGCGATCTCGGTTGCTCGTTCTGCTATCAGAACAGTACCCGCCGCGGCAAGCATGGTGATCTACAGGTGATCAAAGATGTCATCTCCAAGCTGGGTCATCTCGGTACCTTTGAGATTGCCATTGGCGGCGGAGAGCCTCTGCAGTATCCGCATCTGGAAGAAGTTATCCACCATGCCAATGCATGTGGGATAACCGCCAACTTCACCACCAAAGACTACAAAGCTCTGGCCAAACGTAGCGATCTGATCCACTACATAGGCGGCGTAGCTGTATCGGTCGCTACCCCAGAGGAAGCCAGAGAAGCTATTAAGTGGTTGGCCGATCTGACCACGGAAGAACGGTCACGAGTCAGCTTCCAAGTACCGGTAGGGGCACAGACTTACGAGCAATTCGTTGAACTCATGGCTACCATCGCCTGCTACTCTGTCAACCGGGTGACTCTGCTGGGTTACAAGCAAGTGGGTCGTGGCACTGCCAGCAAGTACCACAGCTTTGAGGATAAGCTTGGGGATATCTTCTTCAAGCAAGAACCTTATAGCTGGGATGAGACTCGCTTCTACACCGCGGCCGTGTACCCAAGGCTGAGCGTTGGGATTGATACTCAGTTGGCCGTGAAGGCTCCTGGGTTCATCGCCAAGCTGCCCAGCCAGGTAGTAAACAAGGTCGTCATGTACAAGGAAGGCCTGCACAGCTGCTACATCGATGCCGTTCGCCAAGAGATTGCACCGAGCAGCTACTGTGACAAAGAACTCTATCAAACCCTCGTAATCGATCAAATCGGAGATATTTTCAATGAAATCTCTTCTGCAGCTTGTGAAGACGCCCTTCGTAACAACGCTAGCGGTAGCACTGTCGTACCCAGTAGTGATTCAGATAGCGGCGAAGCTGTGTAACCATAGCATCAACGCCTTCATGGCCTTCTGGTTATCCGTCAGTGTGGTCGCATTCTTCATGATAGATTGCCGTAAGTCCCTGAAGGAAACCCGGTTCTATCGAGATCACTGCAATCGCAGCCTCCTTAAGTCTTACATTCCGCCAGAGGATTACAGCCGCGGCTTGGTGATGACTGCCATACAGTCCTTCATCTATAGCATGCCTATGTTGGCTCTGGGATTCATCACACCATTTGACGACAACGGATTGAGAGTCTTCTGGGGTTTGATGGTCATCCTGGCAGTCATCTACGGCAACATAGGTGCCTGGTACAGCTCCAAGCGCTGGGAGATAGCTACTTGGAAGCAGTTCGGGCTGACCTGCTGGGTACCTCTGCCGATGCTGCTTGTAGTTATCATGTGGCTGATGATCTTCAACGTTAACGTTAACAATGAGATCACCATCATCTTTGCGAACATGATATCTAGCGGGCTGTCGGTCCTGGCAATCCTTTACTTCCGCAGTGGCATGAGGAAAAGCTGATGGATAAGTTCTTTATGATCAAGAGGTCCTGGTGGACCCCTTTCATTGTAATGATTAACGTTACCCTCACCCGGATGGGTTTTCATACTCATATTGCTGGCCCGGAATTCGTAGTGATTCCAGCATTGGCCCTTATCCTAGTATTCCTCCCGGGCATAATTCAGTATGCATTCGTGGGGGCATACGCGGTGGGAGGCTTTGCTTCGGCGTCTGGATGGGCTCCGGAGGGGTATTTGATAGCCATCATCTTGGGTAGCGGAATCTTGTGCTTGGCCGGCTGGTTTAAGTGCAAGGAGATCTTGTTCAACCCGGAAGGTCTCAATGCTAAGTCCATCAAGCATGTGCAGGATACCTCCGATACGCTACGCCTAGCTCTTCTAGTGTTTCCCCTCGCCGGATGGGCTGCCCTAGGAGGCTGGTATCTGGACTTCGAGTTCACATACCGCATGGCCATAAGCATAGCCGCGGTGTATCTGTTCGTAATCATGGTGCTCGGGCTGAGTCTCCTGTCCGACGTATACACTTTCTCAACTGGTAAAACAAAGGAGTACGTAGAAAATGTCGATAGCTGTTGTTACTAACCTCAAAGCAATGCCCTACAAGGCCGAGCGTATCGCTGCAGCATCTCTTATGCTGACGGTACTGATCCTCCCTCAGTACTTCCTCCATGGGTTCGACTACATGGGCTGGTTCCTGAAGGTCGGTATGGTCCTCTGGTACATCTACCTCCCGCTGGCTATCGATCACGATATGATTGATAACGACGGAATGAAGAACATCTGGGTGGCCCCTCTGATCACCGGTCTGTTCATGCTGCCGATATCCTTCGCCCAGCAGTACACAGTCGGGTTCCACGTCGTAGCCTCATTGGCATTCGTGGTGTCTACCATTCTGATCGAAGGCTGGTGCAACATCCAGGTTAACCGCAAGGTTCTCTTCGAGCTGAACCCGAAGGTTAGTCTGTATGAGTACGAAGATACCAAGTACGGAGTCCTCGGGTTGGTTGTAATAGGAGGGGTTCTCAGCTTCGTATCCGGTATGGAACCTATGATCGTAGCGTCATTCTCTCTGGGCACCTTGATCTTCATCGCGGTAGAGACCGTCAAGATCAACGACACTTTCAAATCCTACATCAACTCCGAACGCAACCGCATCGAGCGAGAAGAGCGAGAAGCTCAGGCGAAGGAGTTGGAAAAATTCATGAACATAGATGACGAGGAATACTATGACTGATACCGTATTGGCCGTATGCGAAGTGTACGACCGTGAGAATGAGCCGGATTGGGGTGTGCGGCACGACCCTTGTGGCATTCTGATCGGCGTCTCTAGTGAGGCTTTGGAAGCTCAGAAGAGGGAGATGGCTAAGCGTGATACTGCTAACTTCTCCTACGAGTACAATCCGATCAAAGTGTTCCGCACTTCGAACATGGAGATTGCCCGAGAGGTAATCGAGAACCAGGTGCTGCACGTGGTCAACAACGATCGCGTGAAGTGGATCATGTCCGAGCTCAAACCGTTCTGACCATGATCTTTATCATCCAGTCCTTACTCAAGAGCATCCTAGTGATGCTCTTTTCACTTCTACTCGCGACCTACGGCATGGTCTACGCGATCGTAGAGGATGATCCAATCACTCAAATCAAGGAGGTCATTCATGTGGAATGACGTAGAAGTACTCACCTCTTCCAATGAGAGCGTCAAGAAGTTCATCTTCAAGAAGCCCAACGCTATCGCCGAATCGGTACTGTACAAGTACCCAACCTACGGTGAGCGTACCGTCATGTGCATCTCTGTGATGTCCGGATGCCCGGTAGGCTGCACCTTCTGCGGTACTGGCAAGTTCTATGGTCGCAACCTGACTGACCTGGAGATCGTCTCCCAGGTTCGTGAGATGCTGTCCGTGATCGAGCAGGAAGAGCCGGATCTCGACATCACCGATATCAAGCGCTTCCAGATCATGTTCATGTCTATGGGCGAGCCGCTGCTGAACATGCATAACCTCGAGCGTGCGATCAATGTGCTGAACGACATGACTGAAGGTAAGGCCGCACTGCTGGTCTCCACCATCGGCCCGTCTGCCGGCGACTGGTTCGTCTTCAACGGTCTTTCCAAGAAGTTCCCGCAGATCGGCCTGCAGTTCTCTATCCACGAGAGCACCGACGAGGCCCGTAACAAGCTCATTCCGTTCCGCCACAAGTTCACCTTGGAGCAAATCGCTAACCACGGTGAGGCCTGGCACAACCTTACTGGCCGCAAGCCGTTCTTTAACTACTGCGTCCATGAAGGTAACTGCTCGGATGCCGATGTCACCCGTCTGACCTTGTTGTTTGATCCGAAGGTCTGGGAGTGCACCTTGTCGGTTGTGTGTGAGGCTGATTCCAATATGGCCGATGCTGTGAACCATAACCTCGACATGATCAATGAGTTCTCCGGTAAGTTGGTTGCACGGGGCTTCAATACCCGAGTCTTCAACCCTGCCGGCCAGGACGACATTGGTGGTGGCTGCGGTCAGCTGTGGCAAGTCCAGAAGTTTGCTGAAGAAAACCCTAAGGCCATGCGTCGGTCTGCAGGTTGCCTCCACGCTGAACGCGATGGAAATTCAGTATCCTGAGGAGTTTGGGATTGATCGAGATGGTGAGCCGAAGTTACGCATCAAGTGTAAATGTGGTGAGTATGCTTACCAACGCAACCGATGGCGCAAGACAGGACATCTTTACTACTACTCCTGTACTGGTTGTGCTGCACGTGTGTCCTTCGACCCATTAGATGGAATCCCAAGAGGTACGCTGGCCGATACGGAGACGAGGAACCTGAGACGAAAGCTGTCGATGGGGATCTCTAAGCTCAAGCGTTTCGGCCTGTATGAGCAGTTCCGCGAGAAGACCAAAAAGCGTTTCATCATGATCGGCTACCTAGGTAAAAAGGAGCTGACCAAGCTGAATGCTTTGGTTGAAGGGTTAATCGAGGGGTCATAATGACCCCTTTTTTAGGTATAAGTAGTGTGAGGATGATTAACTAGAGGAAGTGATCATGGACCAGTATGTACCTGTACCTGAAGGCTGGGCCTTCAAGATTTTCAAGTGGGTTTGCATCTTGCTGACATTGGCATGGTGTGGCTTTATGCTTACCGGCTGCTCCAGTAAACCGGTTATCCCGCAGACGCAGGAGGAGAAGTATGCGTACACTGTTGAGAAGAGCGAGGAGGCTCTGGACGATGAAAGATGTCGATATCCAGATGGAAGCTACAATCTCGCACCAGATTGGGTTTGTGAGGATAAGGGCGGCCTGGAATCGGTCAGCAGCTTCCCTAAAGGTGTCGCCGGTGTTCAACACGCCAAGAACCTTGCGATCGCCCATGGGCTTCGGGAGATTGCCCTTCGCACGCAAGCGAAGATCCAGTCATCTCTTAAAGCGTATACGTCTGGCGGTAACCACCTGGATGAAGACGTTATCAAGATGACTGTGAACAAGACTATCCAAGGTGCCAGGGTGACCAACATGATCACCAGCCCTGACGGAGATGTTTATGTTCGTATCGTGGCCAAAGGGGTTTCCGACTACATCTCTGACAAGGGACAGCGGGAAGCCATTGAGAAAGCATTCGAAGAACTGAAGGAGGAGAGTGGTGGTTGATACCATTAAGGAACTGTGCGTGAAGTTCCAGGACTACCACGCTGTAACCCTACTGGACGAGCATGGTGACCGCTGGGTCACCGTGCCATCCATGGTCATCAGCTTGGGTATGGAGAGCTTTGAGACAGACTTCCCTGTGGAGATGCGTCTCTCGGCAAATGAGGCGGTACCGGTAATTCCAGTATCGATGATCTCCAAGCTTATCCCTACGAAAAAGGCGGCAGTGCTTCAGGGGAAACTGGAAGCTGAATGGCTGTTCTTCTTCGGCTATGTCAAAGGGCCTAAGGGTGAAGGGGCTAGCCGTAAGGCTAACCGTGAGAGCCTGCACATGCTCAAGAAGTCTATCCGCCTCGTAAGCCTGCTTCGTGAGAAGCATGGTTTGGACAAGATTGACATCGACAAGTACCTGGAGGACTCGCTATACCGAGAGTTGCTTGGTATCATGGGCTATGCTCAGCCTGTGGACTGGGAGGATCTATCTCAATGGGAGTTGCAGAATCTGACATTCGTTCAGAATGCGTTCTCCTCATCGATCCTTCTCTACTTGAGCCAGGAAGAGATGCACGACCTGATCAAGCCTGAAGAGTGCCTGACGGTACTACTGCAGCGGCTCAGATGGGATATGAGCAAGACTATGAACAGCATGTTCATGGCGCAAGAACTCTCTGTGAAGCTTGGCGAAGTCGCCGAGTTTCAAGGGGAATACTGAGGCCTTCGGGCCTCACTTTTATGTCCAAAAAGGGGTATAACCAATATGAAGATCCACAAGATCACGCCTGATCGCATCTATTTTGTTATGGATTCCGGGGCGTATGGCTCGATCGCCCGCAAGGACCTCGTCAAACTTCGCATTGCGAACATGGCAGTAGAGCCTATGGAGATCGATGGGCGTCGAGGAGGATGTATTGTAGAGGGCCACATGAAAAACTATATGGAGATGGCAAATGGAAGCAGCAGTCTTGAGTGATCTTCACTCTGATCATTGGAGAGGTACTGGTAACATCCTTGATCTTTTACATTTTGATAAGGATAAGGTCGAGGCAGTATTCGTTGCAGGGGATGCTGGGGAGTGGATCGGCGGTATGGGCGAAGACAATCCTATGGTTGTCCGTGTGTTCGAACCTTTGAACCGCCTGGGAGTCCCAGTGTTCAGTGTAAGTGGTAACCACGAGTACTACTACACAGATCTCCTCCAGGTAGACAAAGAGATGGAGGAAGTAAGCCATCTGTTTGAGAACTGGCATCATCTGCAAGGTGGCCAAAGCCGGCTGCTGGGTGATGAATACGCTGTCATCGGGGCCACTTTGTGGACTCCATTGGCAGGTATGGGCAACCCTATCCGCAGTAAGCGTGGCATGCGGGATATGAATGACCGCAAGTACATCAAGATTGGCGGGAAGAAGTTCGACTACAAGCAGGTAATTACCCTCCACGAAGCCCATTTGAAGGGCATCCAGGAGGCTTTGGAACGCCACAAGGACCGCAAGTGCATCATTATGACGCACCACGCACCGTCCTATAAGCGTATCCCTAAGCGTTACATGTTCGATGCTTGCAACATCGCCTACGCTTCCGAGGTAGCTAACCAGATTCAGGCCCACGCCTGGATCTCAGGGCATATTCACGAAAGCTTTTACATGGAGATCAACAACACCCTCCATATCTCAAACCCACTTGGCTACCCTGGTGAGGGCCTGCCGGTATTTGAAGGAACTTACACGTTATGAAACTCAAAAAGATCGATGTGCTAGACAAGCCGTATCAGATCTACGCAGAAGTGCTGGAATCTGGTGCAATTGACCAGTTTGTCGACGTAATGGGTCAGGCAGACGTCCGCCAGGGTGCCTTGATGGCGGATGCTCATTCTGGCTACGTACTGCCGATCGGCGGCGTAGTGGCTACTGAGGGGACCATCTACCCGTCTTTCGTAGGTTATGACATCGGCTGCGGCGTATGTGCAGTCAAGATGAACATCAAACGGGAACAGATCTGGGATAAGGCAGCCGAAATTCGCGACGCCATCTACAAGCAGATCCCCGTCGGCTTTAACAAGAACCCTCTGGAGCGTCATGCTCGTGTCCGTAAGCTTCTCAAGGAGCTGAAAGGCAATCCTACCAAGGTCATCACTGAAGACCTGTGGGGCGAAGCCGTTCTGGGCTGCGGCACCCTAGGTGGCGGTAACCACTTCATCGAGATCGGTTATGACGAGAACGATGACATCTGGGTAATCGTACACTCCGGCTCTCGTAGCCTGGGCTTTGGCGTAGGCGAGCACTACATGAAGCTGGCTGCCGGTCGCGATCGCAAGTTCGAAGGTCTCTACAGCCTGCATGAGCACTCTGATGTCGGTAAAGACTACATCAACGATCTGGATTACTGCCTGGCATACGCCCTGCTGTCCCGCAAGATCATGGTTAGCCATACCTGCAACATCCTCAAGGACTTCGTTGAGGGTGCCGAGGCGATTGCCGACACCTGGATTAACCGCAACCACAATCATGCGGAGAAGAAGGGTGATGTGTGGATCCACCGTAAGGGTGCGACCCATGCTGAACTCGGTATGATGGGCGTTATCCCTGGTAACATGCGGGATGGCTGCTTCATTACCCGTGGTAAAGGTAATCCGGCGTCCCTGTACTCCAGCTCTCACGGTGCCGGGCGCGTAATGTCCCGGGCGAAAGCCAAGGAAGCAGTCAATCTGGAGCAGCTGGCGGAGATGATGAAAGATGTACCTGGTGCGTCCGTACGTCCCGGCGTCATCGACGAGGCCCCGGCTGCGTACAAGAACATCTTCGAAGTCATGGAGCTTCAGAAGGACCTCCTGGAAGTGGTTCACCACGTCAAACCTATTGTCAACGTGAAGGGCTAATTGTAGAATTCCTCTAGAAATGGAGGAAATCTCATGGCTACACTCACTAAGGCAGACAAAGAACGCGAAATCCCGGATAAAAAGTGGAGCGATGACAAGATCATCGCCTACCTGAAGCAGGTAAAAGGTATGCCGGAGGACCGGGCGTACTCTTTCTTGCGGGGATGGAAGCAAGTATCAGCATAGCGACCTTCGGGTCGCTTTTCTTTTGGAGAGAACTATGAATCCCTCACTTTTGTCCTACTTTAAGCACCTGATGGGCTTCGATGTCAGCATGGCAAAGAGCTTCTACGAGACCTGTCTGGCAGCCACCAAGCAGTACTACTGCATGGATATAGATTGCCTCAAGTCAGTAATCGTGAAAGATGGTAAAGGCATCAACGAATCCAACAACTACGACGACATCCTGGCTGTAGTCGATCGCATGCTGGCGGATAACCCTGAATCTGATGACCCGAATAAGCCTTACAAGCTCATTCAGGAGTTCAAAGCAGGCATCAAGGCCTGGGTCGAGTCTGATTCCATCCGTAAATCCTTCATGGCCGCCGAAGAAGGCCAGCATACCTACGATCAAGTATTCGTATGGGGTGACTGGAGCTTCGACATCTGGTATTGGCCGGTCGAGAAGGTCATCAAGCTGCACGGCAAAGACATCCCGCTGATCGCAGAAGACGTAGCCAAAATGGCTGATATCCTCAAAGAACTCGTAGGAGATGAAAATGGATCTGTTTGAACTGTATCGTGCCATCCGTCGCCATAATCCCAACATGGCAATCCGTATGCACCAAGACCTCTTAGCACTCCGTGAACGCGGGATTGCTATCGAGATCGATACGGACGATGACTTCTATGTGGAGTTCCAGAACGAGGATGAGGAGGAGATGGGTGGCTTCACCATCAAGTCCTTCTCTGAGTTGCGTGATGCGTTGAACCTCCGAGTGCCAGAAGAGAAGGTGTACGACTCTCGCAAAGAGGCCGTGGCCAGGTTCTTCAAGGAAGCCATCGATGACTTCACGACTCAAGAGGTCCACCTCCTCAAATATGCGGAAACTCATGGGGTATACACCCATCGTTTCGATTGGGGTAACTGGTCCATGACTGCAGATATCAAGCTGCCCATCAAAACCTACCGCCTCTTCGGCCAGGATTATGAAGTCACCGATGAGGTAATGGCTCGTATCAAGGAGGATGTGGAATGCCTACCTACACCGGAAGAGTCCGCTCAATAGTTCTCCCCGTCGAGAGCTATGAGAAGCACAAAGAGGTCGTCGACAAGTACCTGGATGGCTACAAGGTGGAAACCTACATTGGCCACAGTACGAGATGGCTTCACGTCATCAACCCCAACTTCGACTGGGAGTCCGAGTACCGCATCGCCGATGATGCTACCCGGATCCTCCCAGGACAGAAATGGCGGCACAAGAAGGTCGCCAACTTTTGGGTTACCGTCACAGGGATAGGTCTTGGAGTTGTGCACTACCAGGACCTGCACCAGTATCTTCATTACTGCAGTTTCGAGGAATTCTATGCCAGATACGTTCGTATTCCCTAGAGACTTGATCGAGGTAGATTCGGTATTAGCCACCAGCGTCCTTGCGGACGCTGTCTACAAGGAAATCCGCAGCCGCGGAGGCTTGTTCTGCTTTGAAATCCACCTGACCGGTTTCAGCAGACTACCTGCAAGTGCCAAGGTTACCCGCTTCTACAGCGATAACCAGAACTTCGAAAGCTTCCTCAATGGTATTGCCGTCGCATATGACGATGGCTTCCTCCTGGATACGTATCAGCCGCTCTCGGAAGTGATGCGTAACATGATGACTACCCTCACTGGATCATCCATCGGCCGTGTCATGATGTCTATCACGACACCTCACGGATTGATCGAGCTGAAGGCAGTGTATCGAGGAGATCTATTCGTCACCTTAGGTACTGGTGGTAAAGCCTCTGGTACCAGGGTGACTGTTAAGTCAGAAGACGCCCACAAATGGTTCAAGGATAACGGTTATGAATGCTAAGAATTTTCTGGAAGTATGGTCCGCCCTCCCGTTTGAAGAGCTGAAGAAGAGCTTGGCGGTCGAGGCCGCCCGGGCTTTCCGCAAGACTCTTCATGTGGCCATCCTCAATAAGCACGAGCTGGCTCGCTACAACGGTGATGAAGATGAGGCGATCATTACTGACCTTACCACTCCGGATATCATCATAAACAAAGGGAACATCCTGAAGGATATCTTCTCGCACCACCTCAGTGATGACGAGATGATCCTGCTCAACAACATCTGTCAGGAGCTGATGAGCTCTCTGCTGCGTGTAACCTCCCGGGCTGAGTGTCGGGTAGATCTGAGCGATAGCATCGTGGCGGACATTGCCGTCGTGGTAGAAGATCAGGCGCTCATCACCTGGAACAACATGAATATTCGCATCAACCGTAGCGATCTGGAGCAAATTGCATGAAGAACATTTCCCTGACAGAAGCCGAGAAGCTGTACGCAGATGGCCTGGATGCTCTGTACGAGGAGCTGCTGGATGGTGTTTCGTTCAACCACTATGTGAAGGTTGAATGTGGCCTCCTGCAGTCGTTCAACCCGATCGACGTATCGTCTACAGATACCTGTGATCTGTACGACGCCATCCGTGAACGCAAGGACTTGCCTCCGATCGTCCGTACCATCGCCATGGAGCTCATCAGCCTGGCCGAGTCTCTGGACATCAACGTGTGGCCGGTAGACCTGACCGGCAGCAATGGCACCTATGTGGTCAAGGTCCACAAGTCCAGCGAACCGAGCCACACTGTGGTGTTGGATAGCGGAGAGTCCGTCACGTTCACTCTGCAGGAAATGTCCATCCGCGGTGTTTACGCTCACGCCAACTAAAGTAGATTCCTTGGTATAAGAACTGTGTAATCGAATAACATGAGGTCTAGCATGGATACCCATAAGGTTGAAGTTGTGGACGTCATGGGATTGAAGGTGGCGACCTTCCGTTGTGAGACCGGGGAAATCCTGGTCTCCCTTCGCGACATCTTAGAGGCTAGCCTTTCTGATGTCGCCGAAGAGATCGCCTTCCTCCGGTCTCCTGACGGTCTAAGTGTACTCAAAGCGATGAACATCTACCCATCTCACTGCTACCACAATGGGATGTATGAAGAGGGTTTGTTCATTCCGCACGAGTATGTGAACCACTATATGTTCTCCATCCAGAAGCCTGGAGAGGAGATCGACACTCTGCGGATGTACCTGTCCGCGGAGATTGCAAGACACTGGGCGAAGATCAGCAACTCGGCTGCTGGATATACGCCTCAACAACTGCGTACCTACGTGATGCATGCGTCAGACGAGAAGCTGGGGATGGCCCTGAGTGGGTTCAACCTGGACAATCATGACGAGGTCATGCAGACGCTGCGTCAGTTCGCTCTGAAGGAGCTCGGCTACCCGTACCTGTGGGATAAGCTGTCGCCTATCGAGATGGACATCTACAACGCGGTGCTCTCAACGATGGGCTCACTGCTCTTCAAGTGTCAGCAAGAGATGTTGAGCGTCGAGGAATCCATGGAGATGATGTACCAAGAGGTGCAGAAAGTCATCACTGGGTTCAAGTCGATTGGACCTGCATAGTACATATGTATGGTGCAGGTCTGGATATACGTATGTACACTCAGATGAATCCACATATGTACATTCACGAATCACGATATCATGATTAGCCAAATTGGCTGGATCTGCGTCATGGTATCGTGATTCAGACCTGTTCAACATTTTTGCATATGCAGGTATAACTACAGTGTAGAGACGTCTACGCCGGTCACGACTCCGGCGACCGGCTTCTTGTTTTTCCCAATCGGCGGATGGTGATACCACCATTCGCCAAATCAGTAGTTTCGTGAATGGTGATAAGACCATTCGCCAAAGGAGAGATCATGATCAACCCTATCAAAGTATATCGTCAAGATGTGACTGTCGTTAACTTCTACGGCCAAGAGATTGTGACCGTAATGCTGGAAGAGCTTGGCACTCCGGCGATCTTCGCCAAGCCTCTTGTTGAGAACCTCGGTATTGACTGGAAGAACCAGTATACCAAACTCATGGAATCTCCGCGGTTCCAAGCTATCGTCGTCAGTGTGAAAGCCCCGGATGATGACCGTGTACGTGAGCATCTGGTACTGCCCATCCGTACACTGAACGCCTTCCTGTTCAGCATCAACCCGATGAAAGTGCCGGAAGACAAGTTCATGCAGATCGAAGGCGAAGACATCTCTGTGCGTGACAACCTGATCAAGTACCAGTCTGAGTGCACCGTAGCTCTGCACGACTACTGGATGCATGGCATGGCGATCAACACCCGCGTCAATCCGTCTGACATCCGCACTGAACGCAAGCTGGGCCCGGTAACCTACAGCCGGGGTCGCATTGAGCGTGTCCTACCGAAGTTCATGGACTACGCGGCCAGCATCGGTCAGCCGCTTGAGCGTGGCATCCTGATGCAGGGCCTGTGCGTAGCCATCGCCGAGTATGTAGGTGCCATTGCCTACAACCCGGAAAACATGACCGTTGTACGTCTGGAGCCTCTGGGCGCCCAAGGCATGCAGCGTGTCGAGTCCAAGCTGTCCGGTCGCGATCAGTGGCTGGTAGCGATCATCGAGAACGTGTTCTGCAACGCAATGACCGAAGCCATGCACCAGCAGGCAGATGTCACGCAGTTCCTGACCACGCTCGACGTGATGATCCTGGACACTGTGACCAACCTGGGTCACCACTTCGTAACCTGCAGCTCTACCTTCAACAAGGGCAACGGGTTTCTTTCTGCAATGGTTTAATCCACCCTGGGAGGCCTAAGGGCCTCCCTCTCTAATATCGTAAAACTGAGGAATCGATATGACTACTGAATACATCCGCCACAGCAATGTACGTGCCGTTAACTTTTACGGGGATATCCTCCCGACTGTTGACTTTATCAACCCGGATGGGCAGCGTGAGATTGGCGTAATCGGTGCCGCTTTGGCCCGTGGCCTGGGTCTGGAGTGGAACCGCCAGCTGCAGAAGCTGACTTCCGGTGACCCTCGCTTCATGGCCTTCACCGTTAAGGTGCAGACTGAGAAGCAAGTGCGTGACATGGCGGTCATCCCGCTGCGTTTCCTAAACGCCTACCTGTTCTCCATCAACCCGATGAAGGTTGCGGAAGACCAGATGGTTGAGCTGTCGAACGGCGAGAAGGTTTCTGTACGGGAGAAACTGATCCGCTACCAGTCTGAGTGCACCGTTGCACTGCATGACTACTGGATGCACGGTACCGCACTGAACCTGCGTCCGGTTCCGCATGACGTTACCTATCCGTTCCGTGATGCCCGCATCTCCAGCCGTCCGCAGCTGGTAGAAGCCGTGAAGAAGTACGCCAAGTTCCACAAAGCGTGCCTGCGTCTGGATATCGACGATAGCGACCTGGCCGAGAGCCTGTATCAGCCGATGCTGAGCATGATCCACCAGGTGAACTGCGTTGCTCTGGAACATGAAGAAGCTGCCCTGTCCGGCCGGGATGCAGCTATCGTCGCGTTCTCTGAACTGACCGTAGCGACCATCCTGAACCATCTGGTTGCACACGACATCCTTGAAGAGGGTGACATCGTGGGCTTCTGTGAAGGTCACCTGGTCAAACACCTGCAGGAAGTGGGTGACAAGTTCCTGGTTATGGGTGATACCCTGCCGGCGGACCTGACCAAGTAACAGATTAGGGGGATTCGTCCCCCTTTCTTTTAGGAGCGGTTGCTATGAGTCTATTCGATGACATCCCTTTAACTCCACAGAGATTCCCTCCGCACGCCTTACGGATGCCAGAGTCCAACGTGATGTCGGATGATCGAAACTACCAGATGCGTAGATCGTCTATCATTGCGAACTGGCAGGCGGCATTTGATGCGTCCAGGAAGGAAAACAAGCCGCCCAAGTATGAGGTGCAGCAGGTAGAGGCCGTTAACCTCGTGCTTGCAGGCATCTTGATGTACAACTCCATACCAGAACCTAATCCGACGCTCCGCATGCAGAGATTCCTGGATACGATGGATGTAGGCGGGTATCGGATGGGTAGAACCAGGATGGGTACACCTTGGGCGTCTGTGTTCATCCGGAATATCCAGTACAGCATGGGTAAGTATGTGCCGAACAACGTACGCTTCCCCGAGTTAACCCTACTGGGATTGGCTATTCGGCCGAACATGCAGAAGTTCTACGAGTTCATGCATCGCGACATGCGTATGCCTACCTTCGTGGATAGGCTTGCTGCTAATGGTTGCCGTGTGAACTTCTTGCGGCAGCCTAATAGTAGCTTGATGATGCTGACGGATTACTTGCAGTTCACCCACTCGATCGAGCTAGGTGAGCTGGAGGCTTACTTCAACAGGCGTTTTGACAGGAACTTCTTGCAGTATCTAGAGGCTACTCGAAATGCACCCGGTAACGTACGTATGCCAAGTCCATTCCCACCTCCAGATTTCGATGGGGATGTGATGGTGTTGATGGAAGAGTAAAACAAAAAGGGTCCCGAAGGACCCTTTTCTTTAACTACCGATTAGGCGTTGACGGAACGCTTGAACTCGGTACCCGGCTTGAAGTGCGGGGCAGTGCGAGCTGCGATGTCCATGGCTTCGCCAGTCTGCGGGTTACGACCTTGACGGCCGGCACGAGCACGGCTGGAGAAGGTACCGAAACCTGCGATACCAACAGTTTCGCCCTGAGCAACGGTGTCAACGATGGTGTCGATAGCAGCGTTCAGGAAACGAGCAGCTTGTACCTTCGGTACGGACAGATCTTCGGCCAGCTTGGTGATCAGATCACTCTTGTTCATGATGTCATCCTTTAAGTTGTGGATCAGTGACGTTGTTTGGTTTACAGTATGGATCATAGCTAGGTCCAAAAAGGTTGTCAACAGTGGAGTGTAAAAAAATTGTCTAGAACAGAACGCTTTAAGCAGATGAATGATATGTCCTTGATGTCTAAGAAGAAATTGGAGATTAAGGCCATGGCTCGTGCTAGAATGCCCCAGGTTTCGCAGCAGATCGATGAAACGCTGAGTCGAGTTGCTGCTCTTAAAGAGAAGATGAAAGGAGAAGAAGATGTTACGACTAGCGAGGATTAAGGGTGGTAGCCACCTGTATGGGCTCAATAACGCTGACTCTGACAATGATTTCTACGAGATTGTTGCTCTGAGTCCAGCTGAGCTCGCATTTGACATCATCAACCTTCGTCATGGGGAGGCTGTAGGCCCTGGTGAGGTGGATGATCACGAGATCGATGTGGTGACTCTGTGTAATGGCTACTTGGACACCATGTGGGCCCTGGAGCTTCTGTTCGCAGAGCCAGAGGCTGACTACGAGGTGGCTCCTGAGTGGAACCGTCTGCGTGACATGCGTAAGAACCTGTGTACACCTGCACTGGTCCAGCAGACTTACTTCCGTCTGCAGAACTGCGTCAGCCAGTATGCCTCCTATACTCGTCCGACAGCTGATCAAGAGGGTGTGTGGAAGGTAGCTGAGAACTTCAGTACCAAGCCGGTTAACGCTCGGAACCTTGCACACGCATATCGCATGGCTGTCCAGCTGATGAACTACATCACTACTCGTGATCTGTTCGGCACAACCTTCACTCTGAACCGAGAGGCTTACCATCGCCTCAAGAGTAATGTGGTGACGGTAGAGGACGTCAAGGAGTGTCTGCAGACCCTGGTAGGTTTGGGTATGCTGAAATCCCAAGGTGTAGGCATCAGTAGTGAGTTCTATGAGAGCCCGGAGACCAAAGTAGTCCTCTGGGGAATCGTGAACACCACCACGGTGGCTGCTATCGGAACCGAGAGTCCAGCCATCGAGTACTTCCAATCGACACATGACGAGTAAATGTGTCGGGTAACTTTGGGTCCCTAAGGGGACCCAACTTATTGATTCCATTAGCTTTTAGCTAGCGATGTGTCGGTTGTGTCGATTGTTCCACCCCAAAATACATACCCCTTTCCTTAGAACACCCAATGTGTCTTATTCTATATATCTCTCTATCTCTCGTAAGGAAAATATAAATAAATAAATAAGAAGGGGCAGTTGGGATTTTTCATGTACGGGATGTGTTTGGAGGGTGGAACACCGACACATCGCACACATGGATCCTCGGAATGGCTTGATTATGGACAAAGCGACTGGAACACTGCCTGGAACAGACTCATAGTTACCCGACACATCATCTTTTCGAAATTTCTTTGAAATAGTGTTGACGCCAGAAACGACCTACAGTATAGTGTTCCTAAGTGGACCGCTAGATAGAGGGTTATCCTTCAACTGTAATGAAACCCAATCTCCCTTTATCGCCTCTTTGTTCACCCTTGACTTCGGTCATTGAGTAAATTCAAGTCAACGAGTGGGTTTAACCCCAGAGATCGTGTAGGCCTCTGGGGTTTCCTTTTTGGGCTTCCGGCTGGGTATAAGTACTATGTAGCGGATAGCTCAGGTGGTGAGAGCACTGGACGTGTCCAGGGGTCGGGGGTTCGAGTCCCCCTCCGTTTTCTTTTAGTTTCCGCACATGTTCCTGGTATAAGTACTTCGAGAAGGAAACAGCTTCGTTATAGCTGTTATCCCCCATTCTACCTACGAAGGAGTGTGCCATGAAAACCAAACTGATACTCGCAACCATCCTGTCCATGGGCCTGACCGCATGTGGCGGTGGCGGCGGAAGCGACAACTCTACCCCAACCCCCAAGTCTGCCATCCAGGGCAAAGCCATTGATGGTTACATCAAAGGTGCCACTGTGTACCTGGACCTGAACTTCAACAAACAGCTCGACGCCGGCGAACCTAGCGTGATCACCACTGATCTTGGCGACTACCGCATGGAGCTCACCCAGGCACAAGAGCAGTGTGCCGAGTACGTACCTCTCGTGGTAGATGTACCGGTCGGTGCAGTAGACCTCGACACTGGTGTGGTCGAGCAAGCCTACCAGATGGTTCTGCCGCCGAAGTTCACTCCGATCTCCGACGATGACCTCCTGCACGTCACCCCTCTGACCACTGTACTGTGGAGCTATGTGGAAAAGCAGCTGTCCAACGACGGCTCCCTGACCTGCCAATCTGTAATGGCCAACCAGCAGACCCGGGAGAAGATCGCATTCGAACTGCGTGAGTCTACCAACCGTGTGGTCAAGCACTACAACATCTCTGAGCAGAAGCTGTATGACGACTACATCGCCTCTGGTGACGCTGAAACCGCCACTCTGGCCATGGAGATCGTTCGTGGTCTGCAGGCTTCCTTCAAGGAAACCGATGAGCTGAAAAAGGCTAACCCGACTGCGTTCTATGCGTACGTCGAGTACCATATCGGTGACATCCGGGATAACGATGGTGCCTACACAGATGCCTGGTACAAGGAGCAGGGTGTCTACTGGGATGACCGTGCTATCACCAAGCTGGACAAGGTCTCTGCAGACTTCACCCAGGTAGTGCGTCCGCTGATCTATAGCGAGCGTCTCTTCCGCAAGACCGGTGACTACAAGTACGTCAACGAGTACGTCCTTGAGTCCCGCAATGGGGATGACACTCCGTACAGCTGTGGCGTTCGTGAGTCTATCGAGCACGTCGTTGCCAACAAGGCTTACGAGATCTCCAACCTGGTGGCCTTCCAGGCCGACACCTTCGAGGAGTGTGTAATCGATAACTTGGGTGAAGCAGTAACCCAACGTATGGCATCCGTGACCGACACTGTAGATGGCGTCAAGAGCATTGCTGAGTTTCAATACGATCGTCAGGCCGGGTCCTTCCCGTTTCTGAATGATTGGATTGATATGGGTAACAGCCTGGCTTCCTTCAACATGTCTGATCTGGCCACTGCCCTGGAACAGCTGCCGTATGGCTTCGAGGATAACACCGTTGAGCCTAACGCTTCCCACTGGTCCAAGACTCAGGAGTCTACCGACGCAGCAGGCGTAACCACCCGTATTCAGTTCACTGATCTGAATGCATACACCAAAACCGTAACTCAAGCTGATGGTACCTACGTTGTCCAGTGTGGCACCGACGGCATCACTTGGGGTACTTGCAACTAATAGCAGGGGCCTTCGGGCCCCGTTCCACCTACTACAAGGCTCATTTCTGGTATAAGTAATATGGGAACATGAGCTAAGGAGGATTACGTAATGGCTACAGTAAACCCAGAGGTGGTTACGGGTGCCCTCCTCAAAGAACTAATAAAGAAGAGTAACGTCAGCATTACCCGGATGGCTGGCAAGTTAGACAAAACCCGTAGCAGCCTTCTGGCTGCCCTTAAGTGCAGTAACTCAAAACCCTCTGATGACGAGGTTACTGCCATACTCAACATAATCGGAGTAACCAGAGAGGAGTTCGAGTTTCAGAAGAAGCTCATCCTCGATGGCCTTGAGAACCAGTTCGGTATCAAGGCTCAATTCAGCGGATCACTGGCAGACGGTGATCAGCGTCGTAAAGTGCGTGGCCTAGTGCAACACCTGTATGTAAACCGGAGCATAGGATATAGACCACAAGCTCTGAATTACAGGCCTGTGTGCTAGAGAAAATAGAGGGGCAAACATTGCCTCTCTTTTTTAGTTGACAGCAAGCCAATCTTTGAGCATAGTGTCTCCTGAAACCTTTAGGAGATCATTATGATCGCGAAAATCACCTCTACCCCGGATTACCGTCCTGACCTGCGTGGCTGTATGGATCTGCGGGATTTCTTCGAGCAAAACACCATGACTGGTCGTTTCCGTGACTGGATCCGCCGTCGTGTAGTTCCGGCTTTCGAGCATACCGCTGGTGTTCTCTACCAGTACAACAAGTATGATGGCTGCCCGGAAGAACTGGCTGGCTCCGTACGTGAACTGAACTACTACGTTCGCCCAGAGGGCATCCCGACCGTAGTCACCCTGGCTGGTCTGGATATGCCTGCTGCTGCAGCACCTGTTGAAGCTCCCGGCCAACCTGAGGCCGCTGGTGGCGTCAGTGGTGAGAGCATGCTGTCTCTTATCCTGGCTGCTAACAAAGAGCTGGCTGAGCGGATGGCGTCTCTGGAATCCCTTCTGGTTACGAAGGGAGACCGCAACATCTCTGAGAATGCCCCCGGTCTGCCGGCTCGCAAAGCTGAAGTAGTCGACACTGGTAACTCATTCGAGTTCCTGCTGAAGACTCACGGTTTCTCGAACAACCACATGTACGAGTACCGTCGTAATGGCGTGAAGCGTAGCAAGCTGTACAACATCTGGCGTGCTACCGTGGACAAGACCTTCCCGAAGAAGCCTGCGTGGCTCGACGTCACCAAGCCGTTCGAAGTGCATCTGCAGTTCGGCTACCTGGAAGGGTTCGACGTTCACAACTTCGTGAAGAGCTCGATCGATGCGTTGGCCACCGTCTGGGGCTTCAACGACAAGATCGTTCAGAAGGTCTCAGTGGAGGGTGCTTACGTAGCACCGACAGCGGCACTAGATGCTAGCTTCCATCTGAAATCGAAGAACGCCTTCATCAGATACGTAATCAAGCAGTAAGCCAAAAGGCCCTCCTCGGAGGGCCTTCTTCATGGTATAAGTACTTCGTGGTGAGTGGGTGACGTGGAGGTTGGAGGAAAAACTTAATGAGCGTCTTTGAATACCTGCAGAAATACTATGAGTACCGCTGGAGCTCTCCCGAGTTCAAGTATGAAATCACTTTGATCCTGGGGTTGGTCTTCTTGAATAGTGCTATCTTGGCATTGATCATGAAGGTCAGACGGAATCTATCTGACGCCCCTATAGTCTTCGTTCCTATCATGCTGATCTTCATCTTCCTGTCTATGCCTATGGGCTTCGATATGTTCGTCGGCGTGCTGGCTATCTGTGCATCGTTCGTCTCGATCACCGTATATGAGGCTCAGATGGCGGCAATTAGACGTATCGAAGAGGAGATGTTTATCCATGATCTAAAGGAAATCAGCTTAATGATGTGGAAAAAGCCTCTCTGGAGGTGTGATTAAAGAAAAGGGGTGTTGACACCCTTTTTTAGTATGCTATAGTGGCATCCTAGTTTCTCAAGTGGGTGGGCATATGATCCTCATCATGGATGTACAATACGGTGAAACGAATTGTGCGGCCGGATTACTGCAATAGGGATTGACAACCCTACTGAGATTGTGAGAAGCTTGCCTGGTAAACATCGGAAACCCGATTGGGTTGTCGCTGTTGATCAGTTAGCACGAAACGGAGCTGTAGTTTAGATGGTGAAAATGCCTGCCTGTCACGCAGGAGACCGCGGGTTCGAGCCCCGTCAGTTCCGCCAAAATCTTAAGATCAGTACCCAATCTCCCGCCAGCTAACGGGAGATTAGGATGACCGAGAAACCCTTCGTTGCGGGGTAAGGTTTTACAGTGGCACAGCCAAGCCTTCCTGTCTCTAATCCTGAGATGGTAAGAATCCCTGAGGTAGGGGACTGTAAGATCCTAGGACACTCATCATATTGGATGATACTGAGCACAAACTCGTTGAGGGTATGCAAATTCCCTCTCTGGCCTTCGGGTCAGGTGGCCGAATAAAAGCCTAGCATGGGCGTTAAGGCAATCTACTGGGGATGACCTCCCCTTGTCAGGCACCGTGAGGTGTGAGATCCGCCAGAGGGAATCTGGAGTAGAGATACGAGGTAGCAATACATGCACCTAGGTCGTCGGTAGCACAGGAATCCGACTCCTTTGGGTGCTGATCTTAAGGTTTTGAAAGTTTCATCTGTCCGTAGCGCAGTCTGGTAGCGTGCTCGATTTGGATTCGAGGGGTCGAAGGTTCAAATCCTTCCGGGCAGACCAATTTAATGTCCCATATGCACGGCTAGTCTCAAATGCTCTTCCATCCACGTGGGTTGAGTCAGTAATGGTAAAAGGCGAGATAGGCTTGGAGTGCAGGTGAAAGGCAGAAGGGCCTACTAGTAAGCTAGACTACGTGGATTAGCTGAAGACAGGAAGATACGTTGAGTAGTCAAAGGTTCGACTCCTAAGTGGGACGCCAATTTGATCGATGTGTAGCTTAACAGGTAGAGCATCTCCTTCATACGGAGCAGGTTGTAGGTTCAAGTCCTACCTCATCGACCAGAACAGTTGGGATATCGCCTAGTTGGCCTAAGGCATCGGACTTTGACTCCGATATCGTTGGTTCGAATCCAACTATCCCTGCCAGATTACTGGGGAAATAGCACAATTGGCAGTGCACCTGCTTTGCAAGCAGACGGTTGTGGGTTCGAATCCCATTTTCTCCACCAAACAATGCGGATGTGATGGAATGGCAGACATGCTACGCTTAGAACGTAGTGCCTAGTGCGTGTGAGTTCGAGTCTCACCATCCGTACCACATTTGGTCCCGGGAGGGATAGCCCCGATAGGCGAAGACGAGAGGACGGATCCTCTTGCACCAAACCAATCCTTAAGGCCTCCTTTGGTATAAGTCTTGTAGAGAAGACTTATGGCTTAGGAGGCCTTGTCGTATGTGCTATTCCAAAGAACTCATTGAGTACTGGAGTCAACATCTCGAGGCCTACTTCTTCAACGAAGAGGACTTGGTAGTCTATCAGGTAATCGAAGGGTTGGAGTCAGCCTTCCTATCAGAGGTCACGGTACTCGGCTACTTGTTGCCAAGGTTGATGATGTTGAATGCCGACCAGAGCGACTATCAATCCATAGTCGTGGTCACCAGCGTAGCTTCGAGCCTAGCTATGTCGATCTTGATAGGCATGAATCCAGTACAAGCACTATCCGATACTCTGACTGGAATGTCTCTGGCTATGCCGAGGGATTACTTAGATCAGGTAGTTGCAGATAACCAAGATATGATCAACCAATTGACTCGCCGGTTGATTTCTATCCGTCAAAACAATCCCCTTATTCTTGGAGGTGACCAGTGATCCACCAAACTTACTCCCGTATTGCCGCCATCCTGGACAGCGACATGGAACAAGCCGATAAGCTCGGCAAGCTCTGCTCGATGTTCATGGTTCACGACCTCTCGGAGATCTCTCTCCCAGAGCCTACCTCTCAGCTCGAAGAGGACACTCAGCGTAAATTCAACATGTTCCTTGCAGATGTGGCTGTGGATACAGTCCGTACGGTGATCACCCCGCAAGTTGTAGAGGAACGGTTGGATTACGCCTATACTGTAATCAGCTCGTATGTCCACGATCCACGTCTGTTCACTCCGCTTGTAATCCTCTGGGCGGCAGGACGGATGTCCCGCATGGGAATGGAGCCTGGACTATGCTTTACCCGCATCCTGGACGCTGTGTACAACAGCGAACGTAAGGACTGCCGGTATGATTTGAGATATACTTTCCGGGACAAAGATGTCCTTCGGGCTCTCGAGTCTGTGAAGACCGCAACGCTTGTCGACCCAGTCGTCAAGTTGGACTTCCTGCTGGGCCTGAAGCAGATTCTGACGTACCTGAAAGATCGAGACCGGGACTTCCGTAAAGGACTGACCCTTAACCTAGTGGAGAAAATGCTATGACCTTAGATGATGCCGTAGAACTGATCAGTGAGAATCACCCCACTGTTCTGATGAACCGGCTTCACGAGGCGGAACTTGCGGACGGCTTTCGGGCCGCCCGCGATTCCATCGACGTGAACGCTTTCCTTTACCAGCTGATCCTGCGTGCTACCGGCAATAAGGTAGACGACGAGGTCCTGCTGGCCAAGCAAGAGACCTTCATGAACTTTTACGTATTCACTAACCCTGTGGATACTGAAGGTATGCCGACTGTGTACGACCTGAGCCAAGAGGCTGAACTGGTAGAGGGCGAGAAGTACAACTTCCTATGGCCTCAGTCAGTTAAGCTGATGCTGGCCCTGTCTACTCTGACCAAGCTGGAGTCTGTTGCAGAACATCTCCTGGCCTGGTCCGTAGAAGTAGGTGCAAGCTTCAGCCAGATGGTTACCATCCTGACTGACGAAAAGGTCCGGGAAGTGGTTGCCAAAGTGCTTCCGGAAGACAAGCATGACTGGATCCTCAAAGCTGTAGTAGAGGAAACCGCCGGCAGCAAGAAGAAAATCACTGCTGCGAAAAAAGCTATTGGTGTAGCTTGACAGAAGGGACTGCAGGAGCTATCCTGCAGTCTCATAGTGCTCTGTTCGTCTAACGGTTAGGACACTACCCTTTCAAGGTAGGAACACGGATTCGAATTCCGTACGGAGTACCAAATTGACGCGGGTGGGAGGTAAGGTATCTTACTGTCCTCATAAGGCAGAACAAGCAGGTTCGATTCCTGCACCCGCTACCAGTTCTGGATGCATAGGCAAACGGTTAAGCCAGCGGTCTGTAAAACCGTAGCCCTCGGGCTTCTTGGTTCAAATCCAAGTGTATCCACCAAATTGGGTTCTTAGCTTAAGATGGTCTGAAGCGGTGGACTGAAAATCCACAGAACTCGGTTCGAGTCCGAGAGAACCCACCATGTGTACGTAGCTCAGATGGTCCAGAGCTCCCGGATGTGACCCGGAAGGTCGTGAGTTCAAATCTCACCGTACACCCCAAATGACAGGAGATTAACTCAGCTGGTCAGAGTGCTTTCCTTACAAGAAAGAAGTCGTCGGTTCGATCCCGACATCTCCTACCAATCCCTCCAGGCCCTGTTCGGTTTACCGACAGGGTTTTTTCATTTAAGGAGTTTCCAAATGATCCAACATGTCCGCG